TCTACTGGTCTGTTACTGAGGGCTACAGCACCGGTGCTTGGGGCGTGCCTTTCAATACTGGTTCCGTCTACGGCTACGGCACCAAGTATGGCAGTTACGTTGTTCGCCCTGTGGCCGCATTTATTTATGACATTTAACATTTTACATTAAGGGCGGGCTGTTCCAACAGCCCTGCCCCTCTTCGGAACAAAAAAGAAAATTAGAAAACAGAAAAGAAAGATAAAGCAAGATGCAGGACACGGTTCATCCAACTGGCGTTGTAATCCCACAGTTGACGGTGGAAGAGAGCAATACCAAAAAGAGTAAGGGCAAGAAATCACTGGCTCAACTGCCTGTTTACAGGGCATCAGCCAATTTGAAGTACATCGTGGCGAACTTGATGGCGAAAAGTCCGAGGAGCCTTACGAAGTTCTTTGACCAAATGCTCGGCACTGCTTCGGAAATCAAGAAATCTATCGGCATGGCCAGTATTTCTCGGAATCCCGAAGAAAGGGCTTGGTATTTGGATTGCTGCTGTGTGCTTGTGCAGGATTTGAGTGATGACTTCACGACGCTTCGCCGAATCGAGATACCGTCGAAGAAAAAGGCGGGAAAGGATGGCGAATCCGATGCCGACAAAGCGCACCATGTGCCGCTCGTAGGAAGAGACCTCGACAACAAGGTGAAAGCGATGGTGAAAAGTATAAGAGCGCAGCTTGTGGCGTGGCGCGATTATACTATGAACGAGGGTGCTAATTCGGAAACCGCAAAAAGTAATGATTAGCAGAGTGTTACATAATCCCTTAAATGGGCGATTCACTGTGATGGACTTCATGGCTCGTCACAGTTACGAAGATGCAGAATCGCAGAAAGACAGCAACTACTGGTCTGTTACTGAGAACAACAGCAACAATGCTTGGAACGTGAATTTCAATACTGGTAACGTCAACAACAACAACAAGTATAACAGTAACGTTGTTCGCCCTGTGGCCGCATGTGAGGGGTTATACAGTGCTTTCTATGAATCCGTGGTATATGCCTATAAGGATTGCTTACGCGGGAAGATGTCATCTCCGCAGGCCGTCGAATATATGCAGATAGCCTATGCGGATTTGCCTTGTCTTGCTTGGGAGTTGTGGACTGGAACATACAAGCCCACGACTTCTACTTGCTTTTTGGTCAGATACCCGAAGTTGCGCGAGGTGTTCGCGGCTAATTTCCGTGACCGCATCGTGCATCACTGGGTATGTCTCAGACTGGAGCCGCTGTTTGAGGAGCGTTTCATGTCACAGGGTAATGTTTCGTTCAACTGTAGGAAGGGATTCGGAACTGATGCCTGTGTGCGCCACTGTGCAGAAGGTATGAAGCGCGTGTCTGACGGGTTCACTAAGCCCGCTTGGGTGTTCAAGGGTGACTTGACGGGATTCTTCATGTCGATAGACAAGAAGCTGCTTTGGTATCTGCTGGAACGCTTCATCATCCGCTGGCGCAAACGCTGGCAGCGTGAGGGCTGGCAAAGGATTGATACTGAAATCCTGTCACGCCTTGGAATGTCGGAAATGCCCGAAATGTATTGGGATATTCTTATCCGCACGGTTGAGGTCATCGTCATGCACCATCCTGAAAACGACTGCGTGCTGAACTCGCCGATTACGCTTTGGGAAGGTCTTGCACCCAATAAGTCGCTGTTCGGTTGCGGTGACGAGAAGGGCGAGCCTATCGGCAACCTTACTACGCAGCTGTTTGCGAACTTCCTGATGTCATTCTTCGACATGTACGTGCTATTCCTGTTCAGACGGAAGAATTTCTCATACGAGCGTTTCGTTGACGATTGGGATAACCAGTGCGACGACTTGGATTTCCTGCTTAGTGCCATCCCGAAGATGGAGGATTTCCTTCGTGATAAGCTGAAACTGGAGATGCACAAGGATAAGCGGTACTTGCAGCCAATCGCGCACGGGCTTTCATTCGTCGGTACATACATCAAGCCTAACAGGTTGTACCTTTCAAACAGGACGCTGGCTCGTTTTGAGGAACGGGCGATAGGTTTCAGGCGGCTTATAGAGTCAAAGGACGAACTGACCATCCTTGACTGCAAGCGCATCGAACAGGTCATAAACTCATATCTTGGATTCTGCAAGGGTAAGCAGACCTACGCGAAGCGGAAGGAAATCCTCGACTCTATGGGCGAAGGGCTGTTCAGGTACTTCTACATCCGTGGCCACTACGAAAGCATCAGGGCATTACGGAAATACAGGGAGCTGGTGCTCCCATACGATTATTAGTGTTCAACAAATAAAACAGATGGTTATGAGGTATTCAGAAAGACCGCAATTCGTAACGGTATCGAGAACCCCAGCGGGATTCCATACCACCGTGAACTACGGCATCGAAGAGATTGAAGAAGAGTTCGAGGCCAGTTCTGTAACGCTGCTGACGGAAGAAAGAATCTGTGTCGATGACTATTCGGCCTTGGTCAGTGCGCTGATTAACAATGAATATCCAGCCGACAGGATGGATGCAGTAAGAAACAACTACATGGCCAACCAAAGCGACATGGAAGCCGCCGATGCCTTTACGGAGATGCAGCGGTGGCGCGGTGCTGCAAAGGTCATAGCCCGTGAAGCCATGCGTTTCGCAATGGATAACGGCCTCGGCGACAGCGAAGGTTTCGACGCGCTGGAAAACACCCGTGCATTGGTGATGCAGGACATCGAGAACTACGACATCTCGGATGCCGTGAACGCATTCATCATCAACGGTGATAAATACTGGCTGACGAAGCCCATGCGCGAGTCGCTGGTAACGTCGCTTGACCGTTTCCAAAAGGCGGGTATCGACAACTTCCCCTTTGTGCTTGGCAGCATTCAGACGCAACTCCCCTGCAACGTGCTTGACGGCATGATTACGCAGCTGGAAGTCTATGCGACGCAGTGCATGGCCGTTACTACGGCGCATCTGATGGCTGCAAGGGCATTGCAGACCGAAGAGGAACTGATGGATTACGACTACACGACAGGTTATCCCCCAATGCTTGAGTACACGCTATGATTACGACTTGGTTAGCGATAATGCTGATGATTATCGGCGTAGGTCATGCCACCTGCAAGAAAGGCGGCGTGCTGGATTCGGTGTCGGAAATGGCATACATCATCCCGCATTGGGCATTCTCTTCGTGGGCTTCCGTTGTGGGCATTCTTCTGATGCCCGACATCATGGAGCGCCTGCCCGACAACAGGCAGTGGATAGGCTTTCTCTGCATCGTCGGCCTGTGCTGTGTGGCCGCTTCATCCTACTATAAGACGGAGGCAAAGGCACTGCACTATGTCGGCGGCTGGATGTGCGGGATATGCGCAACGTACATAGTGGCCGCGAACTGCTGGGAGTGGCTGCTGTGGTGGCTGCTGTATCTTGCGGCAATGCTTGTGTGCTGGTGGAAGTGCTATACGTTTTGGGCTGAAATACTGGCGTTCGTACTGCTTAACATCGTTCTGATATTCTATTACTGATATGGGAAACTATCTGCCACGAAGCAAGGCGAAGCCTATAGAACAGCTGCAAAACGGCGAATGGGTCATCAGGTATGCGATAAGGCCGACGGGCGGCAAGGATGCCTTTGGCGAGGAAATCGTCACCTTCGGCATGTCGCAGTACCCGACGAAGCCCACGTTGGAACAGATAAAGAAAAGTATTCACAGGTACGCTATGGCGTTTCTCGATGACAGCGAGATTCTGCCGCTGGTAGCAAACCCCGATTACTCGGTTTATATGGTCACTGATGTTTAACCCTTAAAAACGAATGCCTATGACGGATTATCAAGACAGCGGATAGGCGGCTTACTGCCTATGGAAGAGTTACTCGACAAGTCAACTTTTTCAGTAACAACTTAATGTGATTAGAACAATGAAAGAACTATTAGAAGGAACGGAAACCATGATGCTGATAGCGGTAATATCCATCATCGTCGTTTTCCTTGCAATCATCATCGACCTTGCATCAGGCATGTATAAGGCTTGGTACAGGAAAGAGAAGTGGAAATCGGACTACTTGAAGCGTACAGGATTCAAGTTCGTGCTATATCACGGCTGTCTGCTGATAGCAACGCTCATCGACGTGCTGATTCACTTTTCAAAGCTGTATCAGTGGTTCGGATGGGATATTGTCTTCGGCCTGCCATTGATTACCATTGCCGTGGCAATCTTTTGGTGTGTCGTTGAGTTCCTGTCAGTGCGTGAAAAGGCCGACGAGAAGGTGCATTCTGAAATCGCCCGTGCTGAGAAACTTGCAAAGCAGGTATTCAGCAGGGAGGAGTTGGTGGAGATACTGGCAGAAGCCATGCGTCGCTCCGTTCTTGGTGACAAATCGAAGGAAATTGAAATGGAAATGGAATGAGAAAGGAAGAGATTACCGTCATTCTTGGCACTGCCCATCTTGATGAGATTTTGGGTAAGTGCTCACCCGACAAATCGCTGCGTGAGTGTGTCTATAGCCGTCAAATCGTGGCTGACGTTAAGGCAAAGCTGGAGTCTTACGGGTATAAGGTATTCGTGGACTACGAGCCGCTTAACAAGTCAGACAAGATGACTGGCAGCGGCACATTGCAAAGTCGTGAACTTGAATATCGCGTAAAGGTTGTAAACAGCCTGTGCGCCAAGTATGGAAAGGAGAAGTGCCTGTATGTAAGCATCCATGTCAATGCCGCTGGAGCAGATGGCAAGTGGCACGGTGCTGGCGGCTGGTGCTGCTACACGTCAAAAGGCCGCACGATGGCAGACAGCTTGGCAGAGTGTATGTATGACGCTGCCTTTTCCAACTTGAAGGAATACGTCAAGATTGTGGATGAAGGCAAGCGGCGCGGCGACTACACGGAGAAGCAGACACCGTTCAGGATGGATAAGACGGACGGCGACCGTGACTTGGAGGCAGACCTCTACGTCATCAGGAAAACCGCCTGCCCCGCCGTACTGACCGAGAATCTGTTTCAGGACAACAAGCGCGATGTGGCATTCCTGCTTTCCGACGAAGGCCGTCATGCCATTGCACGCCTGCATGTTGAGGGTATATTGAACTATATCCAAAAGTTCATGCTGTAACCTTTTGCCGAGGGTAGCCGCACGCCCTTGGTTTAGTAGTAACTTAACTCAAACGGAATATGAAGAAGATTTTGTTTTTGCTGATGGCCTTTGCCGTCATGCTGACTGGATGCAGTCATAAAACATACGAGGCTATCGAGACTTCTACGGAAAAGAAGGATTCGGTGGAGATACATATCGTTGACAGTGTGCGGTGGGAAACAAAGACGCAGATAAAGGACAGCGTGAACGTGCGCGATAGCGTCGTTATCCGCGTGGATTCCCAAGGAAACGAGATAGGGCGCAGCGAATGGCACTATAAGGAGAAATACAAGGAGGTCAAGGATTCTACGGCCTACTATAAGAACCTGTGCGATTCGCTGGTCAAGAAGTCGGAAGAGAAAGATACCGTCACCATTCACGATATACAGTACAGGGATAAGCCGCTGAACAAATGGCAGTCTTTCAAAATGGATGTCGGTGGCATCGCAATCGGAATATCCGTTGCTGCCATCATCGGGCTGCTGGTGTGGCTATACCTGAGATTCAGGAAGAAGATACCTTTCATTTAGACGTTTCATACTACTTTCATGTTTATGTAATTCAGCCCCAAGCCGCCCGTGAGGGTCGCAAGGGGCATTTCTATTAGGGGAAATTCCCCCATGATTTCCTCAAATTTCCAATTCAGGCAGTCCACACTGGCGCATCAGGTGTTGCAGCTGGTGAACATACTGAATCTTCTGCGTACAGATATACATGCCGACAATATCAAACTTTACCATGATGTCACGGCCTTTTTCAAAATCGACCTCCAAATCATCGTCACCGTTTTTCCCTACGGCTTTCCAGCATGTAGTCAGGTCGCCGCATGGCCATGACTCAAATCCGTTTTCTTCAAGGATGTACGGTGTCAGCTTGATAGGTCTTATCCTGTCTATCTTAACATCCACTGTACCGCAGTTTGCCTCAAGCGCAACCTTACCATCTTTCAGGATTTCCACTACGGTATAGATTCTCCGTCGGCCAGTGATTTTCACCTTATCGCCGACACAAATTTCATTAATCTTCATAGTCATTCCTTCTACCATTCCAATTCAACACTCCAGCATAGCCAGCCAATACCAAACACACGGTCAGGCTTCGGATGTTTTTCTGCACGAAAGAAATAGATACATGGTATGAAATTGAATCCAAAATCATACCATTTGTGGTACGAATAAAAATTTATCTTCATAATCATTCTTTTTTGGTGTCATCGTTTATATCGACAAAATCTTCAAACCCTAAAGTGCCTTTGTATTCATAGCCAAGGAATCGCTTACACATGGCTCTGAAATTCTCGACATCCTGAGCCAGCGGTTCAAGTTCGGGAATATCTGCCAGCTTAGTGCCATCCTTATGCTTCATCGCTTCGTTATACCATTTATTCAGTAACTGTGCATGGATGTTGTATAGCCAGTGTTCAATCCCGCCGTATGCCTTTCCGCGAATGACTATGCCGTTGTCTGCATCGGGCAAAGAGTCGATGAAGTCGGTAATGTCGTTTTTCAGGGAACTTACGGCACATCCAAGCGTTTCACTGTCATAGTACTCATCGCAGAGCCGTATAACCTCTGTTTTGATAATCTGCCTGTAGTCTGCCATAACCGTCTATTTCCTGTTTCCGACATATCCTTTAATCAGTGACAGCAGGCTTTTTGCGTCATTCACAATCTGTTCGCCCTCCGAAATCAGGACGCTGCCAGCACCGATACTCAAGTTCCAGTGTGAACGGTCACACTTACCCATCGCGTCCACATCTTCAAGCAGTCTTTCGACAGCCCTTTCAATCCCAGCAGTGGCCTCGCCGTTGCCGTGAAATTCAATCTCTTTCTTTGTCATACCATTACATATATTTTAATTGTTTTAGCCATATCAGTATGATAACAACAGAATCCAGCAAGTCTTTTGAATCGGGTGTTACACGCTTTCCGAAGCGCAGTGTCTTATGGTCTTTGTTGACGTAGTACAGCATATCGTCATCATCCGTCCACTTAATGCAGAGGTCATACCTTACGCCGTCCTTTTCTATGTGCTTTGGCAGTAGCTTTACCAATCCCATGAATGACCATGCAGGCACATCCTTTCCATGCGTCCGTTCAAAGTACGATTTCGCTGTTTCTTTGGGCTGGTTTTTGAAGTTCATCCTTTCATTGAAAGTGTTGGTAGCTGATGCGAACCTTTCCATGAGTTTGATACCATCACCTTCAAAAAATTGCGGCTTATATGTTCTTAGTTCCCATTCCAATGATTTTATCCGCGTGTTACTATGGTGATAGTGCATATCAGCCGTGTGCGGGTCTATGCCAGCATCTATCAGTTTTCTGCTCTGTTCAATCGACGTGCAGATTAATTTTTCCTGTACCTGTTCCATACCTATTTCTTTATTGATAAATCTTCATTCTTGTGTTTTAGCAGGAAATTATAGAATTTAGACAGCGATTCAACCGCACCGACATGCAATGTGGTTACTTCATCACCGAAAAACTGGCCTAATCTGATGCAGTACCAAGTTCCATCTACATTGACGGTGTATTGGTTAGACGTTCTGCCTCCAGTATATGAAAGACAGAAACGGTCATATTTGCCTCCAAACAGCTTTTGGCCGCAGTTGTACCATTGCCTTGTGCTGGCGTTCATCTTCAACAGGATTCTGACGCAAGCATCAAGATAAGCCCTGCCATAACGCTTCCTGATGGTGTCATAGCTAATCGGCAAATGTTGTTCTATTCTTTCTATCATATCTTTATCTCTCTTTCGATTCCACATGGCTTGATGAAATGCTGCAACTCATGAACATATAATGCCTTGATGATAATAGCAGCGTCCATTGGCCCAAAAAGGTAGTTGGATTGCAGTAGGCTTATACCAATTTCTTTCAGGTATTCCTCTTTGGTTGTCCTGTATCTTGGATTGTTAGGCTCAAACATGTCTATGACAATATCGGGGTCTGAATCTGTGTAAACATAATCACACTCCTTATTGGCCTTGAATCCGCTTTTCTTCATTATTTCAGGAGTAAGCAGAATCGGTTCTAAGGTATCTTCATGGAACTGCCCACCTTCACCTTCACATTGCACATAGGGAGGATGAATAGCGGAAACCTTCAATATAAGGTTGCTATGCTTTTGGCGGATGTAGTCGCCAATCATCAATTCACTTGTTTTCATTTTCTTCTTTCGTTATTGTTGGTTCAATAAATTCAATTTTGCTTTGTTCGCAAGCATCCTCAAAGGATTTATAGCGGTGCATTCCAGCCCAATAGCAGCAGTATTCAATGCCACGGGCTGATATTTGGTATCTTTCACCATCGAATCGCGCCCTACAGACATCAGTGACTTCAAACCCGCTACCCCAATCATAGGTAGTAAAGCAAACGACCACATAGCCTGCTTCCAATAAGGCTTTCAGACGTTTATAGTCGCGGCTGGTCTTATAGAATATCGTCCTATCCATTGTCAATCCTTTATAATCTGTAATTTCACATCCTTATAATGGTCAACACCATCATGGTAAATCTGTTTTGTCACCTCAGACGGTACAAAGAAACAGGCTGCGCCGCCGAAAGTTGATAGCTTTCCAGTAGTGCAGATTCCCCTTTCTGATTGCCAATCAGCCCCTTCGTGAAAAGCATCCATCAAGTCGAATCCATCTGCCTTGACCTTTCCGAAATAGGCATCAGAATCTTCGCCAAACAAATTCTGTTCAGCTGCAATGGCTGTTACATAATTCGATTCGGCACATTCCAGCGCAAAGTTACTCCTTCTGCTCCTGTTTATAGCGTCTTGCAGTACCTTGCAAGCAAATTCCAACGCTTCTTTGTCGATTTCTCCAGTGCCATCAATTACGGCTTGGATTTTCTTCTGTGATTCTTCGTAAGTCATAATTTGATTTCCTTTTTGATTCCACAAAGTTTCAAAGCATGTTGCAGTTCGTGAACATAGTTGATGTAAAGGCTCATCTCAAACAATGCCCCTTCCATAAGCACCATCCGCTCAATGATATTAACGCCATCGTCACCACGCATATAGTTGAAAAAGACCTTTATCGTGATTTCATTATCACCTTCATAGATGAATTGTCTGTCTATTTCGTCGGCTACATGTTTTTCCCTGAATCCGTTCTTTTTCAGAATAGTAGCATTGATAGGTATGGCATCGCCAGCATCTTCCTCGCCGTTTTCAAGCATCCAGCCATCGTATAAGTCACCTGCTATAGTCGGTGTACTAACCTGTGCAACCCTGTACGGCTTTCCGTTCCATTTGAGGTAATCCCCAATCATCAAATCACATGCTTTCATAATCCTACAGGTTTTCGTATAACAATGTTAAGTGATTCTTCTTGATTTCAGGGATTTCATCATAGCGATTTCCGAAAAACGCCCTGAATCCATCCTTATACTGCTTGAGATTGAACGGCCTGCAAATCAGGTGTACGCCGTTCCGCGTCGGCATCACAAAGATGACTTTCTCATCATAGCGTGAATCCATGCGGTTGATGTATGTGCGCAAGTCGTAGAGGTCATCTTCCGATACCCAGCCGTCAACGTCAATAACCCACATGCCGTTATTGTGGTCAACGAACTTTCCCGAACACGACTCAAAGATTGCATAGAATTTCTTGAAGTCATGGGCTGCAATGCGCCTTGCAGATTCGGCCATCGTGTCGAGTGCCACCTGTGACATCAGCTTGTAATTTACAGAGCAGTACGCCCGCAAGCGAAGCAATTCACAGATATTCTTGATTTCCTCTTGGTACTTGTCCAAATCCCGCCACGAATAGATGTAGTAGTTCTTAAAGTGGTAGTTGGCCGCTGGCATATCGGGATTATCCTTGCCACGGCGCATCAGTTCCACGACGTAGTATTTATCCAGTGTACCTCGCTCGTTGTCATCGGGAAGGCCACCGTTCAGCTGAATCAGCTTTCTGTAGTTGTCAAAGTTATCAGTCATCGTTTATCTCCTTTAGTAATTCGGGATTGTCGTATTTGTTGCCTAACAGTTGCGGGTCTGCAATATCGTTTCCTTCATAGAATCCATCTTTGCATTTTATCTGATATTTACCATATTCATCTGACCATTCAATAACGCCGACATGGTGTTTCATCCGCTTACGTTCACGCTCACTAAAAGCCCAATCGTCAAAGCCGATAATATCGCCTTCGTACAAATCGCCACACTTACGGGGATTCCAGCCAGTAAACTGACCGACGGTTTCAGCATCGACCTCAATAGGCCAATTCTTCATTTCGCCCTTAATCCAAATGAATGATGCGCCATTTTCTTCATAATAATGACCTGTCACCCATCTGTTCGGTTTGCTCGTTTCCTTGCCCCTGAACTTTATTTGTCTCATCTTTTTTCGGGTAAAAGTTTGTTCGCAATCATTTCTCTGTAAAATTTGTTATTGAGAGGGGATTCTGCCAGCCTTACCATGTTGTGACCTATCATGTTTCCGCAGTTAGGACATTCAAATCCGTAATCCCTATTCATCATTCGCGGCATTTCTTTGCAGCACATGCAATATGGCGTGTAGTTGTCATCGTACCACGTTCCACCCTTGGCCTCCTTTCTTCGACGGAGTTTTTCTTCGGGTGACAGGCTTTGATTGTATTCCACCGTTTCCAGTTCAAAGCCGTCAACTATCTTTGTCTGTATCAATCCCATTCGGCAAAAATTCTAAATCCACCAGTAGCAATAAGAATAATGGCAATCCACTCAATGATTCCCAAAAGCAAATTGTACGGGTATGCGTAAAGGCCGCTGGGGATAGTCAGTTCCGTGCCTTTCTCGCCATTATCCGTTAATGATTCGCGTACCTTCATCAGTACATTGGATTTCTCCAGTTGTGAACCGTTCAATGCGCTGTCAAGTTCATTTTGACATGCCTTGATGTTCTGATACCAGTAGCCGATGTTTTCATCTTCCGTCTTTACGAATATAGACGTGTAACCAGTCGTGTAACCCTTCGCCTCGATGTAATTAACAGCGAGGTTAAGCCTTTCCCGTGCCAGTTCGACAGTGTTTGCATCAGCGGCCTGTTTGAGGTAGCCGCCACACTGTTGCTGAAAGTCGATATACATGCTTATAGACGGCACAAGCATGAATATTCCAAGCAGTAATTTCAAGATTCCTTTTGCCATAGTTCTAATATTATAAGATTTGTAATTGTGGGTTGTCGTAGATGTTGCCAGCAATGCGAAACTCCTGCAAGCGGCCATCATTCAAGAGGTATGCACTAATAGGTGAATAGCCGATATAGAACGTGAATCGCTCATCGTTCCACCATACTTTGCTGTAGCGGTCTGTCCTGATACCTTCAATGACCAGCACATCACCCTCATAGATTTCTTTGCCGTCCATGTCACAGACACCTGTAAACTGGCCGACGGTATTCTCATGCACATTGTAGATGTCAACGGCATCCTTCCATGTTGGTACGCAAGGGCAGATGCACGGTACGTTAGAAGGTGGCTGAATGCCGAACTTAAACAGGTTGCCGAAAAGCCATTCACCTGTTCCGATGGATTTACCTCTGAATTTAATCTGTCTCATCTTTCAGTATGTTTTTTGCAACATTCACGAATAATCTTTTGCAGGTTACTGTCTATCACCCTGCATTGATAGTGCTGTGTCAGCCAGTACACCAAGGAGGCCACGTCAAATTCATAGCTTCCGACAGGCTGTGTGCGCTTTTTGATTTCATATATCTCCTTATATCCATGACGAATTTCAACTTCGCGCATGACTGGCACAGTTCCTTTGATGTTCCCATCCTTCAATTCTTGCAGAATGGTTTCTTTGGCATGTGCTGTGATGAATAGTCGTGCAATCTTCGTTGCGGCGTTCAAGCTGACCTGTCGGGGGTCGAGCAAGTTCCGTATAACTTCGCTTGCATCATAGCTATCCATCCTGCGAATATATAAGATGATGTTATCAACTATCTTTTCTTCCGCAGCCTCCTGCTCATCGTAGGTATCGCCCAAAGGATGATTTGGCACACCGCTTGCAGGCTCTTCGATGTCGGCTCTTTCTGCATTTACGCCATTCGACACAAATTCGTAGGCTTCTTGCAGCGTCAGCGGTATGTTACCCATTAACGCGGCCTTTGCCAGTTCCAATCTGATTTCAATGTCTGTCATACCATATCTGTATTAAAACGGTCTTTCGCATATTCCTTTAGCATGTTCGTTGTCGTTTCACCGACAATGCCCATCTTGATAGCCCATAGCACCTCACGCTCTTCAATGCCAGCTTCATCCATAACCTTGTATGCTGCTGATTCATTGGATGTCTGCTGGTAGAAAGAATCGAGGCAGTTCCACCATCCCTCATTGAAGCGGGATTTGTAACTTCGTTTCTCCAGTTCGTTTGCCCATGTCACGCCAGCCGTGAATGTTTGGCGCATCTGCGAATATGTAAATCCTTGATGGCCTTCCAAAAGCGGCACGTTGGCCACGTATATCTGTGCAGCCTGTTCAGGCTTGAAAACCTTATTCAGATTCTCTATTTTGCGCTCGTCGTTGTTCATCGCTTATCCTTATTTAAGAGTTCAGGATTATCATAGATGTTTCCGACCACTTCCAGCATGGCGCAGTCATTGTTCTTGTGCAAAGTGCCGCCATGCTTGCCGTCGGTGTGTTTCAGGATAAAGGCGGCTATCTCTTCATCATAACAGACATACGCCAAGAGTTCTTTTCCAAGGTTCGGGTTCGCTTCAATGTTGGTGGCCTTGATGATGTCACCCTCCCAAATCTGCTTTCCTTTGGAGTCATACATGCCCGTGTACTGGCCGATAGTATCAACATCAACCGAAATACGGTGGTTGTTCAGGTCATAATGAATGTGCGGGTGGCCTGTATTGTAATAATGCAAGTCGCCTGTAACCCAAGTGCCATCGTCGGGCTTCTTACCAAATGCGTTTTCCGCACGGGTCTTTTTTACCTTTGCTCTGAATTGGATTGTTCGCATATATCTTTGTTTATTAAGTTCGGATTGTCGATAGTATTTCCGATATGTTCATAGTTATCTTCCCAATATGTTATGGTCGTAATCTGATAGAACGGTTTGAAACGCCCTGTCTTGATATTCTCAAGGCCGAAAGCACCTTCTTTCCATGTGACAACATACAGGTTTTTGCCCCTTTTCAGGATGTCGTTTTCGTACAGCTTGCTATGGCAACCGTTGACTCCAGTATATTCACAGATGGTTTCCTTCGGTACAGGTATAAGATTCATGCTATGCCTGTCTTTGATGTAGTATTTCTCGCCATCCTGAATCAAGTCGCCATATACCCATGCTTCTGCAATGGTGTATAAGTCCGTGCTCAGTTCCTTGCACATGTTCACCACACGACCTCTGAATCTGATTTCACGAATGCCGTAAATATCCTTATATTCTTCGCCTCCGTACTTTGCCATTACCTATTTCTGTTTTATCTGTTTAAGTAAGTTCTGTATTCCGCGACCGTCTTTCACCGTCTTGCCAGTGAACCATCCAGTATAAGGGTACACCATGACGCGCTCACCCTTAAAGATGAAGCTGATGGCCGTGTTACCTTCCATTGACACCTTATAGCCGAGTTCTGTGATTTGCCTGATGGCATAGTCAATCCTGCCACCTTCTTTGTTAGTCCTGCGTTCCTTCCGCAGTTCTTTCAGTAAATCGCAGTCTGTACTCATACTATCCGATTTTTGATGACTTGCACCCACGCGCAAGGTCGATTAGACACTCACCAAGCCGCTGCATATCCTGTTCGTTGTCGAATTTCAGTGCAAACGGCTGACGGTTATCAATAGTGACATGTGCAATCACATTATCATCCTTGTATTCCTTTATTGCCTGTACCATAATTATTGTAATTGAGTATTGATGTCTGACTGTCCGTAATACCTACGTTGAATGTGCATGACGCGCCACTGGTCGCCATGCTTCGTGAATGTGATGGTATGGTCTGTGTTGTTCTTACAGGGTGCAACCTCGCCGAATATCTCACCGTCTGCCCATCTGTAGTTACAGTTCCACACCTTCATAATGTACTCGTTATCGCGTACCTTCTTGATATAGGTATCTGTGTTTGCTCCCTGTGACTGGAGAAACCTGAATCTATCACCGTAAAGGCGCATAATTTCGTTTTTCAGCTTGTCATCTGAAAGTTCTAAGAGTATCTGTTTATAGTGCCTATGTTCATCTACCTTATACATATTATATTATGTGCCTGTTTGAACGGTTGGCGCATCCGCTTCTAAATGGTTTTGCTTTCGATTTGTGGGTGCAAAGATAAATCAAATAAATTTATTATCAAAACATTTTGCTGAAAATCTTTAATTTAATAACTTTATTTAGCAAAGGTTAATTTTGTGTTAAAAACAAAATTTTTCATTGTCAATTCAAATATTATTCGTAAATTTGCAGCAGATAAAAGAAACAACAACATTTAGACTGCCGCCGACAGCATAAACAAAGGCACAGGAGATATGAAACAATTAGTCATCAACAAATTCGATAAGGTTGCAGTAACAATCGGTACGAATTGTGTTCACAACGTCTATAACAGTCTGACAGAGGCCATCGAAGCTGTTAGCAGTTCTTATTATAATACTGTATGGTCGGAGGTGAATGAGGATGTTCGCTTTTACGGTTGGGTAACAGAATCCAATGGCTATCAGCATACGGGCGGAAATCCTATCTATACATGCAAAGAAAGTTCTTTTTGGGGTGGTAAGATGCCGCAGGTAAGCGAATCAAGAAAGAAGAAAACATTCATTCAGAAGGTTATGGAGTGGCAGGATATGACCGCCGATAACTTGCACACTGAGGTATGCTCAGAGGTTGCCAAATACTTCGGGCTGAAAGACTTCAAAAAGTATTTCGACAGCCTACTGGATAAAGACCACATGACGATTGATGAATGCAACAAGCGATATGATATGCAGAACGCTATGCTGGCCGTCATCAAGGTACTACACGGAGATAATATATATAATAAGGTATATAAGTGTTTCTAAATACAGATGATTTATGAAGGATGAAACAAAGCTGCGGAAGGTCGCACAACGCGCACAGGTTGCATTGGGTAAGTACATGCAAGAGTGCAGGGCGATGACAGAACTTGCCAAAGCCTACCTTGAATGTGATGCCGTCTGCGAATACGACAACAGACAGAATGCCTTTGTTGTGACGGCTCAGATAAATGGACGGGCGCACAGTTGCCCGATAGAAGTTTTTGCACAGCTGATGCACCTGCTGGGCGATGGCGAAAAGGTCACGACAGCGGATTTCATAGATGCCTGCAAGTGGCACAACGGGTTTAGGAAACAGACAAGGAAACTACCAAAAGCATTCAATATGAAGATACTGGATTTCGACGAGTACAACAGGGCGCATGTCAGCGAGGATGATTTCATGGCTTACATACAGCAGACAGCCCAAGAGGGTGACTACACCAAGGAACATGATGAAGTGGTCTATTATTACAATAGTTTCGGCTGCAAGCTGGCTGAATACCATCGTAATGAGGGCTGGGGTCAAACATTCTAAAGCATACGAAAATGAAGGAAGTTAAGTATAAAGGTAATACCATCTGTATCAGTATTGCAGTGTGCAACAAAGGCACGCAGGATATTGTGGATGAGTTTGAAACGATTCGTGAAGCCAAGAAGGAATACAGCGAATGGGAATATGATTTTTGGTATCTTGCTGCTGAAATCATCGACAATGACGGCAATGTGAATCCCGCCTGTTGGGGCAAGACACGCGACGAGGCACTGAACAAATTAAAAAAGGTCTTATAATAAAAAACGGAAAAATGGAAGACAAGAAGTTTTTGCTCTTCACCATAGAGCACGATTTGAAAAGCATGTCACGCTATTGTGAACACGATGAGCGGTATGAGATGCGGTTTGAAAGAAAAGACGGTGAAAAGGTCGAGTACATTTCATCAAGAGCGGAAGTCGCCGCGAAATACGGTGACGAATCCAAAGATGCCAGCGTCGGCCATTTTGATGACATGGCGATGGACTGGTATGCAGAAAAGTATAAATAAGAATCATTCAAAACCATTTAGAATATGAACGGAATCATCAAGAAAGCGGATTTGCAGCTGGCCGTCAATGAAGAGTTGAAGGTCGGATGCTACCTGTACGACCGTGATGACATCTACAGGATTAAGGCCGTCAATGATGATGGGAGCGTAGTCGTTGACACTGTGAACCCTGAAACGCTGGAGGTGATAGATAACACCTTCAAGAAGGATTACAGAATCGGAAAAGACAACCTGCATTATTACAGTGTGCTGGGTGTTGATGTCGAAAAGATTAAGCAGATGGCCGAAAGACTGCTGAACGGAGAAACCTTTGAAGAGTTTACGGAAAGCAGCGATACGGCTTTGATGTCGCTTGGCAGTAAAGACACTTTGATGATTCTGCGTGAGAATATCAACAGGGCTGCAATCGTGGCCGAAAAGACCCGAAAGTATGCTGATATAATGATTCAGCGGAAAACACGGGAACTGGAGGCACGGCTTCGGCCTATGCGTGATATGATAGAAAAGATGGGGCGTGAGGTCAAAAGGCTGGATTATGTCATTCAGACCATCGAGACCTATGCGGGCATCAAGGAAAGCGTGGAACAGTTACACGCTGGCGAACCAGCACCCGAAACCACTCCGATAGTATTCAGGCAGGCCGTAATCTTTATGGACGAGGAACTGGCATTGATAGATGATGATTTCGACTGGCAGAAGGTTGACAAGTTCGACGAATGGCTGTTGCAGAATGACCGTTTCAAGGAGTTCATGCCTGATGAGAAGTCTATGGTGGCAGTAAAGCCGCGTCGGACGGATAAGAAGTATGCAGAAGATGGCAGCATTGGCGGTGCGATGACAAACAGGATAATGAATATACCAAACCATCATACGGTATTTCTGATTCGGAACGGTGAGAACCTCTATAAGATAGATTCTGAACATATCTATCTGTTTGATAGGATGTACCCGAACAAAGAAGAATACCTAAAGATTCTTGAAAAGGAGAAGCAGTACACCCATGTCAGCGGAACACTTGAATCAGAAAGTTTTCGCAAGCAATATACGCAGGTGGCTTTCTTGATGCAGGGATTGGTAGAACGCTCCGATGTGTTTTCGCCGCACACAGTTACAGGTAGCCTTATCAAGATGGAAGGATTCACAGACGAACAAATTCAGCTTCGGTATGAACTGGATGCCAGCAGAGCACTTGGTGATGGTAGGCCGTCTATCGAAGAATGGATGAAGTCTATGAACAGCCAGCTTTGCGAAGGTAAGCGCGTGTTGCTTATAGTAGCGAAGTATAGCACGGAACGCGGCTACCATTTTAATGATGAGCATGATTTCGTGAAATACTACACAAACAAATGGTCTGCTCCTGAACTGCCAACCAGCGGAATCTACACACTGGAGAAACTGGATGATGGTTTGCGTAAAGGCTATTGGGATAATTACGATTTCTTGATTAAATACATGCCAACGAATGAGGTACGCGGTTATTGGGAAGATAGCAAGCGGAAGAATCGCGTTTCAATTCGGGTCGCCCTTGACAACGACGGCATTCTGAATTACGATGACATGAAGATTGAAGATGTTGAGTACTACCTCAATTCGCGCCTGCACAGGTCAAAGTATTACAGATTTGTGCGTTTGTTGAAGGAGTTCAAGACCATGTACCTGAAAGAACTGGAGGCTGAAAACGAATATATAAAGATGTTCGTGGGTCAGATGATGGCAAAGGGCTTACAGCCGAAAGACGGCATAACAGCTGAGTCGATTGTGCGTGTGGCCATTGATACGATAAAGAACAGGTTGAAGTGGAAGCGGCCTATCACGGCAAAGGAGAAAGAGACCTATACGCTGGTAGAGCGCACACTGTTTTCGCAGGCATTCAGAAACAAATATTTCAAGTAACAATATGATGATTAAACAAGAAGAAGTACGGAAAAAGGCGGAAGAGTTGATGACCGAAATAGGGCATGAACTTTTATCCGACTATGAGGTAACTACTGGCGTGGCCGTAAGAATCGTGGAATGGTCAAACAAGAAAGTAATAGATGATGCTTGCGAATGGCTGGAAAGCCATATAAATGACTATCTTGTAAAAGGACGTGACATTGACTATATGTTTGATGATTTTCGTAAAGCGATGGAGGAATAGGCCATGACGAAGAAAGAACGCGAAGAATTGATTGCTATTATTGACGATGTTCAAGAAAGCGATGACAAAATAGATGTGTTAGAAAGATTATTATTCACGGTTAAACGAATGGTAAATTATAAGTAATATGGCAAAGATGAAATTAAAAGACGTGAAGCGTAAAAAGTTCACGGCAAAACAACTGGAGATGCTGGAGAAATGTCATTATCTTCATTGTCTGTCATTGAAGGGCATATTTTCTCCAACAGCGGAAGCGCAGTATTTTGAAACAGGATTGCAGGATATTCATATTGAACTGCAAGAGAAAATTCACAATAAAATATTAGGTTGATATGGAAGATAGAAAGTTGATTATTCAGACCATCGAGGAGAAGGTCGAAAAGCTGAATGCGGAAATGCAGGATGCTGAAAAGTTGAAGTTGTATGACAAAGCCGCGAAGTGCCAGCATCAGATTGAAGCACTGGATTTCGCCCTGCGTTGTGTCAAGACGTTATGATATGAGTGTATTCAAGCCATACAATAACATAGCGGAAACTGAATGCCATAAATTTATTGTGGCGACATTTCAGCTTCATAAAACGTTTGGCTTTAATAACTGGATTCATCTTGATATAATTCGTAGGATGTATTTTCATAAGAGCCACAGAACATTTCAGGATTTGGTTGAATGTGTATATCGGAATCAAAGGTATTTTGGCATTAAAATCCAGCCTATAAATATTGTCGCTTCGATAGTAATGACAAAACGTTATGTGTTTAGTGATGGTATTGGAAACAGAATTGTTATGTGTGGGATTAGGATGCTGTCATACGGGTTTCAAACAGAAATCAAGAGTGTAGAACCTATACGGACTTATGATGAAGCGAATAAAACAAAAAGTAGATGATGGTTACGGAAAAAACCTATAAGGCATTGAAGGTACTGGAGAAAACCACCTTTTCACGCCCGATGCCCGCTAATAGCTTCGCCCTTGCATTGTGGGGTGAAGATGAAGAAAAGCGGTATCTGTTTGAAGCTGTCAGCAACGGCGGCAATGGTGCATGTGCTGGTAAAAAGGCATGGCTCTGTGCTGGGTCGCTGCTTGGCAAGATGGCAAAGAGGGGGCTGGTGAAATGGTATAGCCGTGCTTTCAGCGGAACGAATACAGGGTATTGCATTACCAATGTAGGCAAACAGGCAATCGAGGAGTATGAAAAGAATAGAGGCAAAGATTAGGGCGCACCAACTGGAACTTGCGCTGAATGCTGATGTCATTGACTTGGCAACTATCAAGCCAGTGCCGCGCTTCAACGTCGGCGATACCGTCTATATCCCGTGTCTGTGGGGGCTGGATGAAATCGAGAAGGTCACGCCGCGAAAGATTAAGAAGATAGAGGTCACGAAGTCGGACATTGATGGAAAGTACCACGTTCACTATTACATCACTGGTCACAGACTGCCATTCAGCTATGGCGCAGACCACTGGAACTACCTGATGATTTACGGCACACCACGGGAGGCGATGGAACAGAACCTTATCAAATTGAAGGAGTTTCTGCAAAAGAAGTCGTACATGATTCGTGATGAAGCCATGAAGATAGGATATTCGGAACGTGAAGCAAGAGGCTTACTGGTAATCAAGTAAGCCTTTCTTCTTTCTGCCAGTTTTTGAAAGAAAGGAAAAGGACGGCCATTTGACCGCCCTTTCTTGTTGTGCATTTGTTAGCCTCTTGTTGTTTGTTAATCTGCGAAGATAGGAACTTTCTAATTATCAGACGTTTAACCTTGTTGCTTTCTTGTTGTTCTCTTGTTGCTCTTGTTCATCCAGCAGACCAAACACATAATCCAGTACCTTTGCATTGGCGGCATTGACGATTCCGAAATCTTTCTTGATATAGACATCATCAATTCGTGTATCAGCGTCGATATGGTTCAAACATTCGTGAACGGTGTACTTGTCTATTCCGACATTGTTTCTTGCTACAGTAGCCCATGTGTGCCTAAACTGGTAGAATTGCAAGGTATCAAGCATCTTTGTCCTGTCCTTTGGCTTCCGCTTCCTGTTCTCCAGCGAAATTTCAGCATTGATGGCATCCATGATGGTCTTTAGTCCAATGTTCAGTGCTCTGTTGAAACTGGCAGGTGTCGAGAATCGCTTGTGAAAGCTGAAAACGCGGGTATCATCAGAATATTTGTGCATCAAATCTTTGATACGGTCATACATCTTGACCTCGATATAGGCATTGTCGGAACGCCGCCCTTCGGTCTTGGTTCGGTTGTAGGCCAGCACACCCCGCTTGAACGATGTGGCATTGAACATATCCACGGAGTTCATGCCCATGAAACAGAAGGAAAGGATGGCACAGTCACGGGCAAGCGTATCGCGTCGGCCTATAGGCTGGTAGCGGAACACACGCAGAAGGATGTCAATATCCATAGCCCTGCCGCCCTTCAACTGCTGACGTGGAAAATCGAAGTTCTCGATGGCAGTTGAAGGTATTACCGTTTGTCCGTCTGTGTTGTATGTTTTCCGTGCAAGGTTGTGGATGTGTCTAATTAGTCCAAGATAGTGCGACTGCGCCCGTTGATACTGGCTCATGTAGTCAGAATATCCCTTTAGAAACATGTAGTCAATATCCTTGAATGACAGCTTGCGCCGCCCAAGGTACTTTTCCACAGAGTTCAGCATCGTGGCATAGTTCTTTTTCTCTTTGCCCTTACCTTTGAGCCATTCTTCCGTGAACTGGAAGAAATCGTATTCATCATTCTTCGGCTTCGATGACGTGATGCGCTGGTATATGTAATCGGCATCCACCCGTGCGCCAGTCAGTTCCAAGTCAAGCTGATAAATCCTGTTTTTGTATTCTGCCACCAAGTCATCAATGAGGTGCTGCTTCTGTGACGATATGATTCTGCCAGTTTTGGCAGACACTTCCTTTCCTTCGACAGATATAGTTGTCGGGATGCGTCTGCGGGTGCAGGCGTGTGAAAGGATGATGTAAAGTTTGCGGCTACCGTCTTTCGCTTGATTGCCAAGTTCTACTTTTAATGTTGCCATAATTCGATAAATTTTTTGCGGTGAATTTGCGGTGAATTTTCCGAATTGAGGCTGATTTGCGGTGAATTTGCGGTGAATTTGCAAACAAAAAAGCCTCAAAAATTGCATTTCTTCATCAGTGATTCAGCTATGGCGGTATATCGCGTAAAGCCGATAAACACTGGTATTTAGCAATTTTTGAGACCTTTCCAACGTTTGGGTGCCCGCTCGGACTCGAACCGAGGACATTCAGAACCACAATCTGAATGGCAAAACCGCTGGAATCGCCTGTGTTTACCGATGTTTTACATGCTGCTGTTTTCATCGTTTGCGGTGAATTAGTGACATTCGGGCGAATTTTGGTGGAAAATGATGCCGTCGATGATAAGGTTAGGGGTGTCGATGTCGGCCATATAGACCTGCATTGTCACTTCGCCCATCCCTGTTGCCGCTGTCAGCGTTTGGCCGTCGAGACGGTATAAGTACCGCTCCGTTTCCTTGCCGTCGGCTGTGGCCGTCATTACGGTGTCTGTGAACGAGAAATCAAAGGTGTGACCTCCAGCGATGGCAGACCAAGCCCCTTGTGCAAGAAAGGACTTCGGAACGGCCAGCCTGTCACTGTTCACCTGCTCGGCCATCCATTCCACGAGGATGAACAGGTCTATCGTCTGCATTGCTGCTGTTTCAGAATCACGGAGAATATCTGCCTGACATCTGCAAGGTCGATGACCAAATCATCAAAAATGGGATTGAACGAGTGGACTGTGATTTTATGGTTCATCACGTCATGCGCGATTATCCGCTTGACGAGTATTCCGTCATTGTGGACTATCACGAAGTCGCTGCGGTCATAGTCAAGCAGCCTTTCCATGTAATACGCCCTGTCAACCTCCCTGCACAGGATGATGTCGCCCTGCGCGTATGCGTGGCGCAGCCCGTCATCCATGCTGTCATTCCGAACTTCAAAGGCCATGTAGTTGCTGTGCTTGGATTCGTTGTCAACGACAAATGGCCTGACGGCAAGGCGGCTGAGATATTCCATGCTGGAGTACCCAGCGACATAGCCGCCATAGGCATACTGGCTTACCAAAGGCACGTACACGACGTTTTCAGGCGTGGCCGTCTCGGCTGCTGGCTGGCTGTTCCGTGCAATCTCCTCCTCTGTCAGCAGCATGTCACCGTCGCCCGTGCGAAGCCAGTACATGCGCAGATGCGGAAACGCCCGCGAAATCTTCTTGAGTGAATCCTCCCTGACGTTATCCGTAATCCTGCTGGCGAAGCCCTGCCCCATCCCGCATTTCTTCTCAAATTCGGTTTGGCCGATGCCTTCGTGTTCCAAGAATGCGAACAAACGCTCCTTGATACCGTCTGTGACTACTGGCGGCACTTCGATATGTCCGTTCAGCATCATTCCTTCGCCCGCCACTATCCAGTTCAGGTTAAGCTGCGGGTATTTCTCCTTGATTCGTCTTAGTGTGTCGCTTCTGACCCCGTTTTTGGTCTTTTTGCTTAGAGTTCCGCTGGCAATGCCAACTGCAATTTCAAAATCACGCTTGCCGATGTGGAGGTGATTCACAAATTCTTCAATCCTGTCATCTATATCCATAGTGCAAGAGTTAATTTAGGTGAAAATAATCAGAATGTTTTGCGGTTCTGAAAATAATCACTATCTTTGCACCCGAAATCAATCTTGCACATTGATGACTGGCGCAACGATTTATGTTACTAACATATTTCCAATCCCCGTTTCGTGGTGCAAGCACGATTCGGGGATTCCCTTTTATATGAAGAGGTCTATCTACATATCAATCAGCGAGGCATCCTTCGCAGTACGTTCCAAAGAACGGCTGGAGGGCTTGGCCTTTGCCGTGATGGTGAAGATGGCCTTTCGTTCATCTCGCGTCAACAACCCCACAAACAGAAACCTTATGCGCATCTTCCACATGGGCAGTGCTAAGACCGCCCGCGTGTTGAAGAATGCCCTTGACGGCGGCTATATAAGGCGTGATGGCAAATCCATTGTCGCATGTCCTGTAAAGGCCGCTGGTGACTATACATGCCGATTCAGCTTCGACGTTCCCACGAATGGCGAATGCCCTATGCGTATCTCCGATGTAATCAGAGGCATCCGTGCTTCCATTGTCCTGAACCACGTCAAGAAACAGAACGATTGCGGGAATACTTATAAAGCACTGACTACGGGCTTTGATGAAGATGGCCGACGCATCCCGTATGGCCGTCTGAAACGGATGTACCGTAGAACATCAAGTATGCTCCCATCCCAATCATTCCGACGTGGCCTGAGCAATGGCCGCATCATGCAACTGACGAACACGAAGCGGTATTCCGAGCGTAAGCTGATGGGCGCACTTTTGGCAAACGGCGTACTCCGAAAGGATGAACAGCTTGAAGAGACTGGCATCAATCCAGCGAACTTCTGCTCTCTTGCACCGCTATACATGAAAGAAATCGGCTTTGGAGGCTATTTCTTCCGCAAGGGCGGCAAAATCCTGTGCCAGCGTACCAACATCTACAAATATTCCTGTGACTTAATCCGAAGGGAGAGACAGTATGCCTGATGTATTCAAAACCGCACCCATAAAGAAAGCACTCAATTATAGCGCACCCGCGCTCTCCAGTATGCGCGTGAGCAGACAGAAAACCGTATAGAACGTGAAAAAACGCCGAAAAGCGGCAAATCATCACCTTAAATCAGAAAGGCCGTCTGAGCAGGGTCAGAATATCAAAGACCGCCATCAACGAAATACTGTGCATTTTAAGATATTAAACTTTGCAACTTTCTCAAAACGTTGGCAAATAAAGTTATTTAATTTCTTAAAAACCGTTTCACCTCGTTAAGAAATACAAACATTCTGCAAATAATCAGACTTTTTCTTGGTAGTTCTGAAAATAAGCACTATCTTTGCAAACAGAAATCGTTAATACATCTGCAAATATAGTGAATATTTTGCAGACTGGCAAAAAAGAAGCTGAAAAAATGAAGAATTTAAGCATTATTATAAATAAGGTGAAGGAGGCCGTGAAGGTTTCGGTGGCAGACAACAAGGCCGCTGGTGAAAAAACCGCACGTATTACCCTGCGTGAATTTGGTCACACGGAGATTGAAGTCTCGATGTCACCGACAGAAAAAGAAGTCATTATCTACCACTATGACGCTGACGGAACTCTTAACGAGCATCAGTCGCCATTGCTGGAGGAGAAGATAGCATCGCAGTTGCCCGACTGGTGGGAGGTTGATTACGAGGAGGCCGAAGACCCCCGATGTGATTTTGAAAAATCCCCGTCACTGGCAAATGGCTGGTTCTTTAGGAATCGGTTCTGATGCGTAGCCAGTCTCGCCAGCAACGGCGAACAGGCAAACGGAGTTCTTTGACATAGTGGAACAATAAAGGCTAATCCTGAAAGTAAACGGAGAGGTGTCGCGGCAATGGCTGCATTGAAGCATCTTTTGGCGTTGAAATCAGGTCATCGGGAGCGGTGAACAAAATAAGCCGCTTCGACTGATGGGATGCCAGCAATGGCATCTGTTATTTGAAAAGAACGTAAGTATAATGGCTGGAACATCCTATTTTCGGATGAACGTATCACATTATATATAAAATATAAGGTTGCCCGCACCTTCAAATACGGGCTGCTGGCCGCATCGTCTATCGGTTAGGACACAAGGTTTTCAACCTTGGAAGGGCAGTTCGATTCTGCCTGTGGCTACAAGTCTTGTATCAGAACACGCACCACAAGCGAGTACATTTGGAAGCGTTAAGGGGCGCGACCTATACCGAAAGCGAGCCTAAAGCATGTGAGAGTATCTGCGCAATCCCCAAAAAATCGGAAAGGGTAACATGTGGGTGGATGGCCGCTTAAATCCTGCGGCTGTTGACGGTGACGACATGGCGGTGTTCAAGGTGGGCGGCTCAAAAGGCCGTCATACTGGAGAATGGTGTAATGGTAGCACAACAGAATTTGGGTCTGTTTGTATGGGTTCGACTCCCGTTTCTCCAACTAAAAGGAAAAGAAGATGAAGAAAAGAAGAAAAACCTATCGCAACGGCTTTCTTGAGAAAACCATTCGTGGTGTTCAGGCTGGTGACATTCGGGAGTTCGACCTGTCGAAAGTCAACGTGAAGTCATTCAGGGCGAAAGCATCTGAAATCAATGGAAAGATAGGCCACAAGCGATATTCTATCACGAAGAATGCCCCGCTTGGGCTGATGTGTATAATCAACAACGACTAAGGCAATGGAAACAGTTACTATCAAACTCCAAACGCTGATGGAGTTGTGTGCGTCTGCCGTAGATGCTGGCGTACAGGAATACAGGAGAAGCATCGAGCCCGAACAGGACTATGTGAAAAGGTCTGAGATAAAGCGGTATGTCAGCCGTATGGGATTCAAGCCCTGTATCATTGACCGCTGGATTGCCGACGGTCTGCTGAAACAGAGGCAGGATAACGGAAAGAACACGTCATGCCTGTTTTCTTTCGCCGACACGAAGAAGCTGCTGATGTCTGTCAGGCTTAAAAACGTAATGAATGAAAATCTCCATATCTGATGTAGGAACCTGAGATGCCCGTCTTGGTGATAAGCTAAAAGCCAAGCGATGCGCTCCCCTGTCAATTCGGGCAGGGGAGCATTGGTACTACTGGAAAAGATAATCCCCTTTTTTAATTATAAAAAATGAAGAAGTTATGCGAAATGTAGAAATCAGAACCCTGCTGGCGGAGGAAATCCAGTGCAGGGTGCTACAGACAGCGAAAAACAACAGCTGGTGTCAGCTGGCATTGTATAAGGATGCCCGCTGCGACCAAGCCGTGCTCGATGAGACATTCGGGATTTTCGGATGGAAGCGAAGCCATCAGTTGATTGACACTGAACTGTTCTGTACGGTAGAAATCTATGACGAGACCACTAAGCAGTGGGTATCGAAGCAGGATGTCGGAAAGGAAACGTTCACGGCCAAGGAGAAAGGCGAGGCCAGTGACGCTTTCAAACGTGCCTGCGTGAACATCGGCATTGGCCGAGAACTCTATTCAGCACCAAAAGACCTGTTCATCAACCTTTGCCAAGACGATTTCGGCAAAGACGGCAAGGTTCGGAACAACTGGTTCTTTGTAAGCGACATCGGCTACAATGACAGCCGCAAGATTAATAAACTGTTCATCGTGGATGCTTTCGGACGGTTAAGATACAGCTATCCAAACGCACATACGCCCAAAACCATTCAGAACCAAGAGCAGCCTGCTCCGTCATCGGAAAGCAGTTTGCCAGCACCTACAGGAACACCGCAAGTAGGCATCCCCGCACCGACCGCACAGGCTCCTCAGAATGAAGAGACGGCACTTGTGCAAAAGGCACTTTCGGAAATCGAGAAGGCCACGACTATCAAGCATCTTACCGACATCTATAACAGTTATAACGGTCAGGTGAGCAAAGGTGGATTTGCAGTCATTTCGGCGGCATTATCAGCAAAGAAAAAGACAGTCAAGAAAAAATAATTAAATCATTATGGCAACAAAGAAAATCAAATTAGCAAAGTGTGCTGTTGAGTTCAAGCAGGAAGAGCATGAGTACTGGCTGAACGGCAAGCAGCTACAGGGCGTTACTGGTGTACTGGAACGCCGACTTTTCCCCGACAAATACAAGTTTGTGTCGAAGGAAATGATGGAACGTGCAGCCGAAAGAGGCTCGTTCATTCACGAACAGATAGAACTGGCTGATTCGCTGGGTGTCAATCCCGACGTGCAGGAGGTTAAGAACTATCTGAAGCTGAAAGAAGAGCACGGGCTGAAAACGGTGGAAAACGAGTACCTTGTCACCGATGGCGAGAATTACGCTTCATCTGTTGACATCGTGATGACCGACGGAACGCCAGCCGTTTTCTTGGTCGATGCAAAGACCACATCAAAGTTTGACAAGGAATCGGTATCGTGGCAGCTGTCAATCTATGCCTATTTCTTTGAACTGATGAATCCCAATATCCCCGTCAAGGGCTTGTATGGCCTGTGGCTTCGCGGTGACATCGCCCGCCTGATAGCGGTTGAGCGCAAGCCAGTGGAACTTGTCAAGGAGTTGCTTCATGCAGACATCAACGACATGCCTTTCACATGGGCAAGCGAAATCCCCGACTACGTTTCTATCGAGGAGGAGTCAATCATCGCCCTGTCACAGCGCAAGGCCGAAATCGACGAGGAACTGGAGAAAATCAAGGCCGACTTGATGCAGCGCATGGCCGCTGACGGCAAGAAGTCAATCGACACTGGAAAGGTGCTGATTACACTCAAGGCCGCATCTACGCAGAAGCGTTTCGACTCCAAACAGCTGATGGCAGACAATGAGGACTTGTATAACAAGTATCTCAAGGAAACCAACGTAAAGGAAAGTCTGACATTGAAGGTAAGATAGACTTTAGCAACTTGTTTAGAATAAATCGTAAATAGCAATTATGAGACCTCGGTGGCAGTGATTTGGGAAAACCGCTGCCACTATCCTTTGAACTTTCAAAAACCAAAATACAATGGCAAAATCATTCAATCAAGTAACGTTGATGGGCAATGTCGGAAAAGACCCCGAAATTGCCACAATACCGACCGACAACCCGAATGAGCCGAATGTCAAGGTGGCGCAATTCTCGCTGGCCACTACGAAAGGCGGCTACAAACGGCAGGATGGTACGGAAGTTCCCAAAGTCACTCAATGGCATCACATCGTTGCATGGCGCAAGCTGGCAGAAATCGTCGAGAAGTATGTCAAGAAGGGTGACATGCTGTTTATAACTGGTGAACTGCAATATCGCACCTATGACCACAAGACACATTCCGATGTAAAGATGTACGTGACTGACATCGTGGCATCTGACATCTGCCTGACTGGTAAGGGTGACGGCAACGACAGCGGGCGACCTGCAATCGGTGCTGGTAACATCCCTCAGACTGGAGCGACGGCAGGTTTCCAAGGCCAAGGCCAACAGCCGCAGGGTGCAGTACAGCAGCCGCAGAACACGGCACAGCCACAGGAGGGGAATGTTCCTTTCCCGCCACCTGCTGACGGAGCGACTGGAGGAGGTAACAACGATTTACCCTTCTAAGACAAAACAGGTAAACTATGATATACAGGCTTAATGATGACTTGCAGTTTAGCAAGTTTATTGAAAAGGTTCAGAAGCTGATAGAACGGGTAAAGAACAAAGAGACCGTCACCGTGGAACTGGTCGAGAAGAAACCCCAGCGCACTTTGTCGCAGAACGCATACCTGCATGTGCTTTTGGCATTCTTCGCCTGTGAATACGGTTGTGGGCTTGACGAAGCAAAGATTCGGTTCTATAAGGAAAGGTGCAACAAGGATATTTTCACATCTACCCGCGTGAATCGGAAAGGTCAGACCGTCGAGTACCTTCGCAGTTCAGCCGATTTGTCAGTTGACGAAATGCGCCTGTCTATCGAAAGGTTTATGAACTGGTCGGCACAGATTGGAATACCGCTGCCTGACGCATCGAATCATGAGTTTCTTATCTATGCCCAGCAGCAGATTGAAGCGAACAAAGAATTTATGTATTAACTTCTTTCATTTTATTCAGGACTGCCTCGCGTCATTCGTGGGCGCGTGGCGGTTTTTCAAACGGGGTGGAAAACGTCGCACGGGCGGCAAAGCAGCTTTTTTTTGTGTGCCATAAGAAGAAAACGTTAATACACTGAAAGAGGGTTCGACTCCCTGCCATCCCACCAATAACAACTTATAACATGCTATACAACAGTAAGCCAAAGAAAAAGACCGAAATTCAGCAGAAAAAGCCCCGTAAGCATACACCCAGCATCAAGTCGTTAAGAGACAAGCTGGATGTGGTATTCAGCAAGTACATCAGACTAAGGGATAGCAGGAACTTCGGATATTATCAGTTTGTGTGTATATCCTGCGGTGAGACGAAGCCGTACAGTCAGATGGATTGTGGCCACTTTCACAGCCGACGGAACATGAATACACGATGGGATGAAGAAAACTGCAATGGCCAGTGCCGCCACTGCAACCGTTTTGAACAGGGCAATCTTTTGAATTATCGGGATAACCTAATCAACAAGTTAGGATATAAGGAATACCTCGCCCGTGGGCTGAATATCGCTGATGTAGAAAAGCGATATTACAAGGTTCGGGAGTTAGGCAAAGACAAGGTTGAAGCCCTTGGACGAAGGGCGAACATGACAAAGAAATGGTCAGCACCCGAATTGCAGGAACTTATCAAATACTATGAATGCTTGGTAAAGGCATTTGAATCTGAAAGGTTTTAAGAATGGGAAGAGGTAGGACATCAACAACAACCGCCACAACCGTAAAAGTGGAACGAGCCGACACCTGCTATAACTGCAAGTTCGGGCATATTGTCAGGTACGGCAATGACCCGCAGATAAGTGAATGCAGTGCTGGAGAAGGCAATATGTGTGCCAGTACGCGGGCATGTGGAAAGTCAGAGAAACGAAACGGCGAGCCTCAGATTGAGGACAGGCCGAAAAAATACTGGTTTGAAAGATGACGTACAAATTAAGGGATTATCAACAGGAAGCATCGGATGCAGCCGTGAATTTCTTCAATGACGGTCAGAAATACAATGGCCTGATAGTTGCGCCTACAGGATGCGGGAAATCGCTTATCATTGCAGACATCGCAAACAGGCTGGATGATAACATGCTTGTGTTTCAGCCGACCAAAGAGATATTGGAACAGAACTATAAGAAGTATTGCTCGTATGGCATGACTGACTGTAGCATCTATTCGGCATCATTCAGGAAGAAAGAGATTTCGCGTGTAACGTTTGCCATGATTGGCAGCGTGAAAAGCCATCCTGAAATGTTCAAGAGGTTCAAGTATATCATCGTTGACGAGTGCCATCGCGTGAATCCGAAGGAAGGAATGTATAAGGATTTCTTTCAGGCTTTGGGCGACACAAAGATTCTTGGACTGACTGCCACACCTTACAGGCTGGTATCATATCAGGATTACGGCTCAATGCTGAAATTCATCACGCGGTCAAATCCGCGAGTGTTTGACAGGGTGATATACTATGTTCAGATACAGGATTTGCTACGGAAGGGATTTCTTGCACAGCTTGACTATTTCGACTGCCCGCCGAAGGGATGGGATTCGTCGAAGCTGGTAGTCAACAGCACAGGTGCAGACTATACCGACAAATCGGTGCAAGAGGAATATGAGCGTGTTGACATCAAGGAGTGGCTATATCAGATAACGCACAGGCTGGTGTATAACAGCAAAGTGCCACGTCACGGAATACTGGTGTTCACGCGGTTCATCTATGAGGCCGACTATCTTGTGAATAGGCTGATGGCCGAAGGTGTGACAGCGGCATTGGTAACTGGAGATACCAAGACGAAAGAGCGTGACAGGATATTGGCAGAGTTCAAGGCTGGAACTATCAAGGTCGTGGCGAATGCAGCCGTTTTGACCACTGGCTTTGACTATCCTGAATTAGACACTATCGTAATGGCAAGGCCGACACGTTCACTGGCTATGTGGTATCAGATTGTAGGCCGTGCAATTCGCCCATATATCGAAAAGAAGGGCTGGATTGTTGACCTGTGCAAGACTTACCAGCAATTCGGAAAGGTCGAGGACTTGTGGTTGCGTGACACAGGCCGAGGCAAATGGATTGTCGAATCAAACGGCAGACAACTAACCAATAAATTCTATTAAGTATGATACAGCTGGATGATGAAATTTTGGCCGTCCTGAATGGTAATGCCAACATGGAGCACTTCTTTCTGTATCTGCTGTTGGAATCGAATGACGGTGTGCTGCAAAAGTCCTATGCCGAAATCGAGAATGATACTGGATTGTCTGTGCAGACCATTCGGAACTGCCTCGCAAAATTTAAGCAGGCTGAAATCTGCTTAACCGATACTAACAAGGTGACGAGACGGGGAACAACAAGGAACGTTTTGCAGATAACCGTCTGTGACATTGAAAGATACATCACATCAAAAAAGCCCAAAAAACAAGCAAGGAATAAAGACGATGACAAGGGCGAACAGCCGAAAACGCCTGTACCTTCTGCAAAAAAGACCTTAGATGAACGAAAGGCAGAGTTTGCGGAGAAGCTGAAACCGTATTTGGAAAAGTATGGCAGGGAAATGCTAAACAAGTTCTATTCATACTGGACTCAGATGAATGATGGCGGTAAGAAGATGCTCTTTGAAAAGGAGCGCGACAAAGGCGCGTTTGAAATAGGTCAAAGGCTTGCGACATGGGCAGGTAATGAAAGGGTATTCAATCATGGCAAACAAACCTACAATGGAAGTGGCACAACAACAGAGCAACGCCTTAATGACGCGGCCAACCTTATTAGCAAACTTAGAGCGGAAGGAACTGAAAGCGACGATTAAGCGCATGTTCGGTACTGATAAGCAGTTTTTGAAAACATTCAATCCTGATGCACAGTTTGATGCCGTCAAGAATGATTTCTTCTGCTATTTCGGCAATGTGCCTACACTGGCACACCTGAATGCGGCATATCTTAGCAACACGGCGCAACAGTGGCTTGTGGCACAGCTTTTCGACCTGTCAGAGTTTGTCGGTGCAAAGGATAAGCTGAACGAGAACCAACTGAGGCAGCTGGCGCAAATCATCGTGACGCAATATCCGTATCTGCGTGTAACGGAACTGATGCTTTTCTTCTATAACTTCAAGCTGGGTAAGTATGCGGATTTCTACGGTACAGTTGACCCGCTGGCAATCACAAAATCCCTGCGTGAGTTCATGGTTGAAAGAAACGTCGCAAAATACAAGTATGAGCGTAAGATGGAAGCACTCAAGGAAGAGCAGGACAAACTAACGGCCATCACCTATAAGGAATACTGCGAAAAGAACGGCATAGACCCGACGAAAAGAATTACATCCAAGGTGTTGCCGTCATCGACTGGTGAACAGCCGCAGCCGACATTCTTCAAGGCGAAGCCGAAGGATGATAATGTTGAGGAAGTCCTGAAATCAGCGCGTGGAACTGTTGATAACGTCTATGGCCTTGACAAAGAAGGTCATGCCAATATGATTGAGGCATTCAAGAAAAGATACGGGATGTTGCCGCAGGACTACATCAAGAAGTATGGCAAAGGTTAAGACTTGTGGAAACTGCATCTTCAAGAAAAAGCCTCTGAGTACCCAATTCTGCAAGGAGAGCATGATGGGTAAGGGCTTTTGCGACGAAAGGGGCATTGTCAGAAACGATGATACGAATGTTTGCAGGTATTACTTCGACGGCTCGACGGAAATGCAGGAAAGGGAAGCATTCATCGCTACTTGCCCGCATATCATATACGACTGGCACTGCGATATTGACTATGGTCTGTGTATGGCCGATTGTGACATGATGAAAGAATACGATAAGAAGCACGGGGTATGAGCAAGGATTACATGGGCGAGGCCGCTATCAGACCACTTGAAAGACTGATGACGGCTTTATGTCACAGAAAGGGCTACGACTACGACACAGTGTTTAAGGGCTTTCTTGATTACCTGCTATGGATGTTCGACCCCGATGGTAACAAACCCGACGGATGGAAATTCGGGAAAGATGAGTCTATGGCTTTCGGTGAAATGGCAAGGGCGTACTTCCTGATAATGAAGGAGCAGACGGAAAAGCTGGGCTGGTATGATGCTTTCGGTGACTTGTATATGTCTTTGCACTCCAACGGTGGCGGCAAAGGTCAGTTTTTCACACCGCCAAGTGTCTGCATAGCTACCGCACAGACCTGCATCAGAAGCGGGAATTGGGATGACTACGGCAGGACGTGGGCAACTACGCAAACGACATTCGGTAGAAGGATTACGATTAGTGACCCTGCGGCTGGCTCAAGCCGACTTCTGCTTGCTGGAAACAAACTGATGCTGGATGCCATGCGTGATGAAGCGAAATGGGATGCAGCGAAGATTGCAGAGAGAAGACCGTATCTTGTTGCGGAAGATTTGGATTACAACTGCGTCAAGATGTCGGCAATAAACATGATGATGCACAACTGTTTCGGCGAGGCTGTCTGCCATGATACGCTTTGCGAACCCGACGAGGTTAGGCTGGGATATATCATCAACGAGGCCATGTGGCCATTTCCGACAAACATCCCAAGCATACGGAAATACACTAATCCGATGCGATTCGTCAGTACCCGAATGTGGGCTATCAGACGGATGCAGAACGAAAAGGAAGCAGAACCGAAACAGGAGCATGGCAAGGTTGACCGCAAAGACGCTGCGGCAGTTCAACCCATCGGCGAACAAACGAATGTTGCGGAAGAAAAGAAAAAGCAGCCACAACAACTGACATTATGGTGACAATAAAACAGCTGTATCAAATGTGGGGCAATCTGCCCGAATGGAAACGCTTTGCGTCGTCAAGCCTGCAAAGTATGCAGTCAGTGATATTAAGGAAGTACGCAAACACGGATATTGAAGAGGTCAGCGATTTCACATTGTCTTTATGGTGCGCGTGTTCAGAGCAGCCACATGACAGAAAGGTGAAAGCCCGTTCATGTATGGAACACATGTTCAGGTGGGCAGAATCAACAGACCTGTATCATGGCGACCTATTGCATCCCGATAAGGAAGTTTTGACCGACAAAAAACCGAAAAAGTCAAAAGTTGAATCAAAAACCCGTCAAAAAAAGTCAAACAAGCCGTCAAAAGCTGCATCGTTGGAGTCAAAACCTGTCAAAACAGAACCTCCAGCTGAACAAAAGCCAGTCAGGAATAAGTCATATACCAAGCCCAAAACGAAAAAAGCAGATAAGCATCCCGAACATTTGGATTCGTTACAGGATTATGCAGACGAGAAAAACATCAATATGTATGATTCTGAGAACAAGTTCGGACGAAAAAGCACAGGTACTATCTACTACGACAACGCATCGAAAGGGTTGAAAAACGGAAAGCGAGTTTTTAAGGATTGCTGGAGGGCAGAAATCACCATCAGCGGCCAGCGTTACAGATACCGCTCAAAGGACAGGGATGACTGCGTGAACTGGCTGAAAGCCGTCAAGCAAGGCAAGATTAGGCCGACTGACAACAAGGCTGACTGGTGGAGAATGGAACAGCACAAGGATGAAGCGGCTTGCATCGACGAGATTATTGTCAATGCAGCGGAAGAATCCGTTTTGCTTTACGACTACCATCAGACAAAGGACATCAAGCCGATTTGCGAGTACTTAACACAGCGGTTGTTGCCACACATGGCATACTATTGCGCACATACCTTGAAATTCGGAAAGGACAGGACGTTGACGGCATCAAGACAGGCGGCAGCATTGCTTTTGACCCGCATCGTTGCTGGGAAGCCTGTTTTGAACTTCACAGCCACTTGCAAGCGAATGTTAAGGCTGCACAAGCAGCGAGGGGATTTCTTCTATTACGAGAAAGCACCCGAAGAGGTCAAGCTGATGGTAAACAGAATCGACCTCTCACCGCTTGCGGAAGTATGGAAGGTTACAAAGGACAGGAGGATATAGGATGACAGAGACATCGAAGGAAAGAAGAAAACGGCTCGACCATGAGCGGTATATGCGAAACCGTGACGAGCGGTTGGCCAAATGGCATGAATATTACATCGCTAACCGTGATAACATACTGGCCAAGGCGAAGGAAAGACGTAGTGTTGAAATGCTATCAAAGCCACCGAAGGTTAAGTTTCAGCATGATGTGGAAAGACGCAGGGCATATCACCGAGAATGGTATCGTAAAAACAGATGTAAGAAAAATGAAACGACGGCGAATCTACAAACACAGACAGCTGACGCTCGACTTATTCAGACGCAGAACGGAACGCAAGCAAATCATACAGATGCCGCTAAAACGGCAGAAAGTCATAGAACAAGTTTTGCCGTTTGAAGATATGGACTTCACGCAGAAAAAGAAGCGATGCCCATATTGCGGAAAGGTTTTGCCGTTCAACCTGTTCAATCTATCCCGAAAGGCAAAGGATGGCAGACAGCCGTATTGCAGGGCATGTCAGCGACGATATAAGGATGAGCATCCTGACGTGGAGTATAAGTATAAACACAACAATATTGGAACACTTAGAATAAAATGGTAGAAAATGAACCTATAAGTAAAGTTTTCAAGATGGATTGCCTGTCTTACATGAAAACTTTGCCCGACAAACATTTCAGCCTTACCATTGCCGACCCGCCTTATGGCATAGACATCAACTCCAGCGGAAGAATCTGCAAGGAGAAAGGACGTGCATACAAGGAATGGGATAGGACACCGCCAGTAAAGGAGTATTTCGACGAAATGCTGCGAATATCCAAGAATCTGATAGTGTTCGGTGCAAACCATTTCATTTCGGAAATACCCGTTGATTCAAAGGCGTGGATTGTGTGGGATAAGGCACAGCCCGAAGGATTGTCTTTTGCCATGTGTGAACTGGCATTGACTACGTTCACGGACAGGACGGCAAAGATATTCAGGTATGCGGCCACGAAGCAGAACAACGAGGAAACGCGCATACATCCTACGCAGAAGCCGATAGCCTTATATGCGTGGATTCTGAAAAACTACGCACAAAAGGGTGATGTCATCTTTGACCCGTTCTTGGGTAGTGGCAGCAGTCGCATTGCAGCCTACAGGCTTGGATTTGACTTCTACGCCACGGAAATAGATGATGAGTATTATGGCGAACAGGAGAAACGATTCAATGAAATCTGTCATGGCGAGGTGGTACTGAAAGATGGCAGGGTGGCAAAACAGCTTGATATGTTTGATATGTAAAACAAGAAAATAATGGAATGGCAAAGAATATAGAATTATTTAATGATAGCTTTCAAAATTTTCGCAGTTATCAACTGCAAAAGGCACAGCTGATAATAGCCGACGTACCTTATAATTTGGGTAATAACGCCTATGCCAGCAATCCTGCATGGTATAATGACGGTGACAACCAAAACGGCGAATCGGAACTTGCAGGCAAGCAGTTCTTCAACACTGACAATAATTTCAGGCCAGCTGAGTTTATGCACTTTTGCTCACACATGCTGCGTAAAGAGCCGAAAAACGGTGTCAGTGAAGAGGAACTTGAAAACGCCCCGAAGGTCGGCAGTAAGATGAAAAGCCAGTCGCCGTGCATGGTTCTGTTCTGTGCGTTTGACCAGCTTCAATATTTCATTGACCTTGGAAAGCGTTATGGCCTTGCAAAATACATACCGTTGGTGTTCAGAAAGAACTATTCGGCACAGGTGCTCAAGGCAAACATGAAGATTGTCGGAAATACGGAATGGGGATTAGTCCTGTACCGTGACAGGTTGCCGAAGTTCAACAACAATGGCAATATGGTTTTCAACTGTATGGAATTTCCCCGTGAAACCCGCGTGAAGAAAATCCATCCTACACAAAAGCCCATTGCGCTGCTGGAGCGTCTGATAGAACTGTTCACAGACCCCGACGATGTTGTGATTGACCCCGTGGCTGGCAGTGGCTCGACGTTGCTTGCAGCCGCGAATCTTGGGCGTAAGGCTTACGGCTTTGAAATAGACAAGAATTTCTATCGGGAAGCCTGCAAGTTTATAGAAGAGAATATTCAGCCGAATCTTTTCAGTTCGGCAATTTAATAACTAAAAAAACTACGTTTGCTCATGAAAATGAATCTCTTTTTGGTGACTGCATTTCTCGCCAGTCTGATGTTCACCGCCGAAGCAAGACCGTTATACGGTGACGGAAAGAAAACGGCGGTAGTAGCAAAGTCATTGCATTTCGATGCTGCTGAAACGGCGTGTTTCACAATGCTGCCAATCAATTCTGAAACGACGCTGATGCTATTCGTTACGGAATACATTACAATGACACCTCCCGATTCAAATACGATGGCGGGTTACAGACACAGACCGCCAGCTAAATGGGAGTGCAAGGGTTGAAGGGTGGGAAATGGTTACATGTTCATACGATTGATAAAAAATTAAGTTATTCGGTGGTTAGGTATGTCCTATAGCGGTAAAACCTGCATTGCAATACGTTTGGAAAGAAACACCTATGAACTTGAAGGTGTGTGATTCTACCGTCATGCAGGGCGCAGAGGTTGGTAGCGCAACCCGCCGCCATTTTTGAAAACAGAGGGATGGTGTAGTTGGTTAGCACACCCGTATATGGAACGGGAGGATGGCTGTAAATACGAGCGCAAGAATAGCAGCCTCGCATACATGAAGTTACACATGGATTGTGTGTGTCGCAGGTTCGAGCCCTGCTCCCTCGACTATGGAAAAGAAAGACAAACGAACAAAGGACATCGTGGCCGTTGATGCTGACGGTTCGATGTGCGGCTATTTTGAAAGGATAGTCGATGCGGCACGGAAATACAACCTGACAGCAGGCAAGATTAGCGATGCCTGCAAGACTGGTCATCTGTACTATGGCCTGAAATGGATGTATAACGACGAGTATCATAAGTTATGGCTTGAGGGCAGGACGCATGAACTGGCATATAAGCGCACGAAGTACACACAGCCGATGAAGAAAGGCACGTCAACATTCAAGCCCATGTCGGAATGGTCGGAGGAAAGTCGGCAAAAGCGAAAAGAGCAGTACAGGCAGACGGCTTACAGGCTGGTGCATGACCCTAATTGCAGGTTCGGCAAGGTGGTAGTAAGAAAGCCAGTCCTTTGTGTCACAACAGGGAAGGAATACCCGTCTATCAAGGCCGCAGCCGTTGACCTCGGCATCCCGAAGAATCAAATATCGGGTGCGCTTTCAAGAAACGGCACTGTGCATGGTTATAAATTCAAAACTATATAATTATGGAAAGGCAAATTGGTGAAGTTTACAATGACCGCACAGACAGAAACAGGTCGGTTTCTTTGCAGGTCAAGGAGTCAGAAATTAAGAGTTGTGATGGCTGTTTCTATCGTCATCAGCACTGCAACCGCATGAACGTGTGGAACTATCACGGTGAATGCAAGGCTGACAAGCGAAAGGACAGAAAGAATGTGATATTCGTCAAGCAGTAGGATATGGACACGAATCTAAGTGTGCGTGACATAGAAAACGCGCTGATATTCGGTTCGGGCATGGCCAGTGTACGGAATGACATCATCATCCCTAACCTGTCATGGGGCTTGCTGAATCATGAGGCAGACCTCGCCATCGTCAACAAAAGCGGCTATCTGACGGAAATAGAAATCAAGCGTTCAATCGAGGATTTGCGGGCAGACTTCAAGAAAGACATCTTTCACAATGACGAAAAGGTGTATAGATTCTATTACTGCCTGCCAAAGTCGATACGTGAAAAGGCGTTGGAGTTGTTTCAGGCTGAATGGAAAAAGATAGGCTTGCTCTACAACCACGAAAGCGAATTTGAAAACCGCGTGACGCAGTTCTACCCTGCTGTTATTTGGTATGATGAACGTGGCTATCTCAGCTACGAGCCGAAAAAGCTAAGTAATCGCAGTGGTGCGCGTAAGCTGTTCCTTGAAGAAAGGCTGACGGTCGCAAGGCTGGCATCGTGCAGGTATTGGGATATGCGAAAGAAACAGATTGTCGGTGAACAGCAAACATTGAAATTCTGATATGGAAGCAAAGGACATACCAGCGGACATGATGGCCATGATTCGCAAGAAGTTTGAAGAAGAGCCGCAAGTCAAGGGGTTACGGACGCAACAGTATCTTCTCCAGCAGAAGAAGGAGTATAATGCTGCCTTGTCTATCGGAAAGATGATTGAAGTCCTTTTCGGTACTGTCGTGCAGGCTTACCTCGATGAAGTCAATGCCGAATGTGAGGAGATTGATTTCAAGGATTTGGATATTCCGAAAGAAGATAAGGAAGAAATCAGCATCCTGAACGTGACGCTGTTCATGGCTATTGACATCGTGGAGTCCTGCCTGTTAGACATTAACGACGTGCTTCATCGTACAGACAAGACACTGAACTATGAAATGCACGATGACCTAAAGGAACTTTCGGAAGTTATTCAGGCCAAGATGAAGTATTGGGGTGAAAACTCACAGTACCTTGAAGATAACGAATGGGGCGTTAGGGTCGATAACATGTATCAGATGATGAAAAACAAGGCCAAGTCTATCATCAGCAAGCGGAAGTCAGACAGCTGGGGCAAGAATTTTGAAAAGTTAAACAAATAATCATGGAGGCTAAATTGAAGTCAATAGGCAACTATTTCAAGGAGAAAAGGTTGGCAGACAAACGGAAACGTGCTACGGAAGAGGCCAACCAAAACATCTATCCTACCTGTAGGACTGGTGAAAAAGGCGAGTTAATAAACGAGATAGTGGTTTGTGGTATGCCGCTGTTTCAGGTATCAAACAATGATGGGAGGTGGAATGTAAGGGCTGATGATGTCGGAGAGGTCATCAAGCATCTGCGTGATGCCTACGTCGAAAACTATATGAACCAATGACTAAGCAACAACTGGAAGAATTATCAAAGGAAATACATAAGCTGAATGCCGACAAATGGAATAAGGCCGACATCGGCGAGGGATTGGTCAGGCTGCTGGATTATCTTACAGCCCTGCGAATCGCGGTGAAGTTGAAGCGGATTGCAGACCGTGGCAGTTACGAGCATTTCAATAATGAGCGCAGCCTGTTCAAGAAGCCAAATTCCGTAAAGAACTACAGGCTCTATATCCGATGCTCAACAGAAGAAAGGTTTGCAGACCTGATGCTGGGTATCTTGGATTTGGCCGCTGCAAAGGAAATGAACTTTGAGGCACTGGAGCCTGAATTTAGGCGCAATTTCACGGAGTTCACGTTCAACAACAACTGTTTTTCATTTGCGAAGCTGGTAATGTCTGTAGTTCCTATCAAAAAGCGCGTGATTATGATGACAGGATTTGTTATCAGCTGGGCGAAGTCGGAAGACGTGGATTTGGAATACTATGTAAACGAGAGAATTAAATACATGAAGTCTAACAAACAAGAAGATTAAAGATTATGGCTTACAGAAGTAGAACCGCCGAATGGTTTAATGTAAAGATTCGGTATGAAAAGACAATGGAAGATGGTTTGCAGAAGAAAGTGTCTGAAAACTACGTTGTCGATGCGCTTTCGTTCACTGAGGGCGAAGGCCGCATGATTGAGGAAATGTCCGCGTATATCAGCGGTGAGTTCACGGTTGATGACATGAAGAAATGTCCGTTCAAGGAGATTTTCTTCAACGATGACGAAATGGCAGACCGCTGGTATAAGGCCAAGCTGCAATTCATCACGATTGATGAAAAGACGGAAAAGGAGAAACGGACGAACTGCTGCTATCTTGTGCAGGCTGGCAGCTTCAACAGTGCTGTTAAGGCCATTGATGAAGTCATGGGCGGCACGATGATAGACTATGTTATCGCATCTGTCTCGGAAACGAACATTATGGATGTGTTTGAGTATCAGAAGAAGGAAAAGGACGATAAGCCCGAATACGAGCAATAGTCTATGAAACTGATGTACGAATTGAAGTGCAAAATCACAGATGAGGATAAGCTGGGAATCTATATCTACGCCTATCACAGAAAATTCATGCTTGCAGCCATATTGCTGATGCTTGCTGGCGTTATCGGTGTGGCTGTGACGTTGTTCTATGGCTGGAAGTACGGATTGGCGGCTTTCATGTCATCCTATGCTGCAATTCTTATGATTGCCGACAGGATGTTTACTGTGTGTATGAATAGGGCAATAGACAAGGTTGTGAGACAAAAGATTTCGGAACAATGAGGCTCTATTATCAAATGACAAAGGGTGAGTATGATTCCATCAAGGCTGGTGGGATTGTACGCATCCCGTTCAATGCACACTGGATAAAGCGTCTATGCTACAGCGCAAAGACAACGATTCCGTCTGATATGTGTTTGGTGCATGACAGGCAGGAATGCTGGGAGTGTTTCAATAACAATAACGAATGGGTGTGCTATCCGTTTGATACCATCCAGTTAAGAAACGGATTCAGGCAGTCGCTTTGGTATGTCGAATCCGTGTATTACGACGCGAAATCCTTCTGCGTGAAATTGAAGGAAAGATTTAGTGAAACAAAAACATCAATTATCGAAAATGGAACTAAGTAGTATTGGAGTGTTTATCATTGTAGTTGCCATGTCTGTGCTTGTGGCATTGTTTGTAATCCCTTCTATATGGCGGCTTGATGAATGGCGAAGAAGCCATGATATGCCAGTAGGCATAAAGATAGTGTTGGAAGATGGCGGTGTAATGCCAGTCAAATCGCATGAAGATGATGCCTGCTATGACCTGTATCTTCCGAAGGAAATAGTCTTGCGGCATGGCCGTCAGCAGATACCGCTGGGATTCAGGATTCAGCTGCCGAAAGGCTATTGTGCATACATCCGCTCAAGAAGCGGCAATATGTCGAAGGGGCTGGAAAACATCAATCAAAGGCGAATCAATGCCGAGGTCAAGACTGGTATCGTGGATGCAGGCTACCGTGGCATCGTCGGCTGCATCGTTGATAACCGTGTTCCGAAGCCTTACAGAAAGGATGAAAGCGGTGCTGTTGACAATTCGATGGTGACGCTGGCAAATGGATATAAGATTGCGCAGATGGCCATTCTGCCTGTTCCTGAAACAGAACTTCTGTTGGTGGATAAGCTGGATGAAAGTGAGCGCGGTGACGGCGGCTTTGGCAGTACAGGTACGAAATGACAGTTATGGAAAAGAAAGAATACCTGTTAGACAATTTATTTGTTGTTGTTGACTGCCAGTTTGATGGGGAAACACAACGCTGCAAGACGGCATTCATGCAGTCTCAGGGCAGCTATACAAATGACATCGAACTGGCCTTCAAGTTCATAAGCCGCGATGATGCACGGCACTACGCAAAGGATGAGGAAATCATCAGAATCGGCGACCTTCGACCTGACGCATGGGTGATAGGCTACAGAAAGAACATGCACGATTATGTATTCCAGCGTATTGACGAGAATGGAGCAATGCACATGGGCAGTGCGCATGACCTTTCCGTTCTTCTGTTTAACAGCAAGGATGCAGCACTGGAGTTTATGGAGAAATATCCTCAACTGAAAAGTGATAACAAGGTTATCCCTTATTTTCAAAGTAGTCAGATTGCAAAGCTGGTAGAAAAGAACATCCGCGACTTTGAACTGAACATGACCGATGCAGACCGATTCAAGCGTATCACCGAATGGATGGCCGACACATTCAAGGCCAAGAATCACGACTACGGCAATTCGTTTGCTGAATTGTTTGCGGAATACGGAATGACCTATGCCCTTATGCACCTCAAGGAGAAGATAAACCGAATCAAGGTTCTTTCCGAGACGCAAGGGCAGGTCAAGCAGGAAAGCATCAATGACTCGCTGATGGATGCGGCCAACTATTGCATCCTTACATTGATTGAACTTGAAAAGAAAAAACTTGGAATATGTTCAAGATAACGAGAATTATGGTTACTGATGGCAGCGGCGGTGTCCTGAAAACCCGCTTCTGCGATATTCTGACGGACAACTTGGAACAGAAACGTTCTGAGTTGTGCCGTCAGTATAAGAAGGAGTTAGGTAAGAAGGTGAAAATAAACCTGTCTTACAGGGAGGGAGATAGTGATGAACTGAACAACAGCGAAGAATAAAAAAGGGGGCAGATACTTGCGTATTCCATCCCCCGAATTACTCGACGTTGCAAAGTTACAAGTTTTGTAGTAAATATCCAAATTTATGCTGAAAAATTTTTTTATCCAAATCGAATCTTTGCAGAAAAGGAAGCAACAGATGCTTGAAGAAGAGAGAAATCTGCTGCGCCCTACTTTGTCAGATGTGTCGCTGATAGGAAACATCTATGACATGTTCTTGTCTGCGATGCGTGAACTTCATCCGAACATCAAGCAGCTGAATAACACGATTCAGCGGTCTAAGTTCATTTTCATCATCCTGTATCTGTATTCACCCGAAACATTCTGCGGACGGAAGATGAAGCGTGGCGGCATACGTGACAAAATCGCAAAAGTCACTGGCTGCAAGAAAACGCTCATATCACATAATTGCAGGAACGTGAAGATGTATTATTACATCTATTCAGAATTTCATGCGGATGTCGATGCGGTCTATGATAAGATTATCAAAAAACTGGAGGAGAAAGGAATGATTAAGCCGTAAATGTTATTTTGATATAAAAAACAGCATATAATTTGGAAATGTAAGCAAATAACTTTATATTTGCACAAAAATTCAACCGCACATGGAAAGATATTCAGAATATTACGAAGATGATGCCCGCAGGCTTGCACAGATGCTCGCCACGGAGGGTAACGGTCAGATAGAGCCGTTCTATGCAGAGAACTGTAAGGATTTCCCACAGCCGCCGAAGGTCAGTTTCTTTAATACGGTGAAGGTTCCAGCATACCGTGTTTATGATGGTGATGGCTCTGTGCTGGCAGAGATTGCTTTTGTGGCAGAAGCCCGAAAGGGTGATGAGGATTTGCTCTTGAAAGACAGGATGATTAAGCGCATCCGTCTTGGCCGAAAGATAGCCAACAAGCGAAAGCAGCGTCATCTTACGGAGCAGCAGCTTGCAGACATGATAGGCGCGAAGCGGTCAGCAATATGCGGCGCGGAACGCGGCAAATACAAGTCTGACTGCGATTTTCTCCTCAGTGTTGCACAGGCTCTTAACTGCACACTGGATTTCAGCGACATTTGATAATTCAGCCATACATATATATAATAGGGATGCAAAAAACGATATTGCACCCCTTTTTCTTTGTTTTTGCTGGCTAAATTGTTAAATAAAGCAAATAACCTTATTTTTTCGCTGAAAAATTTGGTAGTTTCAATTTATTTGCTTACCTTTGTACCAACAAAAAGAAACAACAACATTTAGAACAGAAGAGCCGACTGATGACAAACAGGCACAGAAGATTATGCAAGTCAACATTCAAATCGCCATCATGAGCCACCTTTCAGACGCTCAGACAATAATGAACGCAGACAGCGCAATGGCAAAGACACATATCAATTTCGCAAAGCGACTGATTTTGAAGTACGACAATACCGATGTCTATGCAGAAGAGGATGAACTGGATGCCATTTGGGATGAGGAGTACGACAGAATGCACAAGCCCGAAGAATTATAATAAACAGCATACAAGGCCGCTGGATTAGCCCTGCGGCCTTATCACAACCATTTAGAACTGACGAGCCGACAGTAAACAGGCATTTCGATTATGACAGCAACAGTAATACATGCAAACGGCGAGTATCATGGCATAACGCCAAAGAACGGCACGGATTTCAGCCTTGAAGAGGCACAGAAAATCGTCGGAGGTTATGTCGAGGTGATTCATCTAAGCAGTACCCAAATTATGATTGTCAACGAAGAGGGGCTGATTAGAAATTTGCCGTATAACAAACAGGCTTCACTGATTGCATACATGGCACGGAAGGCCAATGCGATTGTCGGTGATGTGCTGGTATGTGGTACAGAACAATTCAAGTGATTATGAAGATAACAGGCAGAAAAATCATGCAGATTCGCCATTCGTGGGAGTTTGACGATGTAAAGGCCGCTGCAAAGCCGCGTGGCCACCGTAGCCGTAAGATTACACGTCTCAAGGGCGTAAAGGTACGGGCGTTAGTTAATCGGATGTTCAACAAAATATATACAGACTATGGCACAGAAACCTAAGATGATGCAGTTTCTCCGCAAATTGCAGTCGATTCAGGGAAAGTATGCGGAAACAGTGAATTTGGAAGTCAGGGTGCGCAAGTATCACGATGATGGCTGCATTGCCATTAGTGCACATTTTATCTCGCAGACAAAGAAGGTTGAGCAGGACGATGGAAGCATGGATTTCGTTGTTGTCTCTCTTGATATTTACACCTTCTATACGGCGAAAGAAAACAAGGAGTTATTGGACGCATTCATCAACAATGTAAAGGCAGAGCACCAGCGGATGATAGCCTGCGGGTGCAAGGTCGAAGATTAAGATAATTCTTGCTAATTCTTTCAAGAGTTGCAAGAAATGGAAAGAACTGGAAAGAAACATGAACAGACAATATGCAAGGGTGGCCGTGACGCTGGAGAAGCCAGCAAAGGCCGAAACGGAACAGAAAGGGAACAAATACGATTGTACTCCTGAAGATATTCAAGAAAAGTACGAATTGAAATAGAAAAGACTATGTATTTAGTTCGTGAACAAAACAATGACCTGATTCTGTTGGTGACTGACGAGAAACCGTTCAAGCACAATGGAAGCTGGAAAACAAAGCATAACTGCCAGTCGGTGACGCTTGATAACAAGCAGCATCCCGATGTGCAGTGGATAGACAAAGAGCCGACGGAGTGCGAAATAGTGTCTGTCGGCAAAGAACCTGTAGAAAAGCCCAAATATGAGCAGTATGTCATCAAACCGAATGCAAGGGTTGAATGCCCTGTGCTGAATGTTGAAGGTGACAAGCCTCTGATGGGCGGTTACTTCTGTCGGAACTGCGAGAACAACTTGCAGACATGTAATGACGAAGAGACTGGCAACCTGATTATAAAATGCAAGAAAAAAGGCAAATAATATGGGATATACAGAAAAATATGTGAATGAACTGGATGCAGTCTGCAAGAAAGCGGAAAACGACTATAACCATGAGAAGGAGTTTGCCGCCGTGGTTGCAGATGCCTTTCGTGCTGGCATGACGTTTCAGTACAAGAACGGGTTTATCATATTTGATGATGAACTGCTGGAAAGCGAATTGCCGAAGAATGGCCAGCTTTATATCGTTATTTCTACATCGAATAAAGCGTACCTGTGCAGATGTGTGGTTACGACAGCCGAAAATGGCAGGTACAATTTCTCCTACAACGGCCAAAGCGGAACAACATATTACACCTTCAATATTGTTGGTGGCAATATGCTGATGGAGAATATCGGTGCATGGCAAAGATTTATCATAAACAAAAAGTAATATGGATAGGACTATTCTTTTTCGCGGAAGGGCGATTATTTCAAGAAAGTTTGTGTACGGTGACTTGCTGATGCACCGTGCGCCGATGGAGATTTGCGTTGACAACACGAAGGCCGTACAGGTGGAACGTGGCACAATAGACCAGTACACGGGATTTCGTGACAAAGAGGATTATTTCATCTTTGACCGTGACATTTTGGCTGTAGAAGGTCAGAAAACGCCATACCTGATAAACTACATTCAACTGTGGGGCGGTTGGTATATTGCACCTCTGAACGAATCGGGTATGATAGAACGTGGAAAGCGTGTCACCATCAAGACGGCACTTCGCAGGGGATTTGATTTCACTAAGACCCGAATTGTCGGCAATCAGTACGACATGGAAGATGCCATGATTAAGTTCGATGTGTGGCTCGGTCAACAGCAGCAGGAATTATGGTAAGGGTAGTGAAACCGCCAAAGCATTACAGGATGCAGCCTGTGGCCGTGAATCAGACGAAATGCTATAAATGCGGTGCGGAACTGGAGTACACAGAATCGGAATGTGAACGCCAGCAGAGCCACATGTATGAATGGCAGTATTATATAACCTGCCCCTGTTGTGGAAATAGAATTTGTGTTGATTGTAAAAACTGTTGATTATGACGATTGCGATTATTTATATATCATTTGGCATCCTGTATCTGCTGGCTTGCATAGCAGACGGACATGATGTAAAGCCGATTTGGAAACGGTGGCTCGGCGGTAAGCTGGAGCAATATGCTGACAGGTTGAAGCCTATCGACTACTGCAACCGTTTTTGCTGTATGTATTATCAAGAAGCCAATTCAAGACGGAACACCGTTATGATGCCGCGTAATTCTGTTCGTATTGAAAGCCATGTGCTTATCGGTGAAAGCGAAGTATTCGACGCACATATACGTGAAGAAATGATGCGTCGGAATGGTCGTGCGGACTTAATCCCTGCATTTGGTGGCATCAATGAATTGGTAGAAAGAGCCAAAAAGTCATGCGTAAGGGAGATTCTGCATGAAATAGAAAAGAACAACCTGATTGACATTAGGGTTAATACGGAAAGCCGATTCCCTCAAATAACTGTTGACGGGTGTGTGTATGTAGGACAAAACGAAAATTATTGAAATATGGAAAAGTTAGAACAGGCAATTAGGGCTGCTGCTGATGCGGCCAAAAGTGAGAACAAAAACATCCTTATCATGTGTGGTGATGATAACGGGTTTATAAACGTCGGCAGCATTGATTCTGAGTCGCTTGCTGGAATGTTAGGCCAGTGTATCTACGATGCGACGCAGAAAGACGCGCAGGACTTTGACAAGCTGATTCTTCGCAGTACCACTATGGCCGTTTCTACGGTTGCGGCACAGTGCAAGAAATACAGAACTATACTGGAAGGTTCTATCAAGGGCTGCGTGAAAAACAGAAAGAAATAGCTATGCGTATTATCAAGTTCAGAGGCAAATGCACAGACGATGGAATGTGGCGACACGGCGATTTGCTGCATGACAACGGCCTCGTTTGGATTAACGATGACGGCTTGCATTGCACAGTCGATGAAAAGACTGTCGGGCAGTTTACTGGTCTGCATGACAAGAATGACACGCCAATCTATGAGGGCGATGTCATCCAATCTCCTCTTGGAAACGTCGTTGTTGTAGAATATGGCTACAAAGAGCACAATGTAAGGCATGGCAGGCCAGCAGTCACGGATTGCTTCGCTGCCTATGGCTGGATTGTTCGGAATGTCAAGAATGGCATTACCGACTTCTTGGATTATGAGTTTTTGAAAGGCTGGGTAATCGGCAATATCTATGATAATCCCGAATTTTGCAATGGAAAGAACAATAAATTTCAGAGGTAGGTGCAATGACGATGGCATGTGGAAATATGGAGATTTGCACAATGCCAGTTATAACGGCAAGAAAGTACTTGTTATCATCACCAATCGTAACCTTACATTTGATGAAGAAGTGGATAAACTTGAGAACGTGGCTCTTGTCTTTGGCTACGAGGAAGTCGCTATCTGCGACCCTGATACAATCGGGCAGAACACAGGACTGAAAGACTCCAATGGAACATCAATATACGAGGGTGACATTGTTCGCAATGGCGAGCACGGTTTTCTCTATGTAGTCGTTTGGCATGATTGTGGGATGCGTGGGAAACAAGTCGGCAGTTCATCGTACATCGGACTAACGGCATGGCGTGACAGGCTGTTAGTCGTAGGTAATCGCTACGACAATCCCGAACTGCTGGAAGTGAAGAAACCGCAGCCGCCCAAGAATGGTTTACTGGATGGTGAGTTTCGCATTCGGGCATTATATGACAACGGCTGCATGTCTGTGAAAGGCCATGTCTATGTGGCGCAGTATGTTGGAAAAGGACGTAACAAGAAAATCCGCGTGTGGGATGAATCATCAAAGCTGGATGAAGAATACAAACGCAGATATGGAACATGTTGCGATATGGAGTTAAGCATCTTTGGTGATTGCAGGGTTCAGCCGATTTATGAAATAGTAAATGAAAATCAAAAATAATAATTGGAAAAGATGAATGAGTTCTTTGTGGCTGTTGAATCACACCCCATTACTGCATTGCTTTGCTGGCTGGGGCTGGTGATTATCGCACAGGCAATAAGGCCGACGATAAACTATTATACAGGTAATAATAATAAGGATGATTGATATGGAAAGTTATCTCTTATACATCAAAGGTAAGGGCATTGACGATTGCGCTAACAAACATTGCAAGGATGACGATGCAGCACTCGATTTGGCCAAAAAGATAGTGCGCCGTGCTCCTTTGGGAACAACCATCAAAGTTTATCATTTAGATGAAACTGATGGCCGTACAAAAACTTATGTAGGTATGGTAAAACATTGAAGATTATGGAAATACTGTTTAGGGCAAAGGCCGAACATGATGGCCAGTGGGTAGAAGGTGACTTGATTCACTACAACCGCCCACGGTGCGAGAAAGTGACCATCAAGGAAAGTAGCGGGCTGGAGTCTGATGTGGCCGAAGATACCATAGGCCAGTACATCGGATTGAAGGATAAGAACGGCAAGCGAATCTTTGACGGTGACATTATCGCTATCGGGCTGGAATATCCGAAGCTGGTAGCATTCAAGGATAACCGTGCCGCTTTCTGTACGGCAAACATTCAGGATTTGAAACGTGAATGGCTGTACCCTTGGGGTGTTCCTGCTGATGACTGGTGGCGTGACTTTGGCAAGGAGTTTGAAGTTGTCGGCAATAAGTATGACAATCCTGAAATGCTGGAGCCTCAGTGGTGGAAGGAGCAGAAGTGCAAGAAGTCATATTCAAATTTGGCTCAACTGGTTCTGTCTGCTGGAGTAAGATATTGGGAAGATGGAAAGCTGAATGGTGTAAGGGATGACAACGAACATCCGAAAATGCCATGTGCCATACCTGACGGCAAAGACGGCTATATTTGGAAGCCCGTAATCGACATCAAGACTGGAGAGGTCAAGAATTGGGAGTTGGGCATTACTGCCGACATCCATTATAAGGTGTGCGATGAATGCGGAATATCGGTGCTTGATAATGACGGTCATTGTGTCAAGGAGTATTGCGGATATGTACCCGAAATCCTGTGCTGTGGCTGTGAGAACGATGGCGACTACATCATTATGCACATTGATGCTTTCGGCAAGATTGACGGCTGGAAGCACGACGATTATCTGTTACATGAAATAATGAAACATGAAGGGTAGAACGAAGAAAGAGCGGCGGGCTATCGGAAAGTTAGTCCGCTGGATTCGTAAAGCGAAGAAACGCGGCTGTGACAGATTCGACTACAATGAAGGTATGAAAAGGGTCATCGCCTATAAGTCTGCTGATTTGCGGGTTGGTGAACTGTTATATAAAGAAGCCGTAGCGAAGGAAGCGGAAAAGCGCATTGAAGTGATGAAACAGAATGCCTATGCGCTGCCTGTTATCCTGAATCCCGAACATTTATTTATAATGCCTGTCTATGGAAATGAAGTATAAAACGGTCAGAGACATGGTTCTGCTGGATTATGTTGACCAAGGGGAATATGTAGGCATCAACACAAGAATGCTGCCAAAGCATGATGACTGGCTGCTGACACCGCTTGATGAATCTGTTTGGAAAACGGAAGAGGAAATCGAGCAACACGAATGGCTGAATAGCGATAGCACAACCTGTACGGATAAGACAATAGAAGAAATCCTGCTGGATGAGGTCTCCGAACAGGTACACAACTATTATCGTGGCCTGCTGTGCGTTTTTGAGCACCTGAAAGAGGAGCGCGTCCTGCATCTGTCATTGAAAGCAGAATGGTACAGGATGATAGAGGCTGGAATCAAGTTGGAGGAATACAGGGAAATCAACGCATTTTGGAATAAGCGGCTGGTCAATTACATGTATTTGCCGCGAGGTATGGAATTTGCGCCTATGGCCTTTATGATACCATATACGCATGTCGAGTTTTCGCTGGGCTATCCGAAACGTGATGACTGGTCACGCAGGATGCTGTTTGAAGTGTTCAATATATCTGCTGGCAGGGGTAATCCTGAATGGGGTGCTCCTGATAAGGATGTGTTCAAGATAGCATTAGGACAAAGGGTAAAATAGGGAGTGTGCGGAAGTATTACTCCCTATTTCTCTGATACTGCCTTGATGGAATCGTCATCGTCTTTGACAAGGCGCAGGCGTTCATTGCAGTTAGGGCAGAACACGACGCTTGCATCGCGCTCCCTGTAGTCATCAAACAATTCGGCCATCGTCACGCCAAGGGCATCTGCAATCTCCTTGAGTTTCTTAAAGGATATGCTGCCACGTCCACGGGCGATACCGTTGATGTACTGAGGTGTTACTGGCTCGCCTTTTTCATTCTTGATGAGTGCAGCAAGTTGTACTCCAGTCATACCTTTCTCCTTCAAAATTTCTTTCAGTCGTAGCATAATTCTATTTCCGTTTTGTAATTCGAGTGCAAAGATACACATTATTATATAAATAAAGCAATTTAATTTATTAAATAATCTTAAAACAAGCATTTAGGTTGAAAATACTCACGAAAAAATTTGGTAGTTCTGAAAATAATCACTATCTTTGCAACAGAAATAAGAACAAAACCATTTAGAACAGAAGAGCCGACTGATGACAAACAGGCACAGACAACATGGATAAGCAGCAAGTTAAGGCAATAGCCAACGAAATGATGAAGCAGTTAGGTGGTAGCAGTTTTCGCTACATGGTAGGCGTTAAGATGGCCGTTTATGACTGCAAGGGTGGCAACGTCATTCTTTCTATGAATATAGGTAGAAACAAGACATCTGCCAATTTCTTCAAGATGATTTATGATTCTGCAATGGATTCGTATGTTATGCAGCTGATTCGTAAGACCACAAGCCGCAAGACCTATGAAACGACTGAGAAAATAGTCGCTGAGACAAAGGGCGTTTATTGCGACATGGTGCAGGCCACTTTCACCGAAATGACTGGTTTATACACTCACCTCTAAATCTGCCAAAGTATGCAATGTTTGAAAAAGGCAAAAAATACCCCCTTCTATTCAGTCAAATTCGATGTAATGTTAGGCGGGCGTTGGATTTGCACCCTGACAATGGCTCTTGGGTTTGAATACCTGACAGGCTATGAAGGTGAAAGGCCAGTCTTTGACATACCGATGACGGCGTTCTATGAATATGTGGAACAGAAGCGGCCATCGTTGAAGGATAAGAAATATCATATAGAATTTGTAACAAAAACGACAAAAGAATTATGGGTAAAATGAAAAAGACTTATTACATGGTCACATCGAATGTGGCGGTTGGGAACGGTGTCTGTAACAGCACACAGTTCTATGACGAAGTGCCGACCTATGAGGAGATTCAGAAGAATACCTATCATACGGCCATCAATGCGGGATTTGAACCCCGTGGAAGCGTTGTCATCTTCGTTTACCAGCGCATCAGCGAGGAGGAGTATCTCGCCCTGCTGCCGAAGCCAGTAGAAACCAAAGAAGAAAATGCTGAATCTGCTGAATAGTATGGAAACGAAGGAGTTCAAAGAAAAACTGGCATCCCTGCTGAATCAATTCGGATGGGATAACGAGTGCAACATGCCCGACCATATCATTGCCGATTCTGTTACGCGCCATCTTGAAAGCCTTGCAGAGACCAGCAAGAAAAACATGGAATGGCACGGCTGGAAGGGTGCAGGTGAAAGCGAGTGGAATCTTGCTGCGAAGGTTCGCCCTGAAGAAAAGGTTGTGCTGGCAAGGATTATGCCTAAGAACGAGGCGCGTGTGGTGAATGTCGTTGACGGTAAGTTTATCGTTGATGGCTGTGAAATGGTTACTCACTGGATGCAGATACCAAAGATTGAAGCATGAAACGGAATATCTATAAGTGCGAGGTCATCACGAATGATGACGGTACAATCAAAGTCACCAGCTATGCCAACAGATTATTGAAATACGGTGTGCTGGCAAAGCTGAATAAGGCCGTGCATGAAGCAGCCGACGAAATCAACGGCAAAGCACCGTGGCGAAAGAAGTACATCAGGTTTACGCATGACGGCAAGACCTACCAGCAGACGGAAAGCAATAGTAAGCATTGCTGTGAGGGTTGTTGCTTTAGAAAGAAAAACGACTGCAAGCATCCCTACTATGGCGTGGGTACTGACTACACCAAGGGCAGCTGCGACGGAATGATTTATAGGAGGGTCAAGTGATGAAGAGAATCTATATTTCAGGTAAGATTGCAGGTTTGCCGCCCATGTATTCGCAGATGCTTTTTGAACGTGCTGAAAAGTATTTGGCCAAGCAGGGATATGAGCCTGTGAATCCGTGGAAGTTTGACAAGACCAACTGCAAGGAGTTTGACGATTACTTGATGGTTGACCTTGAGGAACTGCGAAAGTGCGACGGTATCTATATGCTGGCGAACTGGCTGAAAAGCAACGGCGCACATGTCGAATACTATTTTGTGAAAGGTATGCAGGATGGTGGCAGGGAAATGGAAATCCTGTTTGAGCCGTCGTGTGAAAGTTGTCTGCATCGTGCTGGGAAGAAATGCACATTGCGCCAATTCATCGGCATTGAAAAGACAGATAGCTGTGAAGGTCATCAAAGTAAAACAAAAACAGAATAATTATGGTTGAATATGGAAGTAGTGAACCCGTAAAGGGTCAAATCGAAATCGACGGAGCGAAGATTGAAACTTTGTCGCAGGAGATTGTCAGTGCAAACATTATCACGGTAGAAGTTGGAACAACTGGCTATTGTGGTGGCGACAGCGGGCATGGTGGCCGTACTTATCTAAAGATTAAGGATGAAGCCAGCACCGATATGAGATGCAGGGTGAAGGGCTACTCCGTGGATGATGCCAGCTATAAGGATGTGGAAATTGACGATGCAAGCCTCGTTGAACTGACATTCGGCGGTGATTGTGAACTTGACACCCTTATCGCAGCATTGGAGTTTGCTGTTGACACGCTGAAACAGCAGACAGGCGGCACACATACGATGACCAACAAGGAACGCAAGCAGGAAAACTTCAAATGGTATCTGAATGATGTTGTCATGCTGTATCGAAAGAACGGCAACCTGAACGGAATGAGTGCCATTCAGAAGCGTTACCATGTTTCTTCAATCACAAAAACGCAGTTCTTTGAGTGCGGGCTGGATGAAGCCGCAAAGTCAAATGCCTTTCTTGGCGATGATTTCTGCAACAAGGTATATGAGTATGTGCTGAACCGTGCAAAGGGCATACCAGCACCGAAATACAAAGCGGAATGAAAACGATAATGAAATATCCGCTACAGGCGCAGAGTAACGTCGTGCAGAAGGTGACGATGCCGAAGGGGTACAGGATTCTGACGGTGGAAAACCTTTTGCCGACTATCTGCCTGTTTGCGGAGATAGACTTGGGTAATGATGACTTTGAGGATGTTCAGGTCATCATGTACGAGGAACGTCAGATGTTGCGCGGCAAGCTGGAGTTTATCGGTACGGTGCGCACACTGGATAACAGGTGGTTTCATGTATATCACAAATTGGATTAAAATGAAAAATGTAATAACAAATAATCACGGAAACGGTGTTGTTGTGTGGATGTATATTCTTCACAATGAGTTTGGCGGCTTTCTTGGCCGTGTAATTCTGACTGGCGACGGCTATTTCTTCGCTGTCACAGATTGGGGCAATTTCAATTTCTGCTGGGGCAGCACAGGCAGGGATGATTTTCGCGAGTTCATCCTTAATATCGGTGTTGACTATTTCGGTGACAAGATGTATAGCGGAATATCATACACAGCAACAGGCCGAAAAGTCGAGGCATCGTGCAAGCGATTTGCCGCGAAGATTCTGCCGCCATTACAGGAGGCCATCAGGATTGAACTTCACAATGAGAAAACGCTTGGAAAGCCACTTGAAAGAATCGAGCCTGTCTTTGTCGAGCATTTGCCGCATCAGCTGGAATACGGGAAACTGTATATCAGCGAAAAGTTTGAAACGACATCCCACCTGTGCGCCTGTGGATGTGGCGAGTTGGTAGTCATGCCGTTCAAGGCTGGCGGCTGGAGTCTGACAAAGAACGATGATGGAACGGTAACGATGCGCCCGTCTGTAGGGAACTTTGAATTTCCCTGCAAGTCACACTACTATATCACAAACAATAAAATCGAATGGTTATGAATGTAAGAAAGATGGCCGAGTTCAAGGAACTGGATTTGCATAAGACGGGATTTGGCAACCATGACAATGCCGCCCGTGAATGCGGATTCTTCAACGAATGGCGACCTGAAAAGGCAGAGGAGGAACCGAAATGAGTAAGATTAGCAAATTGATGGCCGCTACGCTGATGATGGCAGCTGTTGCGGGTGCTGGCGATAGGTCTATCTATGATACTGGCACACGTAGAAGATATAGAGGCACTGGAGGCCGTGAACTTACCGAAGAGGAAAAGGCACGGAATCATCAGATGTATGGTGTGAACATGCAGGAGCATGAGTTTATAATCCACGGCGAGAGAATCATGGCACGGAACAAAAAGACGGCCATGAAAATCTATGCCAACAGACGTAAGAAATAGTTGTATGAAAAAATTTTGGTATTACAGAAAATATTACTGGAAGACTGCTTTTCGGAAAAACATTGCTTTTTCTGCGCGTATTCAGTCTTTCTTGCAAGTGTTTGGCATCGCCATACATAACCCTTGGCGTGATGAATGTTGTTGTGACTTTGAATGTTGTAGCCCATCAAAGGAACATCGGTGCTGGTTGCATATCAATTCAAAGTCTCTTCTATTGCGGAGAGTCGTTTGGTATGAAGAAACAGCACCGAAGGGAACTGCTGGAAGGGATTTTATAAAAAAGACAAAGTTAGTGTTTCAGAATCCATTTAAGAAATAATAGACTATGTGTGACTGTGTAGTGAAGATTAAGGCTGAACTTTGTAAGAAGTACGGTTTGGGAGGCGTGGAAAACGTATCGCCTGATGGTCGGATATATGTTACTGGATGGTTCAAGCCAATGACTAAAAGCGGGAACTATTCAAAGCACCATCGCTATATCGGTTTGGATGACAAGGTGAAGTTCTGCCCGTTCTGCGGCAAGCCCTATGACGAAAAAACGAAGTGATATGGAAAGACCGATTAATGACGTGTTCACCTGCGACGGTGTTCATCTGAAAGTTCAGGAGGCTGAATCGTTCTGCCGTGGATGTTACTTTCATGGAAGGGTAGTCAGGAAGCAGAAGCATTGCGATGTCGATTCTGTGCGTGCGCAGATTGGCAAGTGCAGGGCGCGGACTGATGGGAAGTATGTAGTATTCAAGAAGGATTTATCTAAGTTTTGGTAATATGGGAAAAATTGTGTATCAGCCAGCGGGAAAAGCCCGCGAATACGCTCCTTGGGCGGCAAATATCTTTGTCGGGTGTTCAAACGACTGTGAGTATTGCTACTGCAAGAAAGGCGTGTTAGGTCACGGAATGGGTCAGAAAATCCCGCAACTGAAAAAGGAGTTTCAGCTGACGGCAAAGGATGTCAAGTTCAAGAATGACTGCGACGCTTCAAGAAAACTCGCATTCATCGTAGGATGTAACAAGGCCGTGCAGGTATTTGAGAAGGAACTGGATAAGTACAGGGGAAGAATCATGGCAGATGGCCGTGGCATCTTCTTTACGTTCAGCAGCGACCCGTGCCTACAGCAGCCAGTCGATACCTTCTATACATTCATGCGGTGTGCCTATATCGCATTGGGGTGTAACGAGGATGGAAGCAGAAGAAACGATTTGCCTCCAGTGCCAGTTACCATGCTGACGAAACGCTCGGAGTGGGTGTACGGAATCGGTGGGCATCGTCTGCTGGTCAATGGCGGTAAGAACCTGTGCGTCGGTTTCACGCTGACAGGCAGGGATGACCTTGAGCCGAATGCGTCAACGAACATGCAGCGTGTGGAAGCGATGGCGAAGGTCAAAGAATACGGCGTTCATACCTTTGCCAGCATCGAGCCTGTGATAGACTTGGATGATTCGCTGGAGATGATAAAGGCCACATTGGGATTCTGCGATGTCTATAAGATAGGGCTGGAAAGCGGCAAGAAGCACAACAAGAAGCCAATCACGCTTGACGGCATAGTGAAGTTCGTCAATGACGTGCAGGAGATTGTGGCAGCGAAAGCCCCGAAGTCGAGGATATACTGGAAAGACAGCATCAGAAACAAGGTGGATGGCCGTGTTCAGTACTCCGTGCAAGTCGTGAATGCCAGTCATAACATCTTTGCGGAATGGTAAAATAAATTTATTTGCTTTATTTTTCTGCAAAAAAGTTTGGTAGTTTCAATATTATTTTGTACCTTTGCAAAGACAAAACCGTTTAGACCTGATGCCGACAGGATAAAGAAAGGCGAATATAAATGCGCCCGCTGGGTGAAATATAAAGCAAAATGATTGAATAGATGGAAGTGAAATAGCTGCAAAACACCGCGATTCTTTCACTAATATAAATTGGTGAAACATAATGTAGGTATAGATTCACATGACAATAGTAATATGTGTAACTTTGCCGAAAATCGCGGGATGGAGCAGTTGGTAGCTTAACAGTTTGACTTACTGGAGGTCGCAGGTTCGAGCCCTGCTCCCGCAACAAAATTATAGTAACAATTAAATCGGAATTGAAATGAATTTAGAAGGATTAGATGTACTGACGCTACAAATCAAGCGCGACAGTTTCAAGAAAATCTTGAAGGGTGAGCAAAAGGTCGAGCACCGCTTTGTTTACCCGCGTAACGCCAAGCAGTATTTGGTGGAAAAGGACAACGGCGACGGCACAAGCGATGTCGAGGTTGTGGGCTACGATGCCTTGCAGCTTATCAATGGCCGTCAGAAGAATGCCCCCCGTCTGCTGGTGCAGGTCGTTGGGATTAAGGTCGTTCAGATGGATGACGAAAAGACTGGCGAGCCGCTTACCTTCGTGGATAACGGCGAGACCTACTATGTTACGCAAATGCAGTATGAACTCGGCGAAGTCATGCAGAAAGAGAACTGTGAAATCTTCGACGAGGAACAGGATGCCCATTCAGACAACTAACAATAATGTCGAACCCTTTAATTTGAATGCTGAGTCAGAAACAGAATCAATCGAATCACTGGTATCACGTCAAACGTGAACGGTGCAGGTAGTCGCCGACTGGCAAATGGTGGCCGTTATGCGGCTGGCCGTGCAGGTTGGGGAAACCGTGAACAGCGTCGTCAAGACCTTCGTGTGGCATTCGCCCGACAAGCACGTCAGAACGTAGCCGCTATGCGGGCGCGTGGTGTTCGTGGTGCAGCCTTGCGCTCCGCCGCCCTTCGTGCTGCCGCAGGCTCTGAGGGCTAAAGGTTGCCTTGAGCCGACCTCATGGCCATCGCCGTCAGCAAAATGATGGTGGTGGCCATTCTGATTTAGCGGAAGAGTTAAATAAAGTAATATGCAACAAAAAATAACGAAAAATATTTGGTAAATCAATTTATTTGCTTTATCTTTGCACTATTAATTGAACAACAATGAAGCATACGAAAGAACAGATTGCTGAATATCGCCAGCGTCTTTTTGAGGAGCTCTGCAAAATCAAGGAGAATGGAAAGCCTTACCTGACAGAGGATGAGGCAAGAAAACTGGCAGACAGCCCCAGCGATGATTCGCTGGATAGTGACATGGATTATAGCAGCCCTGAATTGATGGCTGATATTTTGACAATGTAAACGGAACGGCTGAGTCAGGTACATAAGCGATATTGAAAAAGCAAACAAGCGCGTCGAGAATGCCCTGACAAGAAAGGGTATTCGTCATTCTCATGTAGAATTTGAACGTGCAACGCCAAAGGCTTTCAAGAATGCCATCAACTATGCCAAGAAGAAAAACAGGCACGGCTGGATGGTTGACACCCATACAAAGAAACAGTTCAGGAATAACCGTAACAGTGGCACGGCTTATTACCTTTCTAAAGACCACAAGACAGGACTCGCCATAACAAGCGACGGCAATGTGGAGGCCGTATTCAGCAGGACACGCGGAAGGATGCCCAACATCATGGCATTCGCTTCTGCAAGGGGTGGCCGAAAGCTGGATTGCTATGGTGGTGGATTACAGAATATGTATGCGAAATATGGTGCTAAAGCCATCGGAAAAGTAGAATGGGATGACGATTTAGCACCGTCTGATTGGGATGGCCGCACACGCCTCCCCGTCGTTGCCATGACCCTTCCAAAAGGATTGTCGGCAATGATGCGAAGCTATAGCCCAAGCAGGGAAATCAACCTTGACAGGGTTAAGACATACGATGATTGGGATAGGATGATGAGTGACCGCGAAAGGGTATTGCGCCGAGGTAGCGGAAATACGATAGCAGCTGCCTTGCGTACAGCTTTGGGCGGCTCAAACTAAAAAAATTACATAAACGGAACTATGAGCAAGTATTCAGAGACAATGGCCATCATCAAGGGCATCCGCGAAAAGACCGACACTGCCGTACTATTCTATTCGGCTGGTGGCAAAGACGGCATCGCCCTGCTGGAGATGCTGGCAACGACATTCCCGAAGGTCATCTGCTATTACATGTACCTTGTGAACAACTGCGACCATGTGCAGCCTTACATTGATTGGGCTGAGAAGCATTACAAGAATGTCGAAGTACGGAAAATCCTGCATTTTCAGCATGACGCATTCAAGGCAGGAGGATTCTTCTGCGACCCCGACCCCCGCTATCTGCTGCCGAAGAAAGACCCGAACCACCTGCGTATGCGCTCCATCGGCGAAATCGAGGAACAGGTAAGGCAGGAAACTGGCGTACCCTATGCCTTTAGCGGCATGAAGGGCGTGGATGGCTACATGAAGCGTATGCGTCTGCTGATGTTCAAGAAGCAGAACGGTACATACATGACCAAGAAGGGCATGGTTTACCCGCTGGCCGTGTGGACTAACGGCGAGGTGTTGCAGTACATCAAGGCGAAGTCTCTGATTAGGCCGCTGGAATACGTGAAGGGCAATGTGTCGCAGGGTTTGGCTATAGACCTCGACCATCTGCTGTTTCTTAGAAAGAACTACCCGCGTGACTATCAAAGGTGCTTGCAGGAGTTCCCATATTGCGAAAAACTGATTTTCGACTACGAGCACGGCATAACCACCAAGACGGAAATGCCCGAAAACTTGCAGTCGGATGACATAGAACTGGAGGAGGAGTAAGTTATGGCAGTGAAGAAAAGTAAAATCGCACAAGCTGAATGCAGGGTAATCCTGAGAAGTCAGATAAACTTTGCATCATACAATCCCCGCAAGATTTCGGAAGAAGCCCGAAAGCAGCTAAAGGCCAACTTGAAGCGGCTGGGGCTTATGGGCGGTATCGTGTGGAATGAGGAAAGCGGAAATCTTGTTGGCGGTCATCAGAAGGTGTCAATCATCGACGAGGTGAACAAATACAATTCTGAAACGCATGAAAACGACTATGAAATCCGCGTGGAGGTGGTTCATCTGTCAGAAAAGGAGGAGATGGAACAGAACATGTTCTTGAACAACAAGGCCGTACAGGGCGACTTCGACGATGACCTGTTACGTGACGTGCTGGCAAAGATAGACCACAAGGCCGCAGGCTTCAACGACTTCGACCTCGACATGCTGGGTATAACACCCATTGACGATGAGGAATTTCGGAACATCACCGACATACCCGAAGAGACAGACCCCGCTAACGACTGGCGAAAGGGTAATCTGACACAGGATAGCGAGCATCTTGCACAGGTTGATGCGAACACCCACGGAAGCGAGGAGAACACGAAACTTGACCGCAGCGTAGATTTCATGGCCGACAGTGCCGAGAATCAGATTGCGCGTCACAACGAAGTGCAGAAAATCAAAGACCGCATAAACAAGAAGTCCGACACCAACAACGACGGCGGCATGTTGTCGTATTTCATCGTATCGTTCCCCAACCCCCAAGAGACACAGGGCGCACTCATTCAGCTGGGATTCGACCCCAATAGCAAATTCGTGGACGGGCGCGAACTCATGGATAAAATTGACATACTGGAGTAAAGCATCATGGCAGAAAGGAAGAAAAAGACCGAAGCAGCAGCCAAGCCGAAAAAGAAAACGGTGAAAAAGGCCGCTACAAAGCGACGCAAGACATCTGCGCCGCTCGTCAAGGTTCCCGACTCCAAAGCCAAATACGACTACGATGACCCCGAAGGTATCTTTTTCAAGAAGATTGACCAGCTTGCAGGACAGGGGATGACCGACACCGAGATTGCGGCACAACTCGACATTTCACGCGAGGTGTTCAGCCACATGAAAAACGGAAACTACAACAGGTGGACAGCATCAGAAAACGCCGTGCGCTCCGCTCACATCGCACACGTCTTAGCCCGTGCGCGGGAAAAGGCCATCGGTGTTGCAAGGGCTGCATACTACCGTGCGGCCATCGGTGGAAGGAAGATTAAGTCGGTTACAACAAGGTATGTGCAGGCGCGTTGTATCTGTAACGGAAACGACCCTAAATGCCCCGATTGTGGTGGTACTGGCATCGTTGTACTGACGGATAAGGCCGTAGTTCAAGAGACGGAATCGGAACTTGCACCGAACATTCAGGCACTATCGACGTTTCTGTTTCACCATGACCCGAACTGGAGGAAAATCCAGCGCGGAATCGAGGATGATGAAGAATTGCCGCAGAACGTCAAGCAGGGCATACCTGTATCTCACTGGATAGATGCGGAAATGACGGATGACTGGAAGAATGTAGAAAATGACATAACGACTGAAAGCGAAGAATGACAAGGGTAGCAGATAGACGGAAGGTTTTACGAGGGCAGGTGCGCAAGGGTATCAAGGTGCAGCCTGTTTACCATCCTCTCTATCTGAACAACGGCAGAAAGATGATTGTGCTTGTCACTGGAGGCCGTGGAAGCGGTAAGTCTTTCAATGTCGAAACCTTCTTGGAACGCCTGACCTTTGAAGCCGTGCCGAGCCCCCGCGATGATGCGAAATTGCTTGCACATCAGATTCTTTGCGCCCGCTATACGATGGTATCAGCCGATATTTCTGTCATCCCCGAATTTTTGGAGAAGATAGAGATGGAGGGTACGCAGAAGTATTTCCGTGCCACAAAGAAGGATGTCATCAACAAGCAGACTGGCTCACATATCATGTTCCGAGGCATCAAGACCTCATCGGGCAATCAGACGGCAAAGCTGAAATCAATCCACGGCCTGACGGTGTTTGTCTGTGATGAAGCGGAAGAGTGGACTTCGTTTGATGACTTCGAGAAAATCATGCTTTCCATCCGTACCTTGGGCATTCAGAACCTCATCATCATCGTGATGAACCCGACGGACAGCGGACACTTCATCTATCAGAAATACATAAAGGACACGCACAGGATTGAATACTTCGACGGTGTGCCAGTGCAGATTTCGACGCATCCCGACGTGCTTCATATCCATACGACATACCTTGACAACATAGAGAACCTATCCCCGCAGTTCCTTGAGAACGTGGAAACCATGAAGCGCAATGACCCTGAAAGGTATGCGCACATCGTCATCGGCCAATGGGCTGATGTTGCGGAAGGTGCTGTGTTCAAGAAATGGGGTATCGTGAAGGAGTTCCCGACGCAGTGCAAGCATGTTGCGCTCGGAATAGACTTCGGTTACACACATGACCCAACGGCCATTGTGATGTGCGGAATATGGGATAACAGGCTTTATATAAAACTGCTGTGCTACAGGACTGGAATGCTGTCAAAGGACATCATCGAGTTCTTGAAGCCGTATAGTGGATTGATGGTGTTCGCCGATAGCGCAGACCCGCGACTCATCGACGAAATCGCCCTTGGTGGAATAATGATATATCCAGTTCAGAAGCCGAATGGCTCAATAGTGGCTGGCATTGACAAGATGCAGAGTTATGATGACATCTTCGTTACGGAAGATTCCATCGACCTGCAAGAGGAATTGCGCAACTACGTTTGGGATAAGGATAAGGATGGAAACTATATCAACGTTCCCGTTGACAAGTGGAATCACGCCATCGACGCTGCCCGCTACTACACGCTCGGCAAGCTGCTGGGTAAGATAGTGAAGAATCTAAAGGTGACAAAGAAGAATAGTAAGATTGCAATCAAATAAAACGGAAAGAACTATGCCAATATTGGACGATTATCAGTTACAGGTGTTGACGCAGTTTAGGGGTGTCACACTTAACAGTGCAGGCGTATTGCGCGAACTGTACGCCTACATTCTTGAGAACGATGTGGCTCATGCTATCAGCCTGATGCAAGACCACGAATTAGCTGTGACGAATGCCATTCGTGAATACAACTGGCAGACGCACGATGTAATGAACCGCCCGAACAAGTGGAGGGAAGGGCAAGAGCCTTATCAGACGGAGAAGCTGCCGCGAACCCGTCAGAGGTACATCAATGAGGTGGAACTCTTCTTCCTGCTGGCCAAACCCCCGAAGTGGCAGAAGAAGGAGGGTACTGACAGGGCATTCCAGCTGTATAAGGACATGCTGGATGACACGCGCTTTCATGCCAAGTGGAGGCAGTGCAAGCGACTGGCAGGCTCGGAACTGGAATCGGCACTTGTCTATCAGCTGTACCAAGAGAACGGTGTGCTGAAATACCATAATTTCGTGGCCGCGTATTCAAAGGGCTACAGGCTGCATCCGCTGATTGACCAGTATGAGAACATGGTGGCCTTTGCGCTGGGATATACCTTGAAGGAAAATGGAAACCATGTGCAGCACTATGACATTTGGACTTCCGACTACTATTTCCAGTGCCAGCGTTCTGCCGTGGGATGGCAGGTCACTGTGTATGACAACATCCTCGGCAAGATTCCAGTGATTTACTTCAATCAGGATAAGTCATGGGATGGCACGGAGCGCAGAATCACCCGTGAGGAAATGAACGATTCCAAACATGCCGACAACAACAACTATTTTGCCGACCCGCTGGCAGAGGCAACAGCAGACGTTTTGCAATACCTCAAGAATGGAGAGACCGTCGGAAGGATGATTCAGCTTACTGGCGAAAAATCACGTTTCGGCTATGTCAACCCGCCGTCAGACAGCGCATCGCGCAGGGATGAGCATGACAACCTGCATGATTCCATCCTGAATGACTCCTTCACGCCTGATTTCTCGTTTGAGAAGATGAAGGGGCTTGGAACACTCAGCGGCGAGGCTTTGCGCAGGGCGTTGACGCTTGGCTACATGAAGCGCGACAACCTGAAAGAAACATACGACGTGCTGCTTGACCGTGACAAGAACCTGAAACTTGCGCTGCTGAAGCTGCTGCATCCCGAAATGGCGACGGAAATCGACGCATTAAGGATTAAGGGCGAATATGCAGAGCCGTTTGCAGAGGATAAGCAAACGCAGTGGACTGCCATCGGTGCATTGTACCAGCGTGGCCTCGTATCGTTGGAAACCGCCGTTACGATGCTGGCCATCACCGATGCACCGCAGCAGGAGATTGAGAAGATAGTGGCAGACGCACAGAGGAAGGCAGAACTTGCGAAGCCAGCAGAACCTAATGAACCGACTGAACAATGAAGATTTACGAATTTGAACAGCACTTCTATCCGTTCCGACTCATGGCCTGTGTCGGTACGGATGCCATTCGTGGCTTCTTTGAACTTGACTGTGAACCGCTGGAGGCGAACTGCCCTGCTATGACGGCCTGCCGTGTCACGAAAAACGGGCAGGATAACGTCGTGCTGTTCCGCTTCCGCGACGTGAAGGCCATCAGGATTATCAACATCGTACATGAGTGCGGCCATTTGGGTATAGATGTCTTTGAATACATCGACCAACCTGTTTGCAGTGAATCTTCCGAATCGTTCTGCTACCTTATCGGCTGGGCTGGCTGCTGCTGTGAATGGCTGAAAGCACATCTTAGCGGAGAAGAAGAGGATGGTGACTATGCGGGTAGGCTGGTGTATGACACCGAACTTTCCTCAGACTTTAAATGATATGGTTTCTTGTTGTTCATAATGTGGGGGTGCAAGGTAGAATCATAATGCCAGTATTGATTTCTATTCTTGCACCTTTTTATTAAATAGGTAGAAATGCGTTTAAAGAGTTAAATAAAGTTATTTGCTTTATTTTTCTTGCAAAAAATTTGGTAATATAAAATTAAATGCTTAACTTTGCACCAACAAATAGAAACAAAACCATTTAGAAGCAGACGAGCCAACTGTTCAAACTGGCACAGAAGAAATGAAACAGAAAGTTTTGAAAGAACTGGCAAAGATGGATTTCAAGGTCGTGGCCTATGCCATGCGTGATTTCTCCCGCCTGAATGACTTGGCAGAGCATCTTGCTTGGGCATACAATGCCGATGACGTTACAAGCGGCAAAATGGCTGCTGAACTTGAATACGCATACGAATCAGACAACAATAAAACCGTTTAGAACTGCCGCCGACAGATTAAACACTGGCAAGAAAGAATATGAATACATATCACAAGTTTGCACCAAACGTATTTTTGGCAAAGTGCGATGCAAAGCACGAAAAGGGCGAGGTTATCGCAGTAACGACGAAGTACGGAAAGGAGAATGAAAGCATCGTTCACAACCTTATCTTTGTGCGTGACGGGTTCTATTACTACTCCATCACCCGTGCCGACGGCTACAACATGCAGGAGCGGGCAAGGCGCAAGGCTGAACGCTATGAACAGGCAGCGGCAAACGCTGACAAGCGGGCAGACGAGTATTTTGACAAGTCGAATAAGGATGCAGACTTTCTTTCGCTGGGTGAGCCTATCAAGGTCGGCCATCACAGTGAGCGCAGACACCGCAAGGCCATTGAGGACGCTTGGCGCAATACTGGAAAGATGGCCGCTGAAATGGATAAGGCCGAAGCCTACCGTGACAAGGCCGAAGGATGGGCGCAGCATACCGATGACATCAACCTGTCAATGCCTGAAAGCATCGACTACTACGCTAAGAAGCTGGAAGATGCCATCGAGTATCATCAGGGCTTGAAGAGCGGCAAATACCCGCGTGAACATGCCTATTCGCTGACATACGCGAAGAAAGCGGTCAACGAGGCACAGAAGAATCTCGACCTTGCAAGAAAATTGTGGGGCGACAACGAATAAGACTATGGCAAAGGTATTCGGCATCAGCTACAGCACCAAAGACGAGGTAATCGTCGAGAAGATGCTTTGGAACGGGCGTTTTACGGTCATCGCAAAGGTCATCATCGAGCACAAGCATGAAGATGACATGCAGACGAATGACGGGCTGAACGCCATCCTGAAAGCGTTGAACTATCGGCACACACATGTAGAGCGTGTGCCAGTACCCGACGGCATCTATAAAGGGTTGTGGGGCATTCACGGTGAAGGGTTCGCCGTGGTGTTCATGGCAGACTTCGACGGTTGCGGCAGCGATATATATATGCGCCGACATGACAACCTCGAATTTGGGGTTTTCTACGACACCAAGTTAGAGACGTGGGTGAACGGAAAGCGTGAGACCGCAGTAAAGACGATAAAACGAAACATGAATATAAAGGTATGAAAAGCAGTGAAAGCAGAATGATTTCAAGGCAGGAGGCAGCGGAAATGCTCCGCGTTGACCCGCAGACCATAACGAACTGGTGCAGCAAGGGCGTACTCCGTGCAAAGCAGGTCGGCAAGTGGCTGATGGTTGACAGAGACACCATTACGAAACTGTTCGACTCTCTGCAAGACTTGGCCGAATCTGAAAAGGCCATCAAGGAATTGCAGCAGAAGAATTACGAAATGGTTCACAAGCTGAGGCAGGCCAGCGACCAATGGATGCTGGATGTCGCTATGGTCAACGGCATGGAAAGGCCGTCAAGACTGATTCGCATGATTCATACGATGATAGATTGCGTAGATAACGAGATAATGTCTGAGCGTGAGCGAAGTGTTCTGAAAGAATACTTGGACGGTTCGGAATTTGAAGCCATCGGTGACGAGTACGGCATTACCCGTGAGCGCACAAGGCAAATTATCGAGAAGGGTATGCGGAAGCTGGGAAGCCTTGAGCCCTATGGTGACGTGCTGAACAGGTGTAACGAGACAGAAGCCGAAAACAAGATGATGCGCAGCCTGTTGAAGAAACAGGATGCAGAACTGGCAGAATTGCGTGAGAAACTGAATATCAAGGTCGAGCAGGATAAGCACAAGACCGCAGAAGAAAAGGCTATGGGCGAATTGTCGGAACAGGATAAGGAGATATTGGGGCTTCTGAACACAAGGCTTGTTGACATGAATCTTACGGTAAGGTCGCTGAACTGCCTAAAGGCCGCAGACTTGGAGACCTTCGGCGATTTGGTGAAGTGCCATAAGATTGACCTGTTGAAGCAGCGGAATTTCGGAAAGAAGTCTTTGGGCGAACTGGATGACCTGCTGGAGACTATGAGTAACATTCATGGTATCAAGTTCTATTTCGGCATGGATGTCGATGTGTACTATGACCGATTCACAAATGGTATAATCGCAAATTCGTAACGCTATGGAACTGCTGAATCTACATGATATAAGGGTTGATGACTGGTTCTGCCACCTGCATGGGCTGGGTGTGCTGAAAATCATCACCGTGCAGACATATTGCAAGTGTGCTGACCGTGACAACAATATTGAAGAGGTGAATCACGAAGAGTTGATGCCTGTACCACTTTCTGAAAGGGTGCTGGAACTGTGCGGCTTCGACAAAAACGGCATTCTCCAGCTGAACGAGAACGATGTCATTTCTTACCATCCCATGCAAAAGACCGTTGGCGTGGTTGGATTCGGCTCACCCGCTTGCAGGGCAATACCGTGGAAGGTCGAGTTTCTTCATCAGTTGCAGCACATCTACCGCGACTTGACGGGTAAAGAATTGAATCCTGACATGCCAGCGTTATCAAGGGAAATCGAGGAAAGAATCATAAACGAAGAATTATGATGTATGACAATTTGACAAGAATATCGGTTGATTGGTGGTGGGGCAGGACTATAACACTGATAGAACGTAACGGGATTGCGTCAGTGGAATTGCAACTTGAAAACGACTGCCCTTCAACGGCATTTGTCAAGGGGCTTATCGTGGATGAAAGCCAAAGAAGAAAGAATATCGGAAAGATGCTGATGGAGAAATGCGAAAAGATAGCCATTATAAACAACAGGTCTTTCATGCAGCTTGACGTAGATAAAAGCTGTAGTAACTTCGACTGGCTTTGCGACTGGTATGTGAGGATGGGATATATACTTCATCGGAAAGATGAGCATTATGTCACGATGGTAAAGGTTTTGCGAACTAAATAAAAAAGTATGGTTGAGGTGTTACGTCAGGAACAGCCCGTAGCCAGCAAGGAGCACAGATGCCTGTTTTGCGGTGCTGTCATCAAGAAGGGCGAGAAGTATCAGCATAACGTCTATGTCACTGACGGCGAAATTGACGACCAGCGGATGCACCTTTGCTGTGAGGATGCCGTTGCCGAGTTCTTTGACCCATACGATGATTACTTGGATGTTGATGCAATCATGGAAGGTGTGAACGATGCCCTGCATGATGCTGGGATAGAACCTGCAAAGACGGTGTATGAAGCCGTACTGCAATGGAAGGAACTAAATAAGTAATAGTATATGAAACGTTTATTTATCATTGTATTTATTGCGCTGGTCTGCATGTCAAATTCGGATTGTGACGGCCAAAGGGAGCAGCGCGTCTATGAAGTAGTGGAAAAGTCTAAGGATGTAGGCTCACACTACAATTTCTTCACCGAGAAACAGGTTGTGGAAACGGTGTACTATGTCGTAATGAAAGATGCAGAAACGGGTGAATTGCGACCTGTCGAATGCTCTGCAAGCAGTTATTACAAGTTCAATGTTGGCAAACGCTATCGCCTGAGTCGGAGAGAGGTTGAATTAGGACATTATTACGGTTATTAAATACAGGACATGAACATTAACGAAAATATTATTCTTAAAGACATAAGGCTATGGTAATTGAATATGGTGCAATGAGTAGTAAATACTCAATCGAAGCGGAAAACAAGTTGGCGGCTTATTTCGCCATGTGTCTGCATTTCGGCGGCAATGCTGGTTTGATAGCCATCTATTCACCCGAAGAATGCAAAAAAGACTCTTGGCTGAATCCTATCGGTGACATCATGCCACGACTGGATGAGGTTTTCGGTGGTGAAGGTGCTTTTGACAGGTTCGCAAAGGAACATGCGGATGAAATACGCGCTGCATACGATACAATCAAACAACTGGTATAGCTATGGGATGCGAATGCTGCAAGGTGGAACACCCGCAAGTCTATGAGACCTGCATGAAGATAAAGGACAGGGCTGAAAAGCTGCGTAAGATTGTGCCGTCTGTGTGTGGTGGCACTAAGTGGGGCAAAGGGTCGAACTACACCCCGCCTAAGAAGAAAAAGAAACGCAAAAAGAATAAGTAGTATGAACAGGGTCTATCAGCAGCGCAAGGAGAAGCAGCTGGCACGGAAGCGCGAAGCGTGGAATACCCCGCAATTCTCCAACAAACAGTATTACGAACAATTAAATCAGATGAAGAAATGATTAAGTTACCGATTACAGAAAAGGCGCAAGAATACTGCGAAAAGGTTAAAGTCAGCAGTGATGCGAGGAAACAACTTGATGAAGGTATGCAAAAGCATTATGACATCGAAATTGAAGATGCCTTTCATGCTGGTGCTATCTATGTATTGGAAAATGTCAATAAGGCGAAAAGCGTTGAGCCTAATCCTGTGGCCTTGGCATTGTGTCTTGCAATGAAAGAAAGAGCGTCGGAATCTGATAAACGACCAAAGAATACATATTTAAAAACAATAAAAAACATGACAGAGAATCAGCAAATGCGGTTGGAACTATACCGTGAATTTGGAGAAGATGCGCAGAAAGCCTTGGATTTCATTATGGCTGGTGAAAAGCGCGAAGTAAGTAAGCCTGCACCCGTGGCCGTGGCCAGCGGAAACACAGTGCCTAACGGTCTGTACCTTGTCTATGAGGATGGCGGCTATAAGCCGTACACTGGCGACAATGACAAGTCAGATGCAAAGGGCGTGAAGTACATCGGAATCGTGCATGACGGCCATTCTTTCTGTGTGGCATTGAAAGACCTTGGCAAGTATGCACTGGTACAGGACACCGACAAATGCCCGTCGGAACATCCATCGTACCGCCGTCGTGAATGTGATGCCCTGCTGGATTGGGAGTGTGTGGAGCGCACGAAGCACATTCAGGAAATCGGAACGGACATACCGCTGGCAGGTGGTGAGTGCATCCCTGCATTGCCTATGCTGGTGCTGATGTGTCACTATGCCGACAAAGGGCTGAATGAAGCGTTAAAATTTGTTGGCGGCGAGCCATTCGATATGGAAGAATACTACTGGTCTGTTACTGAGTACAGCAGCTACTATGCTTGGTACGTGCTTTTCACTACTGGTCTCGTCAACACCGGCGGCAAGTCTCCCAGCAGGTCGTTGTTCGCCCTGTGGCCGCATTTAACATTTAACATTCTACATTCGGCGAGGGCTGTTCTTACAGCCCCGCCATCATGCGTATGGAAGAGAAACAGTATTGTACGACGCGGAAGCAGGAGGCACAGCTGGCCGATTTGGGTATCAATCCCGATACGGCTGACCTGTACCGAATCCCTACTGTCGGAGGCTACAGAATCACGTCGGAATGGGCTAATAATGCCGTGCCGTGCTGGTCGCTGGCGGCATTGATGAACCTTTTGCCGCTGACACTGAAAGATGAAGATGGCATTGTTTATGACCGCTGCATATTCGGTGAAGAGGTGACGTATTTCTGCATCGACTATGATTTACACCTTGAATCATTCGACGGTGGAACGCTTTTTGAGAACATCATCGGATGTGTGAAATGGCTGAAACAAAATTCGGATAAGTATGAAAGCGGAGGTAAATGAGGCGTTCATGTATGACCTGATGACGCTACAGAACGGAATCAAGGAATTGCGCGAGAATCTTAGCCTTGTCAAACAGTTGGCCGCTACGGTGGAATCGCGGAAAGAGACGTTTAAGCGTCAGAACCCGCATATCACGAACCCTGCAAGTATTGACAGGATGTTTGTAGAAGAAATCCATAAGTACGGCGATAAGGCAAAGACTGGCTATCAGACGGCGCAAGTCGGCTGCAACTCTCTCGGAATGACGATGTTTGAAATCGACATCGACGGATATGTTAGTGACTGCATAAAGAACGAGCCGCAAAGAAGGTTATGAAGTGTTCATCATGCAAATACTATACCCGAAGCAGAACATACGGAAACGGATGCTCCTGCCAAGGTGTCAGGCCGTGTGAAACAGAACGGCGAAGAAACGAATCAAAGAAGAAACGACAAAAACGGGAATCAAAATGGAACAGAAGAAAATGAAAATGGCTGGCCGTGACTTACACGCTGGCGACGTGGTGCGCTTCAATGGCGAACTGCACCAAATCGGAACTATCGGGCGTACAGATGCCTTTGACGAGAACACAATGACCATCGTACATTTGGGCGAGGCCGAGCCTGTTGCGCTGACTGATACGGAAGCGTTGAAGGTGGTGGGTGCAAAGGTGGATGGCGTTGTCATCAGCTTCAAGGGCGATGGCGTGTCGGCGCGTGTCGATTTGCTGAATGACGGCGGCGCACACCTTACCATCAACCACGGTAACGGCCAGTTTGTCGAGTACCTGAATCCCAAGCGGGCTTTTCTGCATGTTGTTCAACAGATGGCATGGAAGCATGGCCGTGGTGAGTTGAAAGTCAGAGTACCTAAACAAAAGAAGGTGAAGAAATGAACGGAATGACTATCAGAGACCTGCACATCGGGGATGTTGTCAGGACGAAGGTAAACGTGCCAGTCAGCGGCAGCAGGATTGGCTGTGTGATGGAACTGTCGCAGAACAGCGTCTATCTTGATGAGAAGGGCTACTTTGAGCCTGACAAGCTGGAGGGCATCAGCCTGACGGAAGTACGGCTGCTGGAGCGTTTCGGATTCAGGCATGACGAGACGCAGGGCTGCATCATGTACGGAACCCGTGCCAAGGTGTTCTATACCATGTCGCAGGACATTGACAGTGTTTTTATCAAGACACCAAGCAACGAGTGGAAGCGTTACGGCTGCATCAGCTGCCTGCATGAACTGCAACAGGCTTACTACAAGATTGCTGGCGGCATAATGGAATTGAAGGTATGAACACAAAAGAAGGTCTGAAAGAAATCTGCCGAAATTTGGTAAAGAAGCCCAGTAGCGCGATAGGTTCAAAACGTGACATTGACCGACGGAAGAAGCACGGCAAATGCAGGTTTGACATCAAGCAGCCTACTGGCCGTTTCTGTACCTACTGGAATCAGAAGTTGGATGACAAGACCTGTCATAAGTGTGAAAGCAGAAAGTGATGAAGCATTTCAGTTTACCAACTATTCAGAAGCTACGGATGCCGACGGATGAAGTCTCGGCGTTTCGGAAGACACGGCTTATACTCGGATGCGGGCTTACGGTGGCTTTCTGCTCATGGTCGGCTGCGGAAGATTTCAGGCAGATGGCCATTGGTGGAGAATCGTTTAAGGATGTGGAGAATTTCAACCTGAACATGATGATGAACGGGTTTCCGAATCCTGAAAGAAAGCCGATGTCGCAGGATGACATGTGCAACCAGTACATCGACCTGCACGGGAATTTCCGCGAGATAGTAAAAACATTGCAGTCGTATGGCATCTATCCCTTTGAACTTGCAGACTATGACACGTTCTGCAAGGCACTGTATGACGGAGGCAGACTTCCACGGTTCAGAAAGGAGGCCACGCTGCACTATTCGATGTATGCCAGTGCGCTCCTGAACTATTCCGAAGGGTCGCTTTCTGAGTTCGATTTGGTGAACATGTTCGTCAGGGTCGATTTTCTGACAGGCAGAAAAAGACCTATCAAGCCTTTTGAGTTTCGCCAGTTTCTTGCAGACTTGGAGATGGCCATTGATGAAATTTGGCTTATCTATGGCATCAGAACAGGCGGCAGATAAATTAAATCGCTTTCTTTGGTATTCTATAGGCTGCAATGAAAAGAACGTCTTAAAACGCTTTATTTGCAGCCTATTTATATATATAATAAGGTGTATGTGCTTCAAAAACCGCTTCAAATGTTAAATAAAGCAAATAACTTTATTTTTTCGCTGAAAAATTTGGTAGTTTAAATTTATTTGCTTACCTTTGCAACATCAAACAACATAACAACCCATTTAGAACAGAAGAGCCGACTGACCAAACAGGCACAAAGAATTATGGCAAAGTCACTTTCAGAACAGGTAAGCGAGATTAAGAACGGTCGCATGGCAAAGAGTGCAAAGGTTATTGAACTCCTGAAGCTGGGCATCACCCGTGACGAAATCACAATCATTCTTGGCAATGATGCAGGTGCATACATCCCCGCAACATCGAAGAAGTTCACCGTTACTTTCGGAGTCGAGATGGAGACCTATAACGTTGACCGCAGTCTTATACAGAGAATCGGTGCGGAGAATGGCCTACCCCTTGAATATCAGGGCTACAACCATCACGACAGCAACAGCGTTTTCAAGTTCGTGACAGACGGCAGCATCAGAAACGCACAGGGCTACAGCGACAGCGGCTGCATCGAATGTGTTACTCCAGTGCTTAAAGGCCGTAACGGTTTGGCATCACTGAAAAAGGCTTGCGCCACATTGAATGCCGCTGGTGCAAAGGTCAACAGGACAACAGGCTTGCACGTTCATATCGGTGCAAAGGACTTGACAGGCGAGCAGTACGTCAGCGTATTCGTAAACTATCAGATGCTTGAGACCCTTATCGACACCTTCATGGCAGGAAGCCGCAGGGCAAACAATAACACCTATTGCGAGTCAATAATCGGCAAGCGTTTGGCAAACTGCCACACACAGGAGGATGTCTGCAACGCTTTCGGCAATGACAGATATTTCAAGGTGAATGCTTGTTCATGGTCACGCCACCGTACAATCGAGTTTCGCCAGCATCAGGGCAGCACGGATTACGAGAAGATTTCTAACTGGATTTCATTCTGTGCAAAGCTGGTGGTTTGGTCACGCGACAACAGACTCACCCGCCCAATCGCCAGCATCGACGAGATACCTTTCTTGACAAACGACGAAAAGGCATATTTCAAGCGTCGCCAGCGCGAATTTGCAAGACAGGCACAATAACTACAGGCAAGCAGGGCGAAAGCCCTGCACACAGGCCGCAAACGGCCAAAAATCAAACATTATCATATCATCAACAAATTAAAATAAGAATATTATGTGTGTTATCATCATAAAGGCCGCAGGCCAGCAGTTACCAACAGATACCGAGTTAAGAAACGCCCATCGCAGAAACCCGCACGGATGCGGATTCGTCAGCAAGAGCCATCACTATAAGGGCATGAACTTTGAGACCTTCTTGAAGTACATACACAAAGTACCGAAGGAGGAGGCGTGTATCATACATTTCAGACTGGCAACGCACGGCAGCAAGTGCAAGGCCAACTGCCATCCCTTCAATCGCGGAAACATTTGGTTTGCCCACAACGGCATTCTGAGCATCAGACCCGAAGGGGATATGACAGACAGCGAGACCGCATTTCAGAATATCATCTACCCAGCCATACAGAAGTACGGATTCAAGTCATCGTATGTGACGAGGGTAATTGACAAGATAATCGGCTATTCAAAGTTCGCCATGATGGACGAGAACGGGAACGTCAGGACGTTTGGCCAGTTCATCAGATTCAATGGCAGACTGTACTCCAACCTGAACCACATCGACAGTTACGGCTACCGAACAGTCAGCCCCATGCAGACGGCATTTCTGCAAACGCTGGACGATGACGATACGGAACGGGATGAGTTCGCCAGCTTCGATGACTGGTACAGGGCAAGGAGATTGAGTCACAGCCGAATGGCAAGGCGTGTTGTCTAAGCACGTTCTAAATGGAGTTGTTTGTTGGGGTGCATCTGCAAGGGTGCGCCCCTTTTTTGTGCATGTGCATGGCGGCTGGAGAGCATCAGATGGTGTGAAAAATCACGGTTGCGGAATAGCCGAGAAAACCAACCTGAATCGGTATGCCAGCCAGCTATTACGAAACCGCCGTAATGATGTGCATGGCCGACACCCTGATTTTTGCCGTTTTCGTGGCCTGTGACGGCGTTTCACCATTTGACATGATAAGTGTATCATCTGCCAGTATAAAAAGCCCTGAAAAAGCCCGAAAATGAATGTTATTTGGTTTATTTTTTCACTAAAAAAGTTTGGTGAAACCTAAAAATAAACTAAGCCCTGAAATTTGACAAAATACCTCTAACTTCGCCCTGTGAATCAAATTTCGATGACAATATGAACGAATTACAGAACAGAATTTTTGCACTGCTAAAACAGGCGTATTCTTCGCTTGGGTTAGGTGATGATGTCCTCAAGCAACATGCCATCATGCTTGAGCAATCGGGCTTGGTAACAGCCGAGAACGTGGAAACCGTAGTTAATTCTCCTGCACAGAAATCCTACTTGGAGAAGATGCAAAGCCAGTTAGACACTGTGCGCACATCCGCAACCGAGAAAGGCCGCAAGAAAGCCGAAGAGGAGTATCAGAAGAAGGAGAAGGAACGTAAGGATGCAGAAGAAGCTGCACGCAAGAAGAAAGAAGAGGAGGAGGCTGCTGCCGCCGCCGCTGCCGAAGAGGAAAAGCGCAAGAAGGAACTGGAGGGCAAGTCTGAATGGGAAAAGGCTCTTTCCGACCTAAAGGCTGAAAACGCCAAGCGCGAAAAGGAATGGGAGCAGAAGATGCAGGGCATTCTTGATGCCAACAAGACATCCGAGCAGACCATCGCCGACCTCAAGAAGCAGCTTTCTGACCGCGACGCTGCCGAAGCTGCCCGCGTTCGTATGGACGGAATCATCAAACAGGCAAAAGAATTGGGCGTACCGCAGTCAATGATTGATTTGGGGTTGAATATTCCAGCCGACTGGGATGCAGACAAGACAACAAACTATCTGACCGCTATGGCGAACAACTGGAAGACAAGTCATCTGCCTAACGAGAAGCAGAATCCTTTGGCAAACATCGGTGAGCCCAAGAAGGAGGATGTGGACGCTATCGCAGCTGAGTTGGTTCGTTAGTCCGTGAGTGTTCAACTTAACAATTAACAACGAAATGACCAAGATTGATTTAGCAAACCAAAATCGTGAGCAGATAGTATTCGGCAACGATTCCATTGTTATCCAAAAGTATTTTTCGGGTATCAAGGGTGGTCGCTCGCTGGATGTTGCTGCTAACTTCCCGCTGAATGTGATTCATGCAGGCCATGTAATCATCACAGACGGCGCAGGAACGTACAAGCCCATGCCTGTAAAGGCTAAGAGTGGCTACACGTACACCAAGGTTACTACCGCTGGTCTGTACGAGGCCATTGCTGACCCGACGGGCGAGAATCCCTATTCTAACGGCTGGTACACTGAATCGGATGGTACTTACACACAGGTTGGTGATACGGTAACGACTCCCGCCGCAGGTGTGACGTACTACAAGCAGAAGAATCCAAAGACCGAGGGCTGGTACACGGAGGCTACTGGTGTTTACACCAAGACCAACGACCAAACCCCGCAGGTTTCAACGGATTACTATGTCCGCAGTGGAAACGAGATTGCCACCGACGAAAACGGTAACACCGTTTACGAGTATGACAGTCTGCCAGCCAACTACGCCTATGCAGGTGTGTTGTACCGTTCCGTGAAGAAGAGTATGCCGCTGGCTGCAATTATGACCAACGGCGAAGTCAACAGTGAGGCACTGGAGATTGCGATGACTGGCATCCTGTCAGCCTTCCAAACCGCCTGCCCTCACATAGTATTCATCAAAGACGAAGCAGAAGAGGAGGAGTAAGCCATGCAACAGTCACTTTATTTCCAATACACTGAGAAGTATTTTCCGCTGCTGGTTCTTTCCATCGTGGAAAAGCTGAATGAGAAGCGTCAACAGTCGTTGCCGTATCTCTACAAGACGATGCTCACCCCGCAGTATTCGTCCGATGGCATGTGGGCTTCTGTGCTTGCACAGTACACCCGCGTAGCCGCTGACGTTGTTGCGCTGGATTCGGAACTGCCGTTGAAGAGCCTCGACACCATCGAGGTCGCCCACGGTGAGATTCCCAAGCTGGGCATGAAGCTGTATCTGACTGAAAAGCAGATGAAGGACATCGAGAACATGATTGCCAAGCAGATGCCGATTCAGCAGATTATCGGAAAGATTTTCGTAAATCTGCGTCGTTGTATCGAAGGTATCTTCGAGCGTCTCGAGGACATGTTCCTGTCTGAGCTCTCTACGGGTGTCGGTCTGAGTTCGCGCAACGCTGGAACAGGTGTTCGCGTGAATGTCGGCTACCTTGACGCTAACCAGTTCGTTGCCAAGGTTAAGGCATGGGCAGACCATGCCGATGCACTGGCCGTTGATGACATCGAGCAGGTGTTCGACAAGGCACTGGAAGACCAAAACACCATTACCGACGTGTTCACCGACGATTATGCGCTCCGCGCACTGTATAAGAACACACAGTTCAAGCAGCTGTTTGCGTTCAATCAGAACTTCGTCGGAAACAACATCCCCAACCTCGACTTCGACCAAGTGTCGCAGGTATTCCAGCGTAAGTGGGGTGTTGTGCTGCACCGCATCAACCGTTCCATCAAGACGGAGGTGAATGGCATCAAGAAGAACCACAAGCCTTGGGCAGAGGGTCGCATGGTGTTCACCTGTGATGATACCGTCGGCGATTTGGTCTATACCAACACTGCCGAGCAGTCTCATCCCGTCGCTGGTGTCACCTACTCTACCGTCGAAGGCTACATCCTTTGCAGCCAGTATTCCAAGAACGACCCGCTGCGTGAGTTCACCTCTTCGCAGGCTATGGCCGTTCCCGTAGTCCACAACGTTGACCAAATCTACACACTCGACCCCAAGAGCGTGATGGGTTAAACCGTAGGAGGACTGGAATATGAAGAAGATTAAGGTAATCACCCGCTTCAAGGATAAGTTCAACATGTCGCACTTCTTCAACGTAGGCGACGTGGTGGATTTTGAAGATGAACGCGCAAAGGACGTTATCAGCCGTGGTTTGGCAGAACCCTATGCGGAACCCAAGAAGGTAGCCGAAGCACCCAAGGCCGACGAAGCCGAAGCCGCCGCGAAAGCGGAAGCAGAGGCCAAGGCAAAGGAGGCAGAAGCCGCCGCAAAGGAAGCCGAAGCAAAGGAGAAAGCCATCGCCAAGGCCGAGGAGAAGGTTCTGAAAGCCACTGAAAAGGTCGAAACCGCCAAGGCCAAGGCCGACGAAGCCGAAGCCGCAAAGGAAGGTCTGACCGACGAGAAGCAAATCGCCAAGGCAAATGCAAAGGCTGAAAAAGCCGCCGAAGCACTGGCCAAGGCCGAGGAAGCCCTCAAGGTGGCACAGGATGAACTGGATGCCCTGAAAGGTGATGAAGAGTAACTTCTGACGCTATGACGATAAAGGAATACATATCACAGAAACTGCCCTCCATCAGTCTGACGGAGGCGCAGTTTGCTGACGTACAGGTAGATTTCGGCCTTGACACGAATCAGGAATATTCCGCTTCAAACAGCTTGGCCGTCAACAAGGCCATCGTCGGGATTATAGAGGAGCAGGTTCTTGCGCCGAAACTGCGTTCAGTCAGCGAGGGTGGTATGTCGTTATCGTGGAACTACGAGGATTTGGGGAAGCTGTATATGTACCTCTGCAAGAAGTACGGGCTTACCCCGAACCCCGAAGTGGTATCTCTTCTCGGTGTCAGCATGATAAGGGATGTTTCCTCAAAGTGGTAGGACATGTACGGAGTATCATTCAGACCACATAAGTTGCAAGTCGTCACCCGAACTGGAGGCGGCACGGATGAAAACGGCGTACCGCAGCCTGATACGGAAAGCACCGTTGAAATCCCATGCCGATTTGAGCCGAACGGCTCGGCAAGGCAGATACCCTTTCAGGACGGAACGGCACGCATCTATTCCTATACCGTCTATCTCAACCATGACTGCATGACGCTCAAGGTTGGCGATAAGGTAAGGCTCATCGACGGTGACGGCAACGCCATCGAGAATGACAGGGAATTTAGGGTGCTGGGATTCCACCGCTATCAGCTGAACGCTCGTATATGGGTGTAGTAGTCAGGCAGGATTCTTTTGACAAGCTGCTTGCGCAACTTGAAAACATTAAATCCGAAGTGGAGAATGCCGTCATTGACGTGTTCGCTGAAATAGGCGAATATGTTGTTGAAGGTATCAGAAACGGGGATTTGAGCAACTGGAACAATCAGACAGGCTCACTCCGTTCGTCGGTAGGGTTCGCGGTGTGCAGGGATGGCGAAATCGTAAAGATGTCTGACTTTAGGACGGTACTTGACGGAAAGGAAGGTTCTGAGAAGGGTCGAGCCTTGTGCGAAAGACTTGCATCAGAATACGCATCATTCCGATTTGCGCTTGTCATTGTCGCTGGTGAAGACTATGCGGCGTATGTGGAGGCCATAGAAAGTAAAGTCGTGCTTGCTGGCGGTCAGCTATACATCGAGGGTAACATTGAACGGATGCTAACAGAAAGAATCGCAAAAGTGTTTGAAAGGAAATGAAAACGGATGTTGAAATAAGGCAGGATGTGTTCGCAGTCGTAAAGGAGTCTGCGATAGCATTGAACATCAAGGGCGAAATACGCTATATCCCCCGCAAGGGCGGCTCTGCGTCCGAGGACTGCATCATATCCGTTCTTGACGGCGACAACGGGCAGATACAGAAGTGTATCGTGAACGTGAACGTCTATGTTCCGAACATCGACAGCGACGGCGAATCCGTAGAAGATATACCACGTACAAAGTTGCTTGCGAAAGTCTGTGAAACGGCATTGAAATGCGTTTATGGCGACGGGTTCATCATCCGTCTTGAAAAGCAGAGGATAATGCCTGTGAACGGAAAGGACGAGCATGTTATCAACAATAGAATAAGGTACAACTTTAACAACGAATAGAAATGGCAGTTAAGAAGATTTTAGGCTGGGGCGAATGCACAGGTACTAACACGGTTGACAACAACACCGTCGTAAGACATGCTGACATCGTGGAGAACTCCGCATCCCTCAGTGTGGAAGAAGGTTCTGAACAGGAGGCCAACATCGAAGGTGGAAAGGCCGAGGGTCGCAAGCAGAACCCCGACAAGTACATCATCGAGTATGACCGTCGTATCGGTGACGAGAACGAGGTTACGCTTGGCTTCGTCGAGGATGCTGGTGACATCGCCATCATTCCAAAGAACATCGGTGCTGTGTATGCGGAACTGAAGAATGTGTCGCGTAAGATTACGTTGAAGCAGAACACTACTGACGGTCTTGTGGCTCACTACTACTATAAGACCAAGGGTTCTACCGACTCCAACGGAAACTTGGACGATGTTGACATCAAGAAGCATACCGCCGACAACATGGAGTACACGGCAGTGTCATCTTCATCTGAGGGTTACAGCAACAAGAACCCGAAGGAGGAAGGCTGGTTCATCAAGAACGGAAACTCATACATCCATTCTTGGGACACCGCTCCTCAGAACGGAACCACCTACTACGCCCTTACGGAAGTCGTATCGGGCTAACGGTGACATCAAGCCCTTGCCGCCTTGGGTCAATAAGGCGGCATTTTTTTTGGCGGTGATGGTCAAGGGTGTTTCGCCTGTTGTGGTTCGACTCCATGCCCCGCCACTATGATAGAAGATGAAAAGAAGAATATAAAAATCGAATACGAACTTGCTGACATCATATCGGAAAAGCCGCAGGAGTTCAAGGTAGGTGATAGTTTAGTACGTTTCTATCCTGTCACCCTTGCAAAGAAGTACCTGTTGAAGAAGCATTTCGATTCGCTTGGTGTCGATAAGGGGAAGCTGAAAGAAAACGCATACGTCGAGGCTCTTCGCCTTGTCACTGAAAAACGTGAAACATGCTGTGAGATTCTTGCCATATACACAACGCCGAACACCTATAAGGACTTGTATGATGCCGACTGGAAGGTAGCGCGTATCGCCATGCTGGATAGGATTAGCACTGACGAACTGGCCGCTTTGCTGATAAACATCCTTATCTCTTCCGACAACACGGAACTCCTGCTGAAACACCTTGGCATTGACAAGGAGCGTGAAAGGCTGACGAAGATAATGGAAATCAAGAACAGGAACGGCAAGAACAACATCACAATAGGCGGTGTTTCCATCTTCGGCTCATTCATAGGCCAGTTGAAGGAGATAGGATATACCGACAATGAAATCCTGTTTGAGCGCGGCTACACTTTTTTGCGCCTGATGCTGGCAGACAAGATAACGTCGATATACATGACGGATGATGAGATGAAGGATGTGCCGACTGCGGAAGGTGGAAACATGCTCGACGCTAACAATCCCGATTCGTTCGGTCAGGTGTCATCGTTCTTTGCAAGCAAGGGCATACAAGTGAAATAGAGGGTAGAAATGCCTCTTTTCCGTGCTTTTCGCGCTTTTTCTTCACTTTAAAAATATGGTGAAAGCAAAAGATTCATTTGAGTGGATTTACAGGCTTTATAAAAGTATCTTTGCAGGTAAGTTGTTTATTTGATTTTTTTGCTTTATGGGCGAATACGATTTGCATATAGATATTGTCGGTGATGACAGCAGCTTTTCACAGACCTTGCGGAACGTGAGGGATGGCATGAAGAAGACAAGGCAGGTCATCGAGCAGACTGGCATGAGTGTTGACCAGTTCTTCAAGAAGGTGCGCGACAACGAAAGGATGCTTGAGTCTGTCAGCGTGAAAATCGACCTTTCCAACCCTACGGGCGAATTGAAGAAGTTCGATGAGCAGGTTGTCTTGATGTGCGATAACCTTGACAAATACTTTGAAGGTCTGAAAGGCAAACTTGACGCTATGGCGAAAGCCCTTGGTGACGGAAGCACCATTGCTGGCAACATCAAGACCAATGATGACAATATCGCGCAGATTCGTGAACTGCAAAGGGCAAATGCAGAACTTACGGCAGAAATCCAGCGTCAGCGTGCCGCATACGAGGAGCAGCAGAGCCAGCTGCGGAAGATGGCCGATGCCGTCAGGCAGAACAACATCCCAGCCATTCAGCAGATGGGTGAACAGATGGATGAAGCCTCCAAGCGTATCAAGACCGACGAAATCAGGAACAGCCTAAAGGAACTGTCAAAGGAATCGGACGAGATGGCACGTCGGATGGCAAAGGCCGTCGGCGACGTTGAAGCCTACAACTCCATACTTGATGACCTTTGGAAGAAGATAGAGGCAGGTGACAAGTCTGTCAGCATGAAGGACATCGACGAGGTGGAGGCCAAGTGGGGAAAGGCCGTCAAGGAACTGGAAGCCGCAAAGAAGGAATACAACGAACTCACAGACGAACAGAAGAAATACGTCGATGAACTGTCGAATATCAACGGCCACCATGTCAGGATGCGCACGCAGATAATGAATGTGCGTGATGAACTGATGCAGATGATTGCGGCAGGCCGTCAGGGTACTCCTGAGTTCCAGCAGTTAGCGGAACAGGCAGGACAGCTTCGCCGTCAAATGACCCTTGCAAGTGCCACCATGCAGTATTTCGCTGACCCGAATAAGAACCTTACCACGTTGAAGGTCGGATTGCAGGGTGTGGCAGGTGCGGCAGGTCTTGTCACTGGCGTTATGGGGCTCTTCAATTCCGAGAACGAGAAGCTGGCACAGATTCAGGCAAAGGTGCAGTCGGTGCTGGCCGTGCTCGTCGGACTGGAAACGACATACAACCTTGTCAAGAAAACCAGCAATGTGATGCTGGCCATCGAGGAGGTCAAGACGTTTGCGCTTGCAAAGGCGCGTGGCGTTCAGACTGCTGCGACTACAGCGGCCACCGTGGCACAGGAAGGTCTTAACACGGCCATGAGAGCCAACCCGATAGGCGCAATCATTTCTTTGCTGGCCATCCTCGGCACTGCCATCTATGCCATCGTCAAGGCACTGACATCAGAGACGGATGCAGAAAAGAAAGCCCGCGAAGAAAAGGAGGCGCATATCAAGGCCATCAAGGAACAGCATGAGCAATGGGCTAAGTCCGTTGCGGAAAGTGCGTCTAAGCAGCTAATCAGCTATAGGGAGTTGCAGAAGAAATGGGATGAACTTGGCGATGACCTCAAGGCGAAGGAAAGATTCATCAAGGATAATCAGGATGCGTTCAAGAACCTCGGCTTTGCCGTTGACAGCGTTAGCGATGCCGAAAGGCTTCTTGTGACGAATACCGATGCCGTAGTAGCCGCCATGATGTCGCGTGCCAAGGCTGCGGCCTATGCAAGCCAGCTGCAAAAGGCTTATGAGGAACAGATAGAACGCCAGTACAACAAAACCGTCGATAACGGAGGTGCGGTCTATAAGCTGCAAAAGAACGATAATGGCAAATACGGAATAGGTGACATCAGCGAAAAGGGCAATGTCACCCGTGACGAGTTGAAGTCCGTCGGCGCATACACCTATGGCGGTCTGCCTGTCATCACCGATGAGCAGGTGAATCAAATCATGGCGAAGCGCAAGGCCGCTGCAAAGAAGATTTCCGACCAGCTTACCAAGGAAAGCAATGATAGGATAAAACTTATCGAAGGTAACATGCAGAAGGAGATTGATGCCGAGAAGAAAACACTTCAAGCCAGCGGTATCAAGGCTTACGATGCTAATGCCGATAAGCGTAACAAGGAACAGGAAAAGGCTCGTCAGGATGCAGAAAAGAACGCCAAGGCCAATGCCGCCCTTCGTCAGAAGCTGTACGAACTGGAGCAAAAGGCAGAACAGGAAGCAGCCGCACAGACCGAATCCACCATCAAGGCTGTGAACGCCGCCAAGATTGCCACCATAGAGAATGCGGAAGAAAGGACACGCGCCCAGCAGGATGAACAGCACAGGTTGAACCTTGAAGCCATCGACAGGCGCGAAGAGGAAATGAAGAAGAAACTCTATGAGTTCAACAAAAGCGTTTGGGAGGCCAAGAACCAAGACAGCGGGCAGTCCTATTCCGACACGGAAGAAGGAAAGGCTGGATATATCAACCTACAGCTTGCCAAGGAGCAGATGGACGAACTACAGGCTTTGCGCCTGAAAGAGAATGCCGAATACAAGCGTTTGGTGCAGAAGCGTTACGAGGATGAAGCCCATGCCATGCTTGACTACCTGAAAGAGTACGGTTCAGTGGAACAGCAGAAATATGCCATTGCACATGAATACGACGAGAAGATAGCCAACGAAAGAAGCGAATGGCGCAGGAAAAGCCTTGAAGAGGAAAAGAACACCAAGATGGCCGCGCTGGATGCGCAGAGCCTTGCACAAAGCATCGACTGGACGCAGACGTTCAGCGGCATCGGCAATATCTTGGAAGATATAGCGAAGGAAACCATGAAGGAGGTGGAGGAGTACATGCAGACCACCGAGTTCAAGGCTTTGGGCGCAGAGGCTAAGAAGGCTTATGCCGACCTTCGTAATGAACTTGCCGAAGCTGGCGGCGTAAAGATTTCCAACCCGTTCAAGAAAGAGACATGGGATGAAATCGGCAGGCTTGCCAACGAGTACAGGGATAGCGTCAAGAATGTCAAATTGGCCACTGAAACCCATTCCGATGCCGTCAGGAAAGTGTCGGAGGCTGAAAAGGCAGTGGCAGAAGCAACTACCGTTCAGCAGCAGTATATTGCTGGCATGGATTTGGAAGCCGCTAAGAAATGGGCTGACGAGACCAAGCAGGCACTTGAGAACGAACAGAAGCGCAAGGATGAGACAGGCACACAGCTGCGTCAGAACACGGAAGCAGCCGCAAAGGGCTTGCAGAACTTCGATACAGTGCTCGGTCAGATAACATCGGGTACGCTTACGGGCTTCGTGCTTGCCGTCGGCAACCTTATCAGGCTTATCGGCGACAGCAGCAAGGAGGCCGCTACCAACATCGGCGGGCTGTTCGGCGAAGCAGGAAAGCAGATTGGCGGTATCATCGGAGCCATCCTTTCCATCATTGATGCCCTTGGTGATGACCCAGCGGCATTCATAGACCAAATACTTGACAAGGTGGCAACGGTCATCGAGGCCGTGCTTGAGCAGATACCGCAAATCATCGGTTCTGTTGTCAGCGGTGTCGGAAACATCGTCGGCAGCGTGTTCAGCGGTCTTGGAGGCATGGTGGCAAACCTTTTCGGCGGCGGTGAGGACTGGTCGGCCTATGAGGAGGCAGTCGAAAAGTGGGGCGGCATCCTTGACTATTGGGAAGAGAATATCAAGTATGAACGCGAACTGATGGAGAAGTCCTACGGTAAGCAGGCCATCGACTACAGCAGGCAGGCTTTGAAAACATTGCAGGACGCACAGCAGGCAGCGGCAGAGATATACAGGGGATGGGCTGGCAGCGGTGCGGGCTGGTTCAGCCATTCCAACGGCTACAACGTCAACGAAGATACAAGCTGGGAGTACCTGAAACAGTACAACGAGGATATTTGGCGGCAGATGGATGACAATGTTTCCAATCTGTTCAATCTCAGCTGGCAGGAACTTGAAAAGATAAAGCACGAAGCACCGCAGTTTTGGAACTCAATACATAGCGAAGCCCAAAAGTACCTTGACAACTTCATAGAGGCTGGAAAGGCTGCGGAGGAGGCCATCGACGCACTGAACGAAAGGCTGACCACAACGACTAAGGAGAATGTCTTTGACGATTTCTTGGATTCCCTGTATAGCCTTGCGGACGGCTCAGAGACCGTCATGGATGAAATGGCCGAGAACTGGCAGAAGATGGTGAATCGCATGGTCATCAACAACCTTATCTTCGGCGATGACTTCCAAAAGCGGCTTTCCGAATGGTATCAGGGCTTGGCAGACCTGCAAAACGGGCGTGCCAACCGCCTTACAGCAGCCGAATACGAAAAGGCGAAGAATGACGTTTGGCAGCAGTATTGGAACGGCGGCATCGACGTTGATGAACTGTACCGTCAGCTAAGGATTCTCAGGATGAGTTTCGACATGACCGATGAGGAATATGCCGAAATGATTAACGAGAAGATTGAAGAATACAAGAAGATTTACGGCGATGCAGCCGAACAGGTGGCATACTTTGAGCAGCTTGGCATCATCAACGCGATAACAGGCGCGGAAGATGAAGAGGAAAAGGTGCAGGAGTATTTCAGTAACCTGCGTGACATGTGGCTTACCACCCTTACCGACATGCAGCAGGACGGCGAATCGTGGAAGAAGGAAATCCAGCGCGTCATGTTTGAGGACTTGGTGTCAAGCATGGTACTTGGCGATGACTTTACCGAATGGCTTGAAAACTGGAAGGCCGCATATAAGGAGGCACTGGAGGCAGGTGACGAGGCAAGGCTGACACAGCTTCTTGAAGAGCAGGTAGCGAAGCGCGAGGAACTTGCAGGAAAGGCACAGCAGATAGCGGACGGCATAGGCTATGAGGTTGACGAGTCGCTCAACGCATTCAGCAATATCCGTTCGTCACTGCTTGACACGCTGCTTGACATGGATGCAGATGCAGACGCATGGGGTAGGAAGATACGTGAGACGCTTCTTAGCGAAATGGTGGAAAAGACCATCATCGAAAGCATGGGTCTTGGCGAGTTGATGGAGAATTTCGGCAAACAGCTGCTTGGATTCCTTACTAATGAGACGCTGACCGACGCAGCCCGCCAGCAAAGCATTGACGAGGTTCTGAAAGAAATGGAGGAATCGTTCGGAAAGGCTTCTGAACTGGTGCAGAAGATGCGTGATGCCCTTGGTATCGGAAAGCAGGAGGAAGAGCGGGTGTCTGTGTTCAGCGACCTGCGAAAAGATTTCCTTGACACCCTTATGGATATGGAGGATGATGCCGTCAGCTTCCGCACAAGGCTGGACAACATCATGCTACAGGACTTGATGGAGAAACAGGTTCTTGACGTGCCTTTCACCATCAACGGCATGACGTTCGACGATTTCGACACATACCTTGAAGACTGGAACAAACGGTATATGGAGGCCGTTGCAAGCGGCAACCAAGAAATAATTGACGCACTGCTTGATGAACTTGTGCAAGCCCGTAGTATTACCATCGAGGCCGCACAGCAGCTTCGTGAACGCCTGAACCTTAACAATGCCGTCAAAGATACCACCTTCAAGGATATGGCCGACAACTGGATTTCAACCCTTATGGATATGGAGGCGACAGCCGACGATTGGGCTGAAAGTGTCGGCAGGATGATGGCACAGCGTATCATCGAGCAGATGATTTCCGCTAAGATGATTCAGCCCTTGCTCGACCAGTTGCAGGATGCCTTTGACAAGGTGATGTCGGAAGAGGGCGCGACATGGGAGAGTGCCATTGCCGCACTGTCACCCGAAATCGAAAAGCTGAAAGACGGGTTTGATGAACTACAGCCCATCGTCCAGCAGATATTGAATGCCTTTGGAATATTCAAGGAAGACTTGGATGAGATAGAAGAAGAGGTAGATACGACATTCTCCAGCCTTACCGATTCTTGGATTTCCATGCTGATGGATATGGAGGCCACGGCAGATGACTGGGCGAAGAGCGTAGGCCGCGTGATGGCACAAAGGATTATCGAGGAAATGGTTGCTGCAAAGATGCTACAGCCGTATCTTGATGCCTTGCAGTCTGCCTTTGACGGTGCAATCGCAAGCGGTGGCACGATAGACTCCGTAATTGCCGCCGTGCTGCCAAAGATTAATGAACTGAAAGACCAGTTCGGCGAGATTCGCCCGATAGTCGAAGCCATTATGAATGCTTTCGGTCTGATAGAGGAAAAGGTCGAGGACATTGAGGAAGAAGTCGGCGACACCACCTTCAAGGGCATGGCAAGCGAATGGGCTTCTGCCTTGATGGATATGGAAATGACGGCTGACGATTGGGCTAAGAACGTCGGGCGCATCATGGCGCAAAAGATTATCGAGGGAATGCTGATACCTACCTTGATTCAGCCTTTGCTCGACCAAATGCAGGTTGCTTTCGACGCTGCAATGAACATGGCAAACGCCACATGGCAGACGGCTGTAGCCGCAATGTCGCCGTATCTTGACCAGCTGAAAGACGTATTCAACGAAGTGCAGCCCATAGCCGAGCAGATTCTTAACGCTTTCGGTATATTCAGGGAAGTGAAGGAGGAAGTCGTGGAAGAGGCCAAGGAGGGATTCAGCGACCTGCGCGGGCTTTTCGTTTCTGCCCTGATGGATATGGAGGCCGATGCTGACAAGTTCGGTAAGGATATAGCACGGAAGATGACCGAGCAGATGATTGACAAGCTGATAGAAAAGCAGTTCGGCAGTCAGTTGGATGCCATCAACGAGGCATGGTACAACGCACTGGAGGCAGGCGACACGGCGGCTATGGAACGCATACGCCAGCAGCTTATCGAACTGCAAAAGCTGTGTGGTGAGGCCGTCCAGCCGTTGCTCGACACACTGGCACAGATTGAATATGTTCCCGAAGTCGTTGAGGAGGAGGTTGACGATACCATCACCAGTATGCGTGACGATTTCCTTTCCGCACTGATGGATATGCGTGCTGGCACAAAGGACTTCGTGACCGACATCAGGACACTGCTTGCACAGAAACTTGTGGAGAAATTCATCCTTAATTCGCAGTTCGACACATGGCTGAACAGCATCCAGCAGAAATATGAAGCCATTATGAACAGCGGAAAGAGCGAGGAGGAAATGGCGGAGGCCATGCAGCGGCTTGCGACGGAATGGGGCTTGCAGGCCAAGGAGATGCAGGAGCAGACACAGCACATCTTCGACATCACGGGGCTTACCGACGTGCTGGAGCAGCTTAATTATCCCATTGCCGACCTGCGCAGCACGTTCCGCTCGGCACTGATGGATATGACATCTGACGCACAGACGTTCGCCGACAATATTTCACAGGCACTTACCGAAGCATTCATCGACAGGTTCGTGCTTGGCGACGAGTTCGACAAACGGCTGGAAGAATGGCAGGAACAGTATGCCAGCATCATGCGCGGCAACTACACAGAAGAGGAACGCGCCCAGCTTCTTAACAATCTGCGTCAGGCTATCACGGCGGCAAAGGAGGGCTATGCTGACGAGGCGAAACTCATCCATGAACTGATGGGTACTACGTCGTACACCGACCAAAAGGCCACGATGAACATGTCAGACAAGGCCACTTATGACCAGTTCGAGACCTACCTCGGAATAGCCGTAGCACAGCAGCAGGCCACCTTGCAGGGCAACGACGTTCGGCAGCAGATTCTTACGGTACTGCAAAACATGTCGGGCATCTCTACACCGAAGAATGACGAGTTGGAATCCATCAGGATGCTGGCCGTCACGCGCAATGAGTACCTGCTTGACATCAAGCGTACCAACAGGGATATTCTGAACCACTTGGATAATCATTTAGGGTCGATAGACAGTAAACTAACAGGTTTGATTTGATATGGCACACGGAGATTTGTATTTCATCAAGAACAACGTGGCGATAGATGCCTTTGACGAATACGGCGTATCGCTGGAAGATGAGGGTATAAGCAAGATTATGACACCTGCACCCCACAAGGAGCCTGTTCAGAACAAGAACATGGCAATGCACGGTACGGCCATCGTCGGCAACGTGAACCTCAAGGATGTGCGCACGCTATCCCTTCCGATGCACATCGTCGCAAAGACGAAGGAGGCATTCTTCACGAAGTACGGGAAATTCTGTAGTGAAATCCTTGATGCTGGATGGATTCACTTAAAGACGAAGTACCAGCCGAACGTCATCTATCATTTCCGATATGTGGACTGCCAGCCTTTCTCCATCTACAATATGGAGATGGCGAAGTTCACGCTTTCACTTGAAGAACCCAACCCTAACAACAGAACATAGATATGGCATTCCCCGACGCATACAATACGATAGTAAAGGAAGAGAACCTCGAAAACGGCGGTTACGTTCAGATGGAGTGGAACGATACGGAAAACACTCCGCTTGAAATCGGCACGCAATGCCCGCTGGATTCAGATTATATACTGTTCTCAAAATACTACCCGACGCAGCAGGCCGTTGGCAACTACAGCTATAATGTCAAGTTCCTGCATAAGCTGGCACAGCTTGAATACCTGCCCTTCTATTTCAATACGGAGGCGGTAACAGGCGTTGACGGAAGCGGGAATGTCACATACGAGGATATTACCCTTGCCACCTACCCGTACACTGGCAACATCGAGACCATCACCAATGCTCTTGCCGCATGTCTTACCGACCATTCGGAACTTGGCACTTGGCACGCCGATACCGCTGGCCTGTCGAACAATGTCATCAAGTCCATCAACTTCGACGGTGCGACAATCAAGTCTGCCGCCAAAAGCATTGCCGATGCTTTCGGTGTCGAGTACTTCTTCATTTGGAGCACAAAGACCATCAAGTTCGGAACACTGGAATCACAGGTCACGACACCGAACTACGGGGAGATAGAGACAAGCGATGACGGCGTGACGGAAACGAACGGAAGCCTCGTCTCTGCCACTGACGGCGGTGTTCAGTATAACACGTTCAGAATCCTTGGCGGTACTAAGAACATGTCTAAAAAGACCATCAGAGGCCAAAACGTGCAGGTCACGCAGAGGCTTATGCTTGATGGTGACAGCATCCTTGGCGGCGGTTCGCCGAAGATAATGAAAGACCTTGTTTTCGATGACATCTACCCGAAGATGGAACTTTGGATGTACGATGTGCATGAAAGAAGGAAGTACCTGACTGACGAGAACGGAAAGAAGATTGTTGACAGGCAGGAAATCGACCAAGAGACAGGCGGCACGGTGAACATCTATAAGCAGTACTCACTGTGGTACTTCAAGCTGGCATACTGGAACGGTACGGAACTTGTGCCGTATGTCTTTGACAAGAACCTTATCATTGCAGGACAGCCGCTTTCGCTTCTGTTCCAGCCCAACTATGCCGATGATGCGCTGCCACAGCCTCTTGTAGGCCGTGAGTTTGAACTTGTATTCTTCGACGCGCTTAACCCTGCAAAGGAAGTCGATGCCGACGATGTGGCTGGCGGCTATCAGCCGTCACACGGCGAGTTCCGTATCATATACAAGGTTGACGGTAGCATGATGCTCCCTTCTACCAGCAGCGAGTCCATCATACCATACGGCGGTACGATGAGCCTGAAAAACAACAAGGTCACGCTTGTAAACGTGGCCGTTGACAGCGTTTATGAGGCCACTGCAAAGGTGGAACTTCTTCGTGCCGCTACCGATGCCATTGCTGCATATTCTCGTGACAAGAGCAGTTTCACATACACCACTTACGGCAACGCGCCCGCACTTGGCGGTGTAGCTGCCAGCGGCGGCGTGGTGAAAAGCGTAAGGAAAGACCTTATCACTGGCGAGGTGCAATATACCGTCGGCGACTACCAAAGCAGCAAGGGTCTGATAGGCCGCATGTCTGACAAGATAGAGACTGCCAGCACAAGCGCAGGGGGCGCAGCCACGAATGACAGCGCAGTGAACAATAGCGGTGTCAGCGGCTCGTCAATACCGTTGCTTTCAATGCTGATGGGAAGCGGAAGCGTCATAAAGGATTCGCTTACCATCCTGAAAGAACTGATTCTCGGCATCAACGGGCATGGCATCTTCATCGACGGCAACGGCGACGCAAGCATGACCATAGGCTCGCTTACCGTGCTCGGAACGACGCACCTCAATCAGATAGATGTCAACCACATCCGACATACTGGCGGCATGATGGTCGTTACAAAGGCAAATCTCATCGTTGACAGCTATGAAGAGTTGGATGCTGGCGTTTGGAAGCTGTACTACCGCAGAAGGGATGGCAACGGTCAGACCATACACAATCTTTTCGAGGTCGGTGACTTCGCGCTTATGATGACGTTCAATGAAGGTCTCAGCGGAAGCGTGAACAGGTATTTTTGGAGGCAGGTCATTGACGCTGGCATCAAGACGGAAACGGTGGTTGACGAAGAGACTGGTGAGACTTCAACAGTCGATACCGACTTGGGGTATATCACGCTTAACTACGGTACTTACAACACGTCGCCGAAGGAAGGTGATGTAGTGGTACAGCTTGGCAATGCCTCACAGACTGACAGGCAGGGCGCAACCGTTCTTGGCGGCAGCGGAACGAACGGCGGATTCTTCGCCATCTACGAGGGATTCAGTTCTATCGGCAATTCAGCACCGAACCTTGACAGCTATGACAATGCCCTTATCTACCTTTCGCCAAGACGGAACAAAATATCGGGCGACTTCTTCAATATCGCTGGCGACAACTTGGATGAACAGCTTGCGGCATTGCGCGGTGAGATTCTCAGTATCAGAAGCCAAACGGACAAACAGCTTGTCATTTGGTACGGCGACGATGATGACCCGCTGCCAAATTCAAGCGACCTCACGCACTGGAACACCCCAGCAAAGGACTGGCACGATGCCGACGTGCTGGCTGACAACACAGACCAGCAGGAGTTGCACATTGAGGATATTTACTACCTTCGCCGCAACAACACGACGCGGGTAGGTGGCCGTGCATGGCAGTGGATGTATGACTCCACACTTCAAAAGTTCCTTTGGGTGGAGATTACTGATGTAGATACCATCGCGGCACTGGAGGCGGCAGATGATGCAGTGGCCACCGCCAACGAAGCAAAGCAGAAGGTCGAGAATTTCGGTGATGACGGCATCATCAGCGCGGGAACGGAAAAGAGCGAACTGCTTATCCAGTGGCAGGACACCGTGGCCGAATACCTGAAACTGATAGAACAGGCCGAGGATTATGACATGGATGAGAATGCCAACGCATACCATTCCTTCTATTCCGACTATGAATCGAAGTACAATCTGCTGGCCATCATGCTTAACGCTTTCACTGATACGAATATCGCAAGTATCAAGAGCGGAAACGAAGTACCTGCATGGCTTTCGACGCTGAACGTAGATACTAACTTGGTGGATTATGTCGGTATCACTGGCATTGACGGCAACGTGAAAAGCACCTTGGATGGTGTCAAGAACGAATACCGAGCACGATGGAAGGCTTATGCAAGTGCGCGTTCTGCATTGTTGAAGGCCATCGAAGCCGCTGCAAAGGCAAAGACTGACGAGGCGCATGAAAGGCTCGACTACATCGCTGATGATGGTGTGTTAGACCCGACGGAAAAGATGGTCGTGCGCCGTGAGTTCGTTGAGATGTGGCGTGAGCGTGACGCTGACGGCGGGCTTATCGACAGGTGCTATGACAATAACAACCAGCCGTTGAACTCCACCATCGTAAGCAGCTACCTGAATCCTTACAAGACCGCTTTCCGTGACATTGCCACCTATCTTAACGGCAGTAACGGTACGTGGTACACAGACCCGACGACACAGCAGACAAGCGACCCGACATATTCGGTCATCAATGCCGCAGACAGGATTCCGCTTTGGCTGCATCAGGCAAGAAAGGACAACACCGAGACGCTGACAGGCGGCACGGTCAACGGCACGCAGCTTAGTGGCGGCGAATACTGGAGGCATCTGTGGTCAGTGTTCTATGCCGCAAGAACGGCACTTCTGACGGCACTTTCCGACGATGCGAAGGAGAGGGCAGATGATGCACAGGACACCGCCAACGAAAAGAAGCGGGTGTTCTCTACGAACGCTAACGAACTTCCACCAGTTCCCTATGATGAAGGTGACTTGTGGATGAATGCCGTGTGGAACAGTCAGGGCGCGTCATGGCAGAACGGCGACCCGACATGGGCAGGCGACCAGCTTATTTGTATCAGAAGCAAGGGCAAGACTGGAACGCCAAGCATAAGTGACTGGGCTGATGCCGCAACAGGCACGACGGCGAGGATTCAGAACCTTGGCACACAGATAGAGGCAGAGGTCAGGAACAGGAAGCAGGGAACGAGCAGTTCGCTGAAACTTGATTCCACTACTGGCGGTTTGTATGTCGATGTCTATGACCCGAACACAAATACGTGGACTACGGCAGGACTTATCCAGTTGGCACTGGTGAAGGAGGGCTCAAACACCTACTACAGCAAGCTGAACCTTACAGCCGACAATGTGGAGATGAATGCAAGCCTTGTCAATGTCGTAGCCAACACCATTCAGGCAAAGGCCGCATTGCTGGACTTCCAAGGCGGCACGGTGAAGATTGATGCCTCCAATATCGGATTCAAGGTCGGCGACACGATGTTTGACGTGGAGAGCGGACTGGCGAAGCTGCTGATAAATACGATGGTAGGTATCAGCGGAAAGGATGCGCCTACAGGCTGCAAGAACAGCAGTTGGTCGGAATCGCCGATTAACGCCACGTCATCATACCCCTATATGTGGATGCGCACTCAGACATTTGACGGGGAGAATATCGCATCTACAACATACATTCGCCTAAAGACTGGTTCCGATACTGGAAAGGGTGTCCGTGCGCAGTTCACGGCTTCTATTGCTACAACGCCGAGCGGTGCAGCGATACATGACAGCTGGCAGTCGGGCGACATATATATGCGCATAAAGGGCGATGACGATAGCGATTGGGGCGACTGGTTCTTGGTGACTGGAGAAAGGGGCGACGAGACCACTATTTGCTACGGAATCAGCCAGTATAATTCATCTGCCAACGCAAATACAGCACCGAGTGATATTTCATCATGGTCTGACATACCTGTTGCCCCCACGTCATCGAAGCCGTACCTTTGGAAAATGGTACAACAGAAGACATGGAACTCAAGCGGCCAGTCCTATACCATTAATAATACACGTTATTTAATGGTGACTGGAAGCAATGCGGTAGAACTGATTGCCCAGTATTCTGCCATAAGCAACCCGTCTGAATCCGACATCCACAACATCAGGCAGTCGGGTGACACTTATATGCGCACAAGGCTGTCAAATGATAGTAACAGTTGGTCAAGCTGGCATAAGATAGGTGGCGAAAAGCGGTATTCGTTCAATATCAGCACGTCGGCAACACTGGCAAGCGGCGATACGAGTACACAGGTATTCCAGCAGCAAATCGGAATGGTCATCAGGAAAGAGACGAACGAGGCGGCTGGCGAGTTCTCCTTCGGCACTTATGTAGGCGGCGTGTTCAAGCAGGGATTGAAGTTCGAGACCGACAACGGAAACACCAAACTTGTGCTTGCTGCCGATACTACCGTGGTCAAGAGCGATTTCAAGGTGGATGCTCAGAACAACATCGACTTCAACGGTAAGACCATCAGCCTCAATGCAAGCAGTACGCTGTCTATCAGCGGCGGCACGGTAAACCTCAAGGGAACAACCGTACAGATGGATGCCGACAATATGCAGATAGAATCAGGTACTCTTACGCTGACTGGAAAGACCATCGGAATAACAGGCGGTACGATAAACCTGTCTGCGACTTCGACGCTGAACCTGACTTCGGCAAACCTTTCCATCAATGCCGACCAGCTTACATATTCAGGGCGAACCATCGACTTGACGGCTGCAACCATATCTCTTAATGCAGACCAATTAACCTATAGCGGAAGGTCGATAGACCTCACGGCTGCAAATCTTACCTTGAATGCAGGTCAGTTGACATATACAGGTCAGACGATTGATTTAACTGCCGCTACGGTGTCTCTTGGTGCAGACCAAATCACTTTCGCTGGTAAGACGATTGCGCTTGGAACTTCTCAAAGCAAAGTCACCATCAACGGAGGCGATATACAGGTAGCATCCAATAAGACTTTGAGTTTCAGCAGCGGAAGCATTGATTTTACTGGTGCTACCGTCAGCATGAGCGGTGACAACATATCATTCTCTGCAACCAACAGCTTTAAGTCAGCAGTTGGAAACAGCGGCGTGGTGCTTCGTAACGACCTTATCAGCGCATTCATCGAAGATGTCGAAACCAATGACGGCCAGCCATTATCAAGCAGATTAGGGCTTGTTATATCAAAGGGATATGCTTCAAACAACTTCGGGTTTGGTTATTATACTTATAATAGCACTACTCAGCAATATGATTGGAAAGGTGGTCTTAATTTTAGTGTTGGTAATGACAGCAAAACGAGACTTGTTCTAACAGCAGATACGGCCAAAATCAATGCAGATGCGCTAATATTGGATGGAAAGACCGTTAGCATAAGCGCAAGCAATACATTTACGGTATCATCGGCTGGCGAACTTTCATTGAGCGGTGGAACGATAGAAATTGAAGGTAGTGCCAGTGTTATCGTAAAATCGGGCTCTTCCATGACCCTTAATTCGGGTTCATCATTATCAATAAGTGGTGCATCACTAACTATATCTGCAAGTTCATCCATTACCATAAATTCAGGTAAGACACTGACGTTATCAGGTAGTGGAAGCGGAAGTTCAAAAGGTACGATTGATTTCACTGGCGCAAAAATCAGTATGTATGCCGAGCAGATAGACTTTAAATCAGGCAATTTTGTTGTCAGTGACGGTACAAATGACACTTTGAAGATTTCATCAGGCGGTGCGGTTACGATTTACGGAACTGTCACGGCAACGGCAGGATATATCGGAGGCACAAGCGGATGGACTATAGAGTCACAGAAGATACATAGCGGTACTATAGGCTCCGATTCAAGTATGTTCCTTGCCACTACAGACATGACGGCTACCATCAACGGGTCAAGTCGTACAACCCTGCGCTTTACGATAGGCTCCAAGTTCGGTGTGTTGAAAGACGGCTCTTTGGTCGCGTCGAATGTTGACATCAGCGGTGCTATCAGGGCTACGTCAGGAAGTTTTAACGGAACTCTATCAGTGCCTGCTGATGACGGTTCGTTTACCTATGCAAAGAACAATGCCTTTGGCTTGTATATGGATAGCGGAACCGCATTCACAAGTGGTCGAGCAGATTATTTGTATGGCTATACGCAAAGAGGCGCAATCCTGCGAATCGAGCAGATTACTGCAACAAGTTCTTTTAGGGGAATCTATGGAAACTGTGAAGTTGAAATCCAAGGCGTAACGCAACTGCTCAGAACTGCAAACAAAATCAATGATGATACCGTGTTCGCGCTTATCGTTGAAGGTATCGACAATAAGAAGATGACAAAGACGGTAGGCATCAAGAATAGCGGCAGGCGTGTTGTCAACGTGAAGGAAACAAGCAGCACATCGTATAGCGTTGGCGATTCTGACGAGAAGATAGTGTTCACGCGAAGCGGAGACCAAAGCGTAACACTCCCATCAAGCCCTGAAGATGGAAGGGAGATATGGCTGAGAAATAAAAACGGTGGAACTGTCAGTGTCAGCGCAAGTCATACGATGGTCGGTGACAATCCATCCAGTTTTACTGCTGTGGAGTTTTGGCATATCTACACCTTCTATAACGGAACATGGTATTACGGTTATACACAATAATGATTATGAAAGTAGTAATTAACGACATCATTCCATTCAAGAGCCACAAGTCAATGTGCTTTTGGCCTTGGATATTCGTAAGGCGGGGCTCTTCATTCAAGGATGTGGACTTGAATCATGAGTTGATACATAGCCGACAGCAAATTGAAATGCTATTGGTTTTCTTCTATCTATGGTACGGCATAGAATACCTGTTCAGGCTTATCCAGTACAGGAACTTCAATGATGTCTACCGTAACATGTCATTTGAACGCGAGGCATACGCAAATCAATATGATATGAACTACTTGCAGAACCGCAAGCACTTTGCATGGATTTATTGTTTAACTTATAAAAAATAGTTTTATTATGAAGATTGATTTTTCAAAGATTGAGATTAAGGACATTGAAGGTAACATTCAGTCCGTTGACATTTCAAAGGAGTTAGGAAACATGATGTACTACGGAGAGCAGGACATCGCAGTTGCAGACCTTGGACATGAAATCTACCACAAGAAGGAGGTGGAACTGACGAAGGAAACCGCTCAGAAGGTCAAGGAGTACATCGAGCAGGGCTTCAAGGCTATCGTGAAGCGTACTCTCATGCCGATGCTTGATTCCATCAAATAGGCCGTATGAAGAAGATAACTCTCCATGTAACCCATCAGGAGGCAGATGGTGACGGGCGGCGAAAAATCGTCCGCGTCAAGGTCGCCGACACCGATATTATGGAGGTGGAAGACAGCAAGGGGAAACGAAACCTCCCCTTGCTTCTTACCCATGCGCTTAGTATCGGCGGTAACAGTATTGCGGAACGCATGGGATTTGATTACCTGTTTCGTCGTCCTATTGATGGCGATGAACAGGCTGGAGGATTCCCACTTGGAGAGGAAATCGGATTCCCATACGTTTTCAACCCGACAGACAATCCAAGTATATTCGGATTCGTTATGACGGAGTAAAACTGGCAAGTCTTTCACTTAATTTGTTTGGTGAAAACAAGCAAAAGAATTTATTTCGTGCATTATAAATAAAGCGGTATATTTGCATCTGAAAAGAAATGATGTGCTGCCGCACGGCACGGAATTAGGATATTTTCGGGGTGGATTCGGGAAGTGCGGTCTCGTTTCTGCCCCACTTTCATTAAAGAAGGTGATAGTATGGAAGATGTAACAAACAGTCTGATTTTGTCAAAGGACAGCAGTAGTGATGAATTGAAGATGTATTTCAGCAAGATACTGGAAATGTCTCGTAGTGGGCAGGAATTTCCTGTGAATCTCGATGAGGTTTGGATGCTGGTCTATACGCGCAGGGATGTTGCGGTTCGTGAATTGCGGAAGAATTTTATTGAAGGTGAAGATTATACCTCACTCCGCAAAAAGGTGGAGCGAAGCGTTGGCGGTACAACTAAAGATATGTATATGCTTTCCACATCATGCCTTGAATATTTCATTGCCCGTAAGGTCAGAGCGGTGTTTGATGTGTATCGTACCGTATTCCATAAGGTAGCAAATCAAGCCATCAACAAAGAATTGTCTCGCAAGGATTTGGCGTTGATGGTATTGCAGGCCGAGGAAGAAAAGGAGCGTCTGATGCTTGAGAACAAACAGCAGACTGAAACTATTCAGCAGCAGAACATTCAGATTGCGGCCATGTCTGAGGAGATAGTGGAAATGAAACAAAAGACCGATTACCTTGAAATCATTCTGTCAAGCGTCGGCTCTGTCACTACGACTCAGATAGCGCAGGACTACGGAATGTCAGCAGTTACATTCAACAAGCAGCTGGAGGCCATGCGTATTCAACGCAAGGTAAACGGCCAGTGGATTCTCTATGCGCCCTACATTTCCGAAGGTTATATCATCAGTAAGACCATCAATATCACACGTTCAGATGGCAGACCTGATACGGTCATGCACACTGAATGGCGACAGAAAGGCCGTCTGTTCCTCTACAACAAATTGAAGGAGGTCGGCATCCTGCCCCTGATTGAAAGACAGACTAATGCCCTGTTCACAGATGACGAACAAACAGGCCAGTAACATTCAGACAACAAGGATGAAACAAAGATAACTTTTTATGTTCCAGTGTATTGCAAGCGTCTGAAAATGGCAACCAACAAGGGCGAGACAATGAAAGAACAAAACCATAACAAAACAGCCATGCCATATATTATATATAAGGTGTGGCTTCGTTTTTGCCCGTTTTCAGTCTTTGAAAAGTTAAATAAAGTTATTTGCTTTATTTTCTTTTCAAAATATTTGGTGGTTTCAATTTATTTGCTTACCTTTGCACATGTAAAACAAAACCATTTAGAGCAGATGAGCCGACTGACCAAACAGGCAACAGACAACATGGCAACAGCTAAAAGAACTTTCATTCGCAGGGCTTACAAAGCCATTCAGAATGCAACCAGCAAGAAGTATTACGATGAGTGCTGGCAGGGCGTTAAGAACGTCGTAGAAAGCATTATAGGCACTGACAAGGGTGTTACCCTGTATCTTGAAAATGCTGGCTATGAGGGTGAGATTGGCAAGAATGGTCATTGCAAGGTGTACCGCTATACCATCGCAGGATGTGACAAAGACATCGACATGCAGATTATAGCATCTTTCTGTGGTACGGTTGCAGACCCGATGAGCGCATACGACTTGACTGTGTTGATGAATTGATTGTAGAACCATTTAGAATATAGAATCATGTTTGAGTTATTTCTTATCGCCTGCATTATAGGCTTGTATATTTCAGGTAGAACGCCCGAAGAGTGGCGTGAGGTCATCAAGAATTGTAAGGAGGAGGATTGACTATGAAGGTAGAAGTACGCATTGAAGGTGTCATTGATGTTAGTGATGACGCTACGGAACAGGAGATTCAGGAGGCCGTTGAGTTTGCCGTCGGTCTTAACGGGCAGATGGCAGTTGACAATCCTGTAGGCTATGACCTTGAATGGGATAGTGGCAGTGTGGAAATAACAAAATAAGGTACTTGCTATGACAAAAGATGAATTTTTGAACCAGTTGGATGCGCTGCTGAATGACTATTGCACGGCAAATCCCGACTATCAGAATATACACGTAAAAAAGGTTATTACGCGAATAAACACGCCGAATGTTAAGGAAGGTGTGAATGTAGCTATTGATACATATTTATATAGAAAGGAGGGCTGATTATGGATAGAATTATAGCCGAAATGAAAAGGCGATTAGACGGGTTTAGGGAAGAAATGAAAAAGGGTGATAGCATTACTGGCTGCATGACTCTTGCAGGAAGGTGTGCTGCACTTGAAGAAATGATAGAATACGCTGAAACCCTTCAAAAAGAATCTGCAAGCGATGTCAAAATGGATAACTTGCAGAAAATTAAAACCGTTGTAGAAGTGCTAAAGAATAGCGGGTGCGCATCCCCTATTTCTGTATGCAATGACCTGATTTCTTTTATTGAATCTTTAGAAAATCCTATAAGCGATGATATTGCTATGAGGATGAAGGTCATGGAAGAAAGAGACCGATTAAGTTCTGCCATTACATCAGAAAAAGAAAATGCCCATGATGTAGATTTGATGGAAGTAAGGGAATCTGTGCCAAAAGAACTTAATAATAGGATATTAGAAGAAGCAATCAAGCACTCTGAAAGATGGAAAGATTTTAGAGGCGCGGATGCCATGAAGGTATCTTATAGCGAATTTGCATTTGGTGCGCAATGGCTGTATGAGCAGATGATGAAGGATGCCTTTGAAGTTGCCGTTATTGATTGGGATAAACGCCCAGCACTTGCAATAGATAGAATTAGGACAGCGGAAAAACAGAATCTTAAAGTCTGCGATAAAGTCAAGATTTTAATCATCAAACTATAAGGTATGAAGTATATCATCACACTATCAAGAAAAGGCCGCAAACGTGCTGTAACGACTAATTTTGACTCACTGGATAAGGCCAAAGAAACGGTTGAAAGCATGATGAAGGTCAACAAGTGGACGGATGCGGAACTTTTCGCAAACGACTGCATCACCCCTGCAATGGATGACGGCTACCTGCTGGAGTATAAGGCCAAGATGGTAAACGGCAAAGTGGAATGGAAACCGACTAATTATAAACCGATATGAGCGAAAACAGACAGAAGATAATCATGGCAGCATTCAGCATAGTGTTTGCGGTGCTGTTTGTAGTGTTCTTTATCCAAATGGGCGCGATAAAACAGTGCTTTGCGGTGCATGATGCCCAGCAGAAAGTCATAGACCGCCAAAATGCGCTGATTGATTCGCTGATGATTCGGAATGATGCACTTTGGGATAAGGCCACGAATCTGAACGATGCCTGCTTTGAGAAAATAAAGGAGTTAAATCACAATAAATAGGACTATGATTGAAATTAATGGAATGCCCTTGAAAGATTTCATCAAGGATGCAACTAAACAGGCGAAAGAAGGTATCACCTCTATCAGTGGTGGTATGGTCATTAACAACAACGGCGAAACCATCGTTAAAGGTGGAAGCGTGACTATCACCCGCAATGGCAAGCGTCATGTGCTGCGTGGCAATAACATCATCAAGAAACGCGATGGCCAGTGGTATGTTGATGGCAAAGCAGTTGACTGGAACGATTTAGGCGGCAAGTATGAGGAGGAGAATGTTGTCAGCATTGAAATCACTGGCAATGTTCAGCTGCTTAATGCGTCAGTGGCCGACGTGGTTGTTCATGGCGACGTACAGAACCTCAAGACTGGAAGCGGTGATGTGCAGTGTGAAAATGCTGTCAATGTCAGCACTGGCAGCGGTGACGTTCATTGTGGTGATGTCGCTGGATTGGTATCAACAGGTAGTGGCAATGTCTATAGGAAGTAGTATGGAAGCCCTGTTAATGCTGAAAAAGACTGCTGAATCGCTGGCAGAAGAGATACGTGAAATTCGCAAGCGGTCATCGAAAAGCCGTCAGCCCATGTCTAAGTATCAGCGTGAAAAGCTGCGTAGGCTGCAATTCATAGCCCGAAACATAAACGGCGAAATCGGCGAACTGGAGGCACTGTCAAACGAAAAGGAAATGTAAGGTATGACTACGACTAAAGAACTAAAAGAAAAGCTGGGTGATGGTCTGTGCGAATACTGCCCTTACATGCGTGGCGAAACGTCACGGAATGGAACGTGTGAGGGTGACTGGTGCGACGAAGCCCTGCAAGCATACTGCGACGAAAACGACTTGGAGATTGACGGTGACAAGGTGTATTCTGAAACCGACAGGATGAAAGAAGCCATCAAGCACTGCTTTGAAATCGAAAAGTCGTGTGATGATAAGCAATGCGCCATCGACCATCATCAACTGCGTTTGTGGCTTACGGAACTCCTGAACATCAAGCTGCGTAGGATTTTCGATGAAGAAGAAATCATTGTGCAGCCGTTGAAAGGCGATGCAGAATCATTTACCCGCGATGATATTTGGGGCTTATGGCCACCGACGGAAAAACGGGAATATGGCGTTGTGCGCATACCCGACTACAACGAGGATTGCACCAACATCAGAATGAGGGTCAGTGCGGAAGAGTTCGAGAAGGTAAAGAAGTTCAAGATGCAAAAATTTGAGCCGTATGAAGTGGTCGATGATTAAACGTGCAGCGAAGAAGTTTATCCTGCTCGTTCAGGCAACAAGAAAGACGGAAGAGGAGGCCATCGTGAACGCATTTATGGCTGGTGTGGCGTGGCATGAAGAAAAAGCATGGGTGCGCGTAAGTGACAGACTGCCTGAAATAGACAGGGATGTTGTTGTGCTGGCAGACATAAGCAAGCGAATGGGCATAAGGCCGCGTGAATTACAGGGTGAGCCATGTTACCAAATATGCTTTGCACATCGTGTTGACCCTAACTCTTTCGTAAAGATTGAAGGGAAAGAATATCATCCCGAAGGTTATGGGAAAGGTGGTTGGAACATAGAAGGTGTGAAATACTGGCTGGATATACCGCATCCACTTGAGCAGAAGAATAAAAATATAAAATTGATATGACAGAAGAATTAGCAATCAAGATTATAAAGAAAGGTGCTACCTATGAATCGTCAGAATGCCAGCAAGCATTTAACGACGGTGTGGATTTGGTTCTTAACAACCTGTGGCACGATGGAATGACTGAGCCGAAATACGGCAGTATGATACTTGTCAGATACCCAAGCGGCGAGATTGCCTATGGAAAGTACATCGGCAACTTCGACTATGATGTGTGTCATAGCGGCCATGTGGAAGGGCTGGAGCGTAGCGATGAGTGGTGTTATGCTGATGACTTGAAGCCAGCAGGAAAAGCAACGGTAAAATAATACAGCTATGAAAGAAGAAACTGTAACAAAGAAGGTTTATATTGCCGATGACGGAAAAGAGTTCATTGACAAGACCGAATGTGAAGAGTACGAAAAGAAGGTTGCAGACTTGAAGAAACACATGAAGTATTTCAAGGTGATGGCAAGCCCCGACCTTACCGAAACAGGGTATTTTCAGCAGACATTTTTCGTAGCTGTCTATAGTACTCATTATTGTCATGCCGACATCGTGGAAAACTGGTGTGTCAAAGATATGCACTGGCCTATCTTGGGTGAAAGCGTACAGGGGTATGGATTTCAGAGGCATTTCAGCGTGTATGAGTCAACGGAAAAGGAATACTTTGCCCATAACGAAGGTGACAGCTTGGGGCAATTCATGCGCATACCTTATATGAAGGGTCGCTATCTCCTATCGCCGAAGATTATAGACGGCTATCCTATGCCATTCGACTACATGAAAACATGGAAATTCAAATAATACTGCTATGAAGAAGCCGATATTAGGTATCAGATGCCACCAGTGCGGGCGCGTGTACTTTGGTCATGCGCTTGCATATCCTATTGATGAAGATAGCAGCCGCGAGATTGTGGAAGCGGCCAAAAGGGGTGATGATTTCTTTGTATCAGATGGTAGTCTGACGCTGGAGGGGTGTAACTGCAAAACGGAATAACTATGAGCACAGAACCCTATACTATCCCTGATGACATACCTTTCAGCCTTGAACACTGCAAGCTGGGCGAGTATGACATAATAGAAGCATACGAAGATACCAGCAGGAAAAGAATTGGTATAGCAAAGGTTGTGCCCGAAGTGCATTTTTTTGTAGATGGTTTGAAGTCGGAAAAACGGTGGTGTGTCGATTGCATCAAGGCAAACAAAAAGTACAATCCACACAAATCTATAAATTATAGAATGGAATTTTTTACGGACATCAAGGATAAAAAACGATATGTGAAACTAATAGTATGGCAATATGCCGATAATAAAAAAGTATGAGCATCTACATAAACAGTGACATGCGCCCTGATTGGGGTGAGGATGAACTTGAGGTGCATCCACCTTCGGAACATGAACGCTGGGGTACTGGCGAAAAAATAGGTGGCATTGATGACGTGATAAAGGCAGATGAAGCCCGATTCAGGGCGTTGTGCAAGAAGCATGGATTCAAGATGCCGAAAGAGACTAAACCCAAAAAGAAGAAATAATATGGAACTAAAGAAATTGAAGCAAATCACGTTCACTGGAATAGACGGGTGGACGAATCCGTATGACCTGAAAGTTATACAGAATCAATGGCCGATGGTCGAGTTTGGTGTGCTTTTGTCGGCACACTGGTATGAGAACGGAATGAGGTATTTCAATCCCGATGCACTTTACAGGATTGCACATGAAGGTCTTAACCTGTCATGCCACCTGTGCGGCTCTATTGCAAAGTCGGCTGTGCGGAACAACTTCTATCCTGTAGTGGACTTGTGCAAAGGCAGATTCGACATCTTCAAGCGATGCCAGCTGAACATTGCGGGATATAAGGATAACCCGCCGACGTTGCGTATTGATGCGCCTGATTCGCTGGAAGAGGTCATCATTCAGCAGAAATCAGTTGATAACATTGAACTGTGGAGGAGCGGTCTGCCAAATCCGAATTTGACTGTGCTACTGGATGCGTCAGGTGGAAGGGGCATTGTGTCTGACATAAACGCACTTGATACTCCCCTGAAGGTCGGCTATGCTGGTGGCCTGTCCGCTGACAACATCGTTAAGGCACTGGCATTTCTTGAGCAATCTCCTGTTGTTCGCCAGTATTGGGTAGATATGGAAAGCAGCGTCAGGACGAATGACGTTTTCGACGTTAATAAGGTGTGGGCTGTGATGGATGCTATCAATAAGAACTTTACGATAGAATGATTATGGAAAAGCTGACAAGAGACAACACGCCACCGCTGGGCGTTACACCAAAGTTTGTACTGGAGGCGCGTAGGTTCAATGAACTGAAAGAAGCCATCGGAAGGTTCACGGCTGCGAACTGGCCGATACCAAGTGAAATCATTTTTGAGTATAACGCTATGGCGAACAGGCTACCGAAAGCGGAAACGGAGAATCAGTCTGCCGAATAAGTGGCCGAATAACACAAACAATTTCAAGATGAAGAAAACGATTCAAGATGGATTCTACGATAAAGCAAGATAGTTGTATCTTGCTTTTCGTTTATCTTTGATGAAAGCAAGAAAAAAGCCAGTTTTATATAATAATAATGTGATGAAGGGCTGAAAAAGGGCTTAAATTGTTAAATAAAGCAAATAACTTTATTTTTTCGCTGAAAAATTTGGTAGATTAAATTAAATTGCTTATCTTTGCATCAGAAATAAGAACAACAAACCATTTAGAACTGCCGCCGACAGATTAAACACAGGCACGACGATTATGACAACAACAGCAAAGAATCAGATGAGACAGGTGATGAACATGGCACACAGCATCTACAAGGCTACAGCAGGCACACGTTCATGGAGTGAGGTTCTCAAGAATGCTTGGATGGTCATCAAGTTGCAGTTGAAGATGCGCACAAAGATGGTCGAGTTTTGGTACGTCAAGGTAAGCACAGGCGAGACCCGTCAGGCATTCGGTACGCTTATTGACACCATCATCAACCCGCTTATCAAGAATGACCCGAACTATAAGCGTGGTAAGGATTGCATTACTTACTTCGACGTTCAGAAGCAGGAGTTCAGATGCTTCAAGTCTTACAACCTCGTCAAGGTGGTGGCCTAAATAAAGGCCACTACAGCGCGAGAAAAACATTGCATGGGTATGGATGTGTTCTATATTTGTTTTTCGGTTGTGGTCGTTCTGTATATCGTCTATGGCCTTATACAGCTGAACAGAAAGAACGGCCTTTTTGATATGACGGTATTTGAAATGTATCTCAGAAAGCATCATGGCATGGATAATGACCAAATAGATGAAGAATACGACAAATACCTCAAATGTCGGCATGAACTGGATAGCGAGATAAAGAAGCTATGCCTGACAGAAGATAAAGCCCGTAGTGAGATTGTGAAATACAGGAAACGGAACGGTTACAGGCTATAAAGACGGTAATTTTATTAAAATGAAATAATTATGGCAAACTTAACTTTTAAGCAGGAGGTCATTACGCCTCAAAAAGCACAAGAGTATTTATCTTGTATGGTGAATAACAGAAAGCCAAAGGAGCGGACGATAAACAAGTATCTGAGGCTTATGGAACGCGGGAAATGGACTACCACAGGCGAAGGTATTAAATTTGATAGGCACGGCAGATTGGTAGATGGTCAGCACAGACTAAAAGCGTTGATAAAATATGGAAATCCAGTAGAATTTACTGTGATTCGTGGCCTTGATGATGATGCCATGTTGAATATAGATACTGGGGCTGTTAGAACTGGTGCTGATATATTTGGGATGCAAGAAGTGCCAAACGGAAACCACGTTTTTACTGCTATTAGAAGGTATTTTTATTTGCTTGACAATCAGATAATCGTTGATAATCCTAATCCTTCTAATTTGCAATTAAGTACGAGCGAAACCTACGAGATATATTTGGAAGATGAAGATAGATGGCAGGAGTTGTATCATTTTGCTTCAAAGTGTTATCGTTTTCAAAGACTGTTGTCACAAGGAATCATTATGGCCTATTATCAATATCTTACAATAGACCTGCACCATCCCGAAGAAACCGTTAAAGATTTCTTTATGCAGATGTTTGGTATTGAAAGGCCGACAATGAACGCAACAAAGTTGCTTTTTGACAAATTAACCCGTGACAGAATCGGCTCAAAATCTGCAAAAATGACAGGTCTTTACAAGCAAGTAATGATAATGAAAGCGTGGAACGCATTCGTCACTAAAAAAGACTTGAAGCAATTATCTTATAACCCTATGCAAGAAAGTAACGTTTGGTTTGTATAACTGATTTAACAGGCTATGATAGTAAACGGTGAAAAGGTCGAAAGTGTGACGATTACAGGTGACAATGGCATCTGCATACAGGTTACAGACACAGGCGCAGGTAATCTCCGCGTGACGGAAATAGGGCAGCACATCAAGACGCTGCAAGTTATCCCTCAGTCATCAAATTGTGTGGTCATCAGCAGCACACGAAATACCTATTGATTCTATGGTAGCATACAAGTACACAATCCCAGCCGAGATATGCGGAAAGGTTGAGGAGTATGTCAAGAAAAGGTTTAGGGGCGACAGAAAGGTGTTCGTTCAGTCGCAGTTTGATGACGAGATTCTGCTGGTGGCTGAAAGCAGGGAGGCATGTCGCGGAATCACGTATGACATCGAAACTATCTGTACCTATGAAGGTGTCAAGTTAGAGCATGAAATGTTGAAAGACGATTAGCACATCAGGGATTTACTGCCAGTAAATCAGCAAGAATAAAGCAGAAACAGCATTTTTTACCCATAAAGGTGCGGAATATTGGAAAAATGTCGTACCTTTGCAGTCGGATAGCCGCTTGGCTATTCGGTGCTCCCGAAAGGGAGTATTCTAAATGGTTTTGGGCGTGTGTCGTTGTGAAACGGTATGCGCCTTTTTCATTTAGATGCCTGTTTTCACTTCACTGGCTTGGGATAGTATGTGGTTGTGACGAAATATCCAGCTTTTCCGTTGCCTAAGTCTTCTATGCTTAACAGCGTCCTGTATTCGTTGAACCATACAAGAAAGTTTTGAAACGTGAATCTTGGCGTGATGGTCTTATCTTCGTCTGCCAACAACGGCTTGCCGTATTTCTCCTCCAGCTTCTTGTATTCGTTCAGAAAGTTCCGTTTTACTCCAGTGGTATCATTCGATTCAGAAAACAGTGAGACACCGATATTGTTCACTGATGCTTTCTCGGCGTTTTCGCTGATGATGACGGTGCAGTTCTTGCTACCGTCGAAATCCCCGACATAGACATGTACGAAATCGCCGTCTGAGACACTTTGTTTCTGAATCGACATCCCTTTTTCTATAAGGGCTTTCCCGAATACCTGTGTCGGCGCATTCATCTTTATACCCATGAATGATGTGTAGTCCTGTGCGGTGCTGGCAACAGAGACAAATGCTGATAGCAGCAGAAATAAAACCTTTTTCATTGTGCGGTACTTTTAATATTAACCTCTTTCTGCAAAGGTACAAAATTTCTGTGAATTGACAAAATAAAAGGCATAAAAAAGTATTTCTTCACTTTAATTAAAGGGTGAAGGAATAAGTAAGGCGTTTTTTCTCGGTTCAAAGTATTAACGCTACTTTTGACGAAATTTTAATTTCCAATATTATGGCGGTACAGAAAATCGAATACGCTAACAAGGTCAGAGGAGACCTTTATACGTCGGCAAATGCGAATGAAGTCAAGCAGGTTGTGAATAACAATGCCGATGAGTTAAGTGCGCTTTCACGGCAGCTTACGGAAACGAATCAGTCTGTAGGCAGCATGAGCCAGTCAATAACAAACTTACGTGAAGAAACAAAGATTTCCGTTGTTCAGCAGTCAAACATGAATGCCACAATCGCTCCAAACAAGCTGAATGTTTGGGGAAGCGTGACATTCCTTTCGCTTGCTTTTACGGCTGGTACGGCTGGCGTGGTCAACGAGTACATGCTGGAGTTCACGGTGTCGGGCAGCGAGTTCACGCTGACATTGCCGCAGGGCATAAGGTGGGTGGAAAACCCCGAATGGAAACACGGCCACACCTATCAGGTATCTATTTTGAATAACTTAGCTGTCTATGCAGACTGGGAGGCACAATCATGAGCACGTTCAGAAGGATGATTATGATGGTTGCTAAAGCCGTCCGTTCGTGCTTTGGCAGTGGGGTATGGATTTCGTCAAAACCTTGGATTGGAAGTGATAAATGGAAGAATCACAAGTAATATAACCAAATACAGATTTTACTATGGACGTACCGAAAAGAATTAGTCAGGCCGTCAAGCGGTCTATGGGCGGAGGTTTGCGTCAGCATACCTTCGTTTTCAAGTTGGATGATATTGAACATGACGGAAACGACACCTTGGACGCTTTCTGTGAGGCGCACAACGTCATCAGCATCGTGTTCAGTGAATCTAAGGGAAAACTTATTTATGTTATTATTTTTAAAGATTAGCTATTATGGCAGACATTATCAATTTGCAAGAGGCGTGGGATGACCACGAAGGCACTGAGGTCGAGGCTTTCATAAAGAAGGTGTTCGGCCAAAGGGCTGGCGCGGTGCGATGGGTGCAGGATGGCTCTTTCTACAGCATCCAGCTTTTTGCGTCGCCATCAGACAAGGCCGCTTACATCAGCGACCCTGTAGGAAACGCGGAACTGTTGCTCGACGAGCAGCAGCTACCAATCTCTACGTCACAGACAGACTCCTATGTTGCACGTCTGTACTGTGACCGTGACACATCAAGGAACTATGCGGTAAAGGACGGCGACCCGTTCAATGCCAGCCTCAGATTCTCGGCCTTGCACATCATCGCCGCGACATCAGAACAGGAGGGCATGAGCGGAAACGGCACGCTGATTATCGAAAGAAGCACAGACGGCGCGAACTGGACGAGGGTAGCATCACAGCCTATACCGAGTTCCGACCCGTCAGCCGTTGACTATCCTACAACCGTGAACGTCGGCCAGTACCTTCTTACAGGCCGTCAGAACCAAATCCGCTTGAGGGCTACGTTCGGATATACCGACTCCAACGGCGACGATGCGACTATGGCCAGCGGTAACGTCATCCTGAAAATCGCTTCCGTATCTTTGTCCGTGACATTGCAGACGAATTGGGCGCAGCCAGTACAGGCCAGCCAGCTTACATCGCTCCCCTTGAACTTTATGATTGAGGGTAACGTGGCAAAGACCCTGCATCTGCAAGTGTCGGGCGTGGACGGCTACAGCGGCCATGACGATACCATTGAATACACGGCATCGCAGCAGGGCTCAATGACCGTGCAGTGTCAGGACGGCGCAGGAACGAAGGGCATCCTCCGTACTGGTGTTCATACCGTCAGGGCATGGCTCACGGCGGCAGACGGAAACGGCGGTACTATCACATCGGATGTCATCGAGCACCAGCTGATGATGGTGAACACAAACCAGCCGTCAACCTTGATGCAGCCGAGACTGCTGATTCAGAGTATTGCCACTTCCATTGATAACTTCGTGTCAGGCCGCGTATGTCAATACGCCGTCTATTCGCCTAAACTTGTTGATGGCGTATATACCAACCAAGGCGACCCCGTGACGTTCTCATTGCTGATGACAGACCGTAGCGACAACATCCTGACAACGACACAGACGGAATACTTCAATCAGGAGGTCACGGCACAGGCAGGACAGCAGTACGACTTGAACGCCACGCTTGAAATCGAGCAGAACGCTGGAGAGGCCGTCGCTGATGACTTCGACACGTTCTTACATGCCGTGCGAAACGACAACGGAACGCTCGTTGACTTCTTGGCCGACAGCTACGGCACAGGCTATATGTATGTCAAGGTGGATAATACTGGAGGATTCCAGCCGACGGCAGGCTCCGTTTTCCTGCTGAACCCCAAGACCCGCAATAACTCTGAGGCAAACCCGAAGCGCATCCTTAACGCCCGCAACAACAACGCAGTGGTGGCAAGTACATGGAGCAGCGGATTCAAGATGGACGGAACGGACGGATGGACTGTCGATGATGACGGTAACAAGGTGCTACGCATCCCTGCTGGCTGTCTGCTGAATATCCAGTACAACCCGTTTGCGCAGTTCATATCGTCACCCGACTCCACGATGACCATTGACATTGATTTCTGTGTCCGTAACGTCGTAAACGAGGATGACCCAATCATCCAGCTTTGCGAGGTGCTTGACGCAGGCCGTGGCACGTTCCTCGGACTTCGTATGCGCCCGATGGTAGGCACTATGGCATCAGCCCTTTCAGAAGGTGTTGAGACGGAAACGGATTTCCGCTGGAGTGAGGACAGGCGTACACATATCAGCATCAATATCGTGCCTAACGTGGCTCCGAATACCTACGGTGACGGTTTGGCTATTGCAGCCGACCAAAGCCGTGCAAGGGGGACATTGAACCTTGTGCGTGTGCTAATCAATGGTGTCATTTGCCGTGAACTGCGATTCAGCACGGAGTCAGGTGCGCGTGAGTTCTGTACCGCTGCCATGTCGAACGGCGGCATCAAGATTGGCCAGTCAGGTGCGGATATAGACATCTATGGAATCCGCATTTGGGATAACACGGCACAGGCCATCGACCCCAAGGCCGCTGTTCAGAACTACATCTCGACGCTTCCGACCAGCGAGGAGAAAATCCGCGTGAAGAATGCCAATGCCATCACAAAGACAAACGGCCTTGTATCACTGGAGGCTTGTCAGGCAAACGGCTTGCGGACAATGGTATGGCATGGCGTAGAGCCTTACATCAAGGAGACCAGCGGCTCTAAGGGATGGATTGAGATGAAGTGCTTCGGCTACGATGGCACATATCAGCCTGAATGTTCGGGAACTATCTGCAAGGAAACGAAGTCGCTGAAACCCAAGAGACAGGGTACGACGGCCAACACCTATTATTACAGTAACCTGCAATTCAAGATAGGCGACGTTGAAGATACCATCCAAGTGGCCGTTGCTGACTTCCACTCGTCAATTCATGTCGGTCAGCCGCATGATGACGGTGAGGGCAATATGGTGGTCAGCATCTATGGCGGCAACCTCGGCTCTGACTTCCCCGTAGGAAACGGAACGAAGGATTATCCGTATGCCGATGGCTATGTGACAGTACCCGACGGATGGGTTGACGGAAACGGGAAGTACCGTGGACGTGGCTATATGATTTCTCCCAATCAGCCGCTTGCACAGAAACTTGTGCTGAAAATCAACTACGCATCTTCCATGCAGTCGCATCTGATAGGCATCAACTGGCTTTATCACGAACTGCATACACGCTTCTGCGGTCAGAACTCTTTGCAGCGCGACACGCCTACGGCATTGGTCGCAAAGCATACCGAGCCCGTCATGTTCTTCACTGCTGGCAGGGATGACGAAGACCCTGCTTCCGCTGTCTATCGTGGCCCAGGCGCATTCGGCCCTGGAAAGATGGATAAACCGACATGGGGCTACAGCAAGAAGGCTTCCAAGATTACGACAGAGGGAGATGCACACTACCGCCCCGACGGTCACGACTATTTCGCTATGGCAGAAGGTGCTAACAACAACACCATTCTCGGTGATATGGTTGCACCGTGGGATGATGTCGCGCATAGCAATCAGGAGGCGAAAGTTTTCTATGACCCTGCATCTGAGGCGTGGATGTACCGTAAGACTTCCGTTGTCGATGTCGTTGACGAGCAGACGGGTCAGGTGACAGGGCAGACGGTTCAGGTTTCTGCCGAGAAGTGCGTCGGCTTCGACGGCGGCGCAGTGGACGAGGTAGAGTCAGGCGGAGAGGTACTGGAATACCCGAAGTCAAGACTGACGAACATATACAAGGCCGCTTGGAATTTCCTGTACTTGCACAGCCCGCGAATCAATCTGTACCGTGGTACGTTTGCACAGCTTCAGCAGGAGAATCTTACCGACTTTCAGAAGAAAGAGAAGTGGTGGTGTCGCTCCAATGCTGGCACGGACTCCAACGACTATAAGCTGAAACGCTGGGATTTCTATGACAGGGCATGGGTGGATGCTGGCCTTTGGAACGGCTACGCCTACGATACTGTTGACATCCGCGATTACACAGGCATGAACTGGGGTTCAATGACAGACGCGCAGAAAGCCAACCATGAAGCCGTGAATCAGAAGTTCATCGAATGCGTTGTAGAGGATGCAAGGCAGAACATCGGCACGTATTTCAAGGTGTCATCGCTGAAATTCCACTATTGTTTCCAAAACCATTTCATAGCAGGTACTGACAACTGTTCAAAGAACACATACTATGTCATCGACCCCGTGACGAGGCTTATTGAACTGCATCAGGATGACGTTGACACGACGCTGGCAACCGACAACAACGGCTTCCAGTCCAAGCCGTACTACGTTGACCGTATGCACCCGTGGGATGACAAAGACACTGGCCATACCGATTGCTGCTATGAAGGTAGGCAGAACACGTTGTTCAATCTCTGCGAGGAAATGTGGGAAGGTACGCATGAACTTTCACAGGCTTTGAACAGCATCCTGTCACTGATGGCTGCGCTTACTGGCGGTATCGGCTCGGCAGAGTCAGACACGATGAGCGGCGTGTGGAAAGCCCTGAACCGCTACATCTTCGACATCCAGCGTTATTTCCCGCAGGTTGCATTCAACGAGGCAGCGCGAATCCGCTACGAGTTCCCCGCCATGCTGGGATTCTTAGGCCGTGACACCATCGACCCGCTTACGCAGTCAATGGGCGACCAGCTGGAATCGGAGTTGCAGTTTATGAACCGCCGACTTGTCTATATGGCTTCATACGCCGTTTTCGGTGAGTTCCTTCCTGCACAGTCACATGCCCGTAACGGATTGACTGGACTTGCGGATGCAGGTGCTTCTATGGCATTCAACGCCAAGGCACTGCCTGACGGTGTGACAACGCCGACGTACACATTCCATGTGAAGCCGCACCAGTATCTCTATCCCTGCTTCGGATTCCAAACGGACTCCAAGCCGACATATACCCGCGTCGCACCGAACGAGGTACTGGAGTACACCGTGCCGTCGGTGGTGATTTCCGATAACGGCGTTTCGCTGTTCGGCTTGAACTACTACCGCTCAGTGGGTAATATCGGCGATATGTCATGCGACCCGAACATCGCATTCAACCTTGATGGCCGTCGCCTGACGGAACTTATCGCAGAGCCTACGACGTACTACCCGACACCTGCGACACTGGAGAATAATCCTTCTGCCGTGCCTGTCAGCGTGCCGACGGATGGCTATGAGCCAGCTTTCAGACCCGCTTCATTCCGTATCGCAACGGGTACGCGACTCAGAAAGCTGTCATTGAAGGGATGCACGACGCTTTCGGCTACAGACCGCGCACCGCTGAACCTTAACGCGCTGACGCTGTGTCAGGAGATAGACCTCAGACAGACGAGCATCGGTGCTGTGAATGTTCCTCAGACGGCTTCACTGACCATCCTCAGACTGCCATCCGCTATCACGGCTTTGTCGCTGACAAGCCAGCCCAGCCTTACTACGCTTTCCATCGAGAGCGGCGCACTGCTGGATTCTCTGACCATCACGAACAGCCCAAGCCTGAACGTGCAACAGATGCTCAGAGACATCTTCGATGAGCGTTCCGCTGGCGGCGCGAATCCGACCAAGCTGACACTCCTTTACCTCAGACACGTCAACTGGACTGACACCAAGGCCGACGTGCTGATGTGGCTGGCAGGTGCTACGACGTGCAACATGTACGGAAAAGTTGTCATGCTGCGTGCGGCCAATGACAGATGGCTTTCATTCTCCGAGGTCATCCAGCTTATCAGGAAGTTCGGCGACATTCAGACCGTGCCGAGCGGGAATACCATACCGAATGACAGGCTGTATATCGACTATCAGAAGCGTGACGTGAACGGCGTGATGATTAGGGGCGAGAAGTACCTCTATACGCTTGGAACGCATAACGACTGGAGCGCAGCATCGACTAATGACGTTGGTAATAACGTCGCCGTCGTAAGCGGCCATGAGGCCATTACCTTTGCTTTCGTCGAGGCTGGTGCAGCATCCTATGCGACTATCACGGATGCCGTAAGGGGAACGGTGAACGTAACCAACACTTATCCTAACAACGAATACCGTACATTCACCCTGCGTATGACGGTAACGCTGATTGACGGCACTGTGATGACCTATGACAAGAAGGTAGGATTCCATAAGCGACTGCCGAAGATTGGCGACTTCGCCTATGCCGACGGCGCGTTTGATGATGAGTTCGACCCGTCAAAGGAACTGGTCGGTACTATCGTGAAGGTTGACACAATTTCGGCTTCACAGCGTAAGTATTGGGTGTATGCCAAAGAGAATGCGGTATGCCAAAGCACCGATGGAACGTATAACACTGGTTCGCATGTTTGGGGTATCTATCCTGATGCTGGCGGTACAAACGGATTCCCGTCATCGGTGTATAACGAGATTGCCACAGCCGCAGGTCTTTCAAACGCAGTTGATACGGCGATGGCGAACATCGGCGGTAATGGTATGACAAACGCCTACATCAACAGCAGCGGAAACGACTATTTGGATGCTGGTACTGATGACGGCTTCAAGGTGTTCGGCAGCGGTGTTGCTGTTGGTGACTTCGACATCGAGAATAAGAACAACATCGTCATCAACCATGCAAAGGCCATCATCAACGGCTACATCGGCGAGTCATACCCGACTACTCCGACGGAACTTGCGGATGCTATGCAGGCTCTTGTTGCGGCAATGACGGCACAGGGTGTTTCGTCACCTGCAAGATACAGGCAGATGTACTACCCAGCCGCATTCGCCTGTCATGTGTATAGGCCAACCGTCGAAGGAACGCTTAACACGCAGTACGAACGTAACAAATGGCTGTTGCCTACTGCTGGACTGCTGGCGCGAATCTACAACTTCTTCTATCAGAGTTGCGGCCAGCAGACGTATGAGGCAGGTGGAAGATGTGTTAAGGAAAACGCCAACGAGAATCCGAACAGCGAGGCTCTGCTCCCGTTATTCGCCAATATCCTGAAAAGGGTTTATGACGCGGGCGTGACTACAACACCTTTTAACATTCCTACTAACAGCATCTACTGGTCTGTTGCTGAGAACGGCAGCAACAATGCTTGGTTCGTGCATTTCAATACTGGTGACGTCAACAACGGCAGCAAGTTTTACAGTGTCGTTGTTCGCCCTGTGGCCGCATTTATTTATGACATTTAACATTTTACATTAAGGGCGGGCTGTTCCAACAGCCCTGCCCCTCTTCGGAACAAAAAAGAAAATTAGAAAACAGAAAAGAAAGATAAA